AAATAATTTTTCATTAAAAAAACATTCTTGGAAAAAAAAGTGTAGTTACAGTTAAATGTAAACAATTATCATTTCACAAAAAAAAACTACATATAGGACTGTAGAAATAAGTTATTAATAGAAACACCACTATATCTAGTATGGCTCATCAAATATGCGCGAATTTCGCGCCAAGATAGATGAGGGGTGGACTAGATATAGTGGTCTCGCGGGTATGAAACGAAGGTTTCCGTTCATTAATTGTTATAAGGAGTTGATGAAACGTAGTTTCTATAATTTAAAGGATTATTATAAGATTTATAAGAAAAAAAAGAGTATAAGAATTATAAGAGTTATAAGGATTTCTAAGAGGTTATAAATTAGAAGAACCAACCAATTAAAGGTTTGGTATATACAAAGCGGGAATGCGACAAAAAAGTAGCGTTTTCATGCGACACGAGCCATCCGCATCTGACTTTGAAACACTAGTAATTTGATTTGACACACCTACGCCCATCTAGCTTTGCAACCAACGATTTCATGCGACACGGTTGATAAAGCGGACTTCATATAAACCTTCACAACCAGCAATTTCATGCGACAAGCCCGGACTGTAAACTAGCGATTTCGTGCGACACGGTTGTCAAAACTGTCTTCAAATATGTAGAATTTCATGCGACACGAGCCACACGAGCCATGTGTATCTTTGTATGTGCACTAGCAATTTCATGCGACAAAAGCACAGCCACATGCAAACCTTCACAACCAGCAATTTCATGCGACAAGCCCTGACTGTAAACTAGCGATTTCATGCGACACGAGTGTTAGCCATTCTGTAACTTCACTTTTTTATGGTTGTTTAGTAAAGTAGCTAAATCATCCACCCTTATATAAAGAGTAACCAACAACATGATTTTCTACGACATCAGCAACATCGCCCTAGCCACAGCCTTCACCTTCCACAAGAACTGTGAACGCATTCCAGAGACAACAGAACTTAGAAACCTGATTACATCATCTATTGGGGACATGTTGCCCGCCATAAGCTCCTACAGCGGCAAGCATGATGTGATAGCACTGGAAGGCTTCAAATCATGGCGTAAGCAGAAATACCCCTTCTACAAAGCCAAGAGGAAAGCTAAAAGAGATGAAAGCCCTTTTGACTTTGACACTTATTACAAACACCTTTCACTTGTCTTTGATGACATGAAGGAGTATTCAAACTGGCTTGTTCTACAGCACGAAGAAGCTGAAGCCGATGACATTATTAGTACACTGGCTTTGAAGGCTAAGAAGCCCGTCTGCATCGTGTCAGTTGATAAAGACTTCCTTCAGCTTCAGACTTTTAAACCTGACATCGTTCAGTTCTCACCTTTAAAAAGAGACTTCCTGAATCCAAGTGAGTACAAGCTGATGGAACACATTCTTGGTGGGGATACAGTAGATGGCGTGCCCAATGTTTTCAGCCCTGAAGACACATTCCTTACTGAAGGAAAAAGACAAACACCGTTTACCAAGAAGCTAAAAGACAAACTTTCTCATTTAGAAGAAGAACAACTTCTACAAGAACTCACCGAAGAACAGAAACACAGGTTCTTTACTAACAAAGAACTGATTGACGCTAGATGTGTTCCAGAGAAGATTCGGGATGAAATCCTACAGATGGCACAGGATGCTTACAAAGAGAAAGTGAACAGGACGCTTTGAGAAGCAATTTTATTAACAAATGCTAAGTATTCTTGATATGAGAATACGTTTAGAATAAGAAACGCCGCTAGGAATGGGACTAGCGGCGTTTTAACTTTTAACAATGGAGAAATCTATTATGTCACATGAAATCATATCAAACATCAATCCTACCATCATGATGAGTTCTAAAGACATTGCTGACCTTACAGGTAAAGCGCACACTCATGTCATTAGAGACGTTCGAGTGATGCTATCCGCCATTTATGGAGATGAACCAAAAATGGTTCATGAACAAAATCAAGGTGTTATGGAATATAAAGATGAACGTGGGTATACCAGCGAGTTCAAACTTGATTATGACCATACACTTACACTCGTTGCTGGTTATGATGCTAATTTGCGTTTTAAAATCGTCAAGCGTTGGCGGGAACTTGAAGCATCAAACATGCGCCCATTAACCACAATGGAAATGGTTGCACAGATAGCGTTGAAAGCTGTAGAACAAGAACGCATTGCCGCCGAACATGAAGCCAAGTTGATTCAACACGAAGCCCGATTAGCTAAAACCGAAGAACAGATAAAAGACATTGTAGATACTGAACAATGGTTCACAGCTAGAGCAGCAGGCATTCTATACAACCGCCGACATATGACGTCTTCACAAGTGCAGAAATTAGGCAAGGCACTATCCAATAAATCTCGTGAAATGGGCGTTGAAATTATTAAACGTCCGCATAAGGATTATGGTGAAGTGGGAACATATCACATTGATGTTATCCGCGAGGTCTTTGAAGTGGACAATTTTCAGTTCTAATGTAATGTAATAGAAGCCACCTATTAAAGGTGGCTTCTATTAACAAATGTTAAGAGACTTTGAAAGCATAATGATTTTAGAATACGAAACGTCATAAGGCAGAAGTTCTAACTGCCTTCTGGTTAGTATCTAGTAGCGAGGTAAACAATGAAAGAACAATACATATGGCTTGAGAAATACCGTCCCAAAACCCTTAATGACTGCATCCTGCCCGACAGAATCCGTAAAACAGCAGAGAAGTTCATTAAGGAAGGCAACATGCAGAGCCTGCTGTTAGTGGGCAAACCTTCAGCGGGCAAGACAACATTTGCGAAAGCTCTGATAAACGACCTTGACGCCAACAAAATCATCATCAATGGTTCTAAAGAAGGGCGGTACATTGACACTTTGAACACTTCACTAGATGAGTTCGTAAAAGCAGCATCTTCACGTACTTACAAAGCGCCATTCAAAGTAGTTTTACTTGATGAAGCAGATTACCTGAATGCAAATTCATTCCAGCCAGCGCTTAGAAACTTCATTGAACTGTACTCAAAATCAACAAGATTCATTCTCACTTGTAATTATCCCTACAAGATTCTTGAACCAATCAGAACAAGACTTTTAGAAATTAATTTTGACCTGAAGCCAAATGAAATCAAAGAACACAGAAAGGCATGGTTTCAACGTGCAATACAAATCCTAAAAGAAGAAAACATCAAAGCCGACGAGAAAGATGTAGCAACCATTGTTAAAAGTTACTATCCTGATTCTAGGGCGATACTTCATGCTCTACAGCAGTTTTCTATTGACGGTGTACTACAGATTCCTGAAAAGGGCTTACCGGGCATTTCCAGAGTAGATGAAGCCATTGAAATGCTTAAATCCAGAAACTTCCTGAAACTTAGAGAATGGATGCAGGAAAACCCACAAGAAACCATTACTACTATTACACAAGCCATTTACAACAGAATCACAGAAATCCTGTCTGAAGATTCCATAGCAGAGTTCATTCTGATTGCTGATGAACACGACAAAGACCAAGCTACTTCAACTTTGCCTTGGCTGAACATCATGGCTTTCTTCATAAAAATCATGCAGAACTTGGAGTTCAAGGAATGAGTTTTAAGCCAAAAGAACAAGTACAGCGGGAAAACCCTTACTTTGAGTTCATTGACTTGGTTTACAGTAAGGGAAAGGTTTTAACCGAAGAAGAATTTCCTGAACATCTAACCAAGATTGCTTTAACGCCAATCTTTTCAGCGCTAATCAACAATCTTGAAAACCTTGATATTCTTGTAGCACTGAACAAAACCCAGTTTCATGAACTTACCAATTATCAGGTTTATCTGTTCTTGAGAACAACCATTGATTCCAAGAAGCCAAGAGGCAAATGGTTTAAGAATAAAGACGAAGATGAAAAAGTAATCGCTGAAACAGAAGCCCTCGCCAAACACTACAAATGTTCAGTTAGGGACGCCAGATGGTACTTAGACCTGCATTCTGATGAATATAAACATTATCTGGCTGTTGGATATGGCTTTATAGAAGATAAAGAAGGCAAGAAGAAGAAAGAGAAGAAATGACGTCATTCCGACTTACTTGTTATAGATAATCATAAACAGTCTTACAGAATAGTAATTAAAACTAAAATCAATGGCGCTATAATTAGCGCCATCTAAAGAAAGAAAAGGAGAATGTTATGAAACGTAATATGATGGTAGCGCTAGCTGTAGCTGGATTCTGCGGCGTTGTTTTAGCTGCTGCTGGTTTTAGTTCAAATGACAAAACAGCTACTGTGGCGGCTAATACTGTTCAACAGCAGCCACAAGTAACAGCAGAAAACCGTTGGGAAGTGGATGTAATGAAACTTTCAGTGAACCTGAACTATGGCTTGGAGCTTCTACATCAACAGCGTGAAGTTTGTACTGAGCCTGATACGCCAGAATGCAAACAAGAAACTGCTAAACTGATTCAGACACGTGATACAATCTTTCAAGAAATTGAGGATTATCATAAACACTATCCTTTCAAAGACTTTCCAAACGATGTCTTGGAAAAAGTCCTTGCCTTTTCAATCCCAACTTCAGGAATGTAATTATGAACAACGCTGAATTAGAAGAAATAATTAACGCCCTTAAACAAAGGATTTCTTACTTAGAAGAAAAACTAAGTGATACCCAGATGCAACTTAGTTTGCTTGAATCTAAGGTTATCAATCTTCAACATAAGGGCTAACAACCAATGAATCCACTTCTTCAAAAACTCAAGAAAAACTCTGTAGTAAAAGAAGCGCAAGCTGTAAAAGACAGCGCTTACTTCAGGGAAACCCATTTCTATGACACCGGAATCCCCGCCCTGAACATCATGCTTTCGGGCAGAGTGAACGGTGGCTTGTCATATGGCTTCAGTATGATTGGTGGCTACAAGGCATCGTATAAATCAACACTTTCACTCATGCTGGTAAGAGCTTTCCTGAACGCTGACCCAGAAAACGTTTGCATCTTCTACGATTCAGAATATGGCACTTCACGCGATTACATGGCTTCACAAGGCGTTGACATTGAGCGCGTGCTGCATATTCCCATTGACGATATTGAAACTCTGAAGCAAGACATTGCTGCCCAGCTAAATGAACTTGAAGTTGATGCCAAAGTCATGTTCTTCATTGATTCATTGGGCATGCTAGCTTCCAGAAAAGAAACTGATGATGCTCTTGCGCAGAAAACAGCAGTGGATATGACCAAAGCCAAAGAGCTTGGTTCATTTGTAAGAATCCTTACGCCAAAGCTAAACAAAAAGCGGTTAATCTGCGTAGCCATCAACCACGTGTACAAAGAAATGTCTCTTTACGGTGGCGATATAAATTCAGGTGGTGAAAAACTGCAATATGCCGCCAATTCCATCATTCACATTTCCAAAGCGCAAGTGAAAGAAGGAACGGATTTAGCTGGCTTCAAATTTACATTGAAAGCTGATAAATCGCGGTATATTAAAGAGAAGTCAAAAATGCCATTGATTGTTACCTTTGAAGGTGGCATTTCCAAATATTCGGGCATCTTTGATTTGGCATTAGAACTGGGATGGATTACAAGCCCTTCAAAAGGCTGGTATTCATTGGTAAACAAACAAACTGGTGAAGTTGAAGAACAGAAATTCCGTAGAAGTGATGTTGAAAACAATGCTGAATTTATGGAAAAACTGTTTGCAAATGGCATGTCTGAAGAAATTTCAGAACGGTTCTTGTTAGCTGGCAAGGAAAAGACCATTGTTCAACTTTCTGATGAATATAACGACAACGTTTCAAAAGAAGACATTGCCGCTGATTATGAAGACAGCGATGATGAGAACGAAAATTAAACAAAGAAAGGATTAAACACTATGGCAAAGAAACCTACACAAGAAAACAACGATGAACTGGCAACTGACCTGATTCCGAACGGCGAAGCTATTGAACTGAATATGGCTACACCTACACCAACAACAGAAACAAAGCCCGCGCAAAAGCAATCCGGCAAACAACCATCATTAGGCGTTTACTTAACCAAGAAAGTTTCAACAATGCCTAAGAGGGCATCAGAAAACGCAGCTTGTTATGACCTTTCCATTGCAGTTGCCTATGGCGAGGTTTATAAGCAGTTTGATATTACGGATGATAACCACGAAACCGTTACAGCGGGCAATGGTAAAGAAATCCGTATTGACCCGTACAGCCGTATCATCATTCCTTTGGGTGTGAAGCTGGATATTCCAGAAGGCTATGCTGTAAAACTTCATATTCGTTCTGGCATGGCAGCTAAGTATGGTCTTACGCTTGTAAACAATACAGGCATCATTGACCAAGATTACCGTGGTGAACTGATGGCGATTGTTGAGAACAACACCAACACCCGCTACTACTTTGATAACGGCACTCGCATTGCGCAAATGGAAATCTTCAAGCCAGAAATTCTGGAATTGGAAGCGCTTACCGAATACGACAACAAGAAGTCGGAACGCGGTGAAGGTGGTTTGGGTTCAACTGGTGAACAAAGCTAAAAGAAAAGCCGCCTTTTGATGGGCGGCTTTCTTAATGGCATGTAACATTCATTAAATGACAAGTTGATATAATTAAAGCGCTGGAAGGTTTGCCCAACCAGCGCTTTTTAATTAACTTTACTAGGTGAATATATCATGCCAAATTTGACAACTTTCAATTTTCAAAATTACACCATTCGCAACATTACTATCAACGATGAACCGTGGTTTGTCGCCAAAGATATATGTGATGCTATAGATATTATCAATGTAAGCGATAGTTTGCTATCTGTAGATGACGATGAGAAGCGGATTATTCGTCGCGATGACCCGGAATTTTTGACTATAGGAAATACCGAGGGTCAAAAAGGTGGTGCACAATCAATGACTTTGGTTAATGAAAGCGGTCTCTATTCACTTGTCATGCGTTCGCGTAAACCCGAAGCTAAAGCGTTTCGTAAGTGGGTTACGTCAGAAGTTTTGCCTTCAATCCGCAAGACTGGAAGCTACGACATCAATTCCAGACCTCTTACACAAGCAGAAATCATTCTTGCTTCAGCGCAACAACTTGTAGCACACGAAAGAACAATCCGTGAACATGATTCACGAATCGAAGTTTTGGAATCGGAGAATAAGGAGAAAGACCGTATTATCGCCTCTATGAAAGAAGAACTTAAAGAGTTCCGTGATGAAGAGGAATATTACACAGCAAAGGCTGCTATGAAGATGTATGGTTATACACAAATTTCAGAACCAGAAGCATCTGCTGTTGGAAGGAAACTTTCTTTGCTCTCAAGAGAAATGGGTTATGAGAAGAAAAGCCGCAATCACGCTGTATATGGCAATGTAGGGTTGTATCACATTGATGTTATTGCTCATTACTTTGAGGATGTGTTAGGCGAAAGTAGAGTGATTTGAAAGGGAGCGCAGAGTATGCGCACCCTCGGTGGTGAGTAATAAAAGCCGCTTTGTGTTAGGCGTCTTTCTTAATAGCGCGTAATAGACTGATAGCGCCAGATGGCTTAGAATAAGCAGTGTCACAAGTAAACTTTATAAAGGAGCAAATATGAAACTTTCAAAACGCACTTTGAACATTCTGCAACTCTTTAGCAGAATGCGTAAACCATTAGTTATTCAACAAGGCAACTTCGTTAGCCAAATCAATCCAGCAGGCACAGTAAAAGCCTTTGCTGAAATTGAAGAAACCCTGCCCCGCTTCAACTTGCAGGACAGCACTGCTTTCATGTCTGCATTAAAAACCTTTAAAAACTGGGATGAACTGGACTTCACATTTAATAATGCTTATGTCATCATCAAACATGAAAACGGTGAACTGAAGTTCAAACTGTCATTTGATGGCTTCTGGGAAGAAAACGCAGAGAAACTGCCACTTTCAAAACCAGAAGAATTGGATTTTGAAGCGGATTATTCCTTCATCATTACTGCGGCTGAATACACCCAGTTCATGAATACAGCTAGAGCCATTGGTGCTACTGTTTTCATGCTTAGAGATGGTGAAATGAAAGCGTTGCAATCAGAATTTGATGGCGAATGGGGCAACGTTTTCACCCATAAAATTGAAAACGGAAAATTCTCTAGCGACACTAAAGAAGAAGATAAACATGTAGAAATTTACGTGCCACTTGACACCATGCCAGATGATTCAAAATCAGATTCCGATGTAGAATTTGAGGTTTATTATAATGAAGGCTTCATGGTGGTTAGAACACTTGGAAACAAAGTTGACTACATAATTTACCGCTATGATGATGACGAAGCTGAAACGATAAGAAACGGCGAAACCAAGTAATATAGAAGCCCCATAACAAGGGGCTTTTTAATACCCAAGAAAAGGAGAAGATTTAAGTGGCATTCACAAAACACTACATAAACGTTGTTACTCACAAAGGCAAGTTTTACCATCGCTACAAAGACGAAGAATGCAAAACAAAGTACGATATTGACCAGAATTTCCCTTTAGAGTTATACATAAAGAGCAGAAAAGGTGGCACAAAAGCGCTAACAGGTGAAATCCTTGAACGCAAGAGTTTCAAGAACCTGTTTGAGTTCCAGAAGTTCTATTACGATGAATCACAAGGCGACAACTGGAAGCATGAAGTGTATGGCATGGAAAAGCCAATCTACCAGTACATTTCCAAGAAGTATCCTGATGAAATTACTCACAGAAACGACGCCATAAATGTTATGTACTTCGATATTGAGAATGAAATTGGCGATTCATTCCCAACGCCAGAGAAAGCAGAATATCCAATAAATGCCATTACTGCTATCACTTCAAAGGGCAAGAAAGTTTGCTGGACAACATTACCAGTAAAAGAAAATGTAAAAGGCTGTACGATTGTTTGTGAAAATGAACCAGAGCTTTTAGAAAGGTTTGTTCGCTTCATAAGTTCAGAAGGCATTGATGTCATTTCTGGCTGGAACAGCATCTTTTACGATATTCCATACATCGTAAACAGAATCATCAGAGTTCTTGGCGTGGACTTTGCCCAACGTCTAAGCCCCATTTATCAACTGCTGAAAAGGCAATATCAGGATGACCCAAAAGCGCTACAAAAAGCTGCTGAAGGGCTTGTTTATGCTAAGAAAGAAGCAAATTCCATTGGTTCATTTGAGCAGACTTATGTTATCAAAGGGCTGATTCACATTGACTACATGGAACTTTATAAAAAGTATTCCAGAGACAAGCTAGCCAATTACCGCTTGAATACAGTAGCACATCATGAACTCAAAGAGAAAAAGCTGGATTATGCGCCGTATAAGAACCTAAGAGAGCTTTACCAAAACGATAAAGCCCTTTTCCTTGAATACAACATTAAGGACGTTGAACTTCTGCTAAAAATGAATGAAAAGCTGAAGTTCATTGAACTGGCGTTTGTAGTGGCATACTTCTCAAAATGCCTTGCTTCCGATGTTTTTTCCGTAACTGTTGTTTGGGACTGCTTCCTCTACAATAAGATTAAGCAAGAAGGCATGGTTATCCCGCCTAAGCAAAAAGTACATTCCAAAGAGAAGTACGCTGGCGCTTATGTTAGGGAAGTCATGAAAGGCAAACACGAATACGTGGTTTCCTTTGACCTTACTTCGCTTTATCCAATGGTTATCGTGCAGCAAAACATTAGCCCAGAAACCTTTAGAGTAGCGGAATGTAATAACAAACAAGAACTGCTTAAAACAATGGTGGCAATGGGTAATCATGAACTTATTGATTACGCCAGAAAGAACAACTTCACCATTTGCGCTAATGGTTCAATGTATGCTAAGGATAAAATTGGTGTGATTCCTTCTTCAGTGAACTTTGTTTTTGATAAGCGGGTTTACTACAAGAACGAATCAAAAAGGCTAGCAAACATTCAGCAGAATGTGCTGAAAGAAATTGAAAGGAGAGGATTACAAGTATGAACACGTGGGAAGATGATGAAAAACTTTATAGAAGCGCATTTGACCCGAATGTACAGGCTGCTAAAGAAATTGAAAGCCTTAGAGGGCAAGTTGATAAACTTACACGGGAAATAACAGCGCTTCAAAGAGATTTAGCCGCAGCTAGACAGGAAAGAGAAGCGTGGGATAAAGAATTTGGAAAGTATCTAACGAAAAGATACGATTTCCAGCAAAGAGCGCTTGAGGAGGATTCTGCAGCATTCGTGAAAGGGCTTCAAAAGGCAGAAGAAAAGCGTAAACAGGAAATCAACGAGGAACACGCTAATCTCATTAGGCTGGTGGTTGATGCTGGGGATGATACAAAAGGCACTTTTACTTACTTCACTAGTGTTTACATTGCCGTATATAATCATCACAAGAAAGGCTACAAACTTCCTAGCATCGTGCTTGATGAGTTGCAGCAATACAAAGACACATTCTTGTGGGAATCCATACGGCATGGACAATATTCATATGAAATTGCTAAACAATGCGAAGAAGCGCTGCGAAGTGTTCTTACTAGGGGCACACAGAAAATGTTGCTTGGCCGCTGGATGCGTATTGCAAAGTTTCTTCCAAATGCCAACGTGGGGCAAGTTTACTATTACGCCGACATCACTTCAGAAGATGGCTACCGTGAAGCTAAGTGGCAAGATGCTGATGTTGATAGAGCATTGCTTAGAACAGGCTTGTGCTTCCTTTCTAAAGAAGCGGCAATAGAATTTAGTGGGAATTAAGGAGTTTAATATGAAGTTAGATTTTAATCAAAGATTAAGAGCGCTTATGCAAGCAACAGTGATAGTAGTGAAGATTCAAAGAGAAGTGGCTGCAAGAAGAAAAGCGGCACGACAAAGAGATTTTGATGAAGAATATGAGAATCTTTATTAAAGAAATGGCAATAGACTTTACCGACAAGCCAGCATAAACTTCACATTTACAAGCAAAGGAGCTTAATATGAAACTTGATTTCAAACAAAAAATCGTTATGTTCTATGGGAACATTCTTCGTGTTAATTTTGATGCAATGTACATCGCCGCTGATGGCAATGGCGAGGTTTATTCCTACAACGATAAACCCATTATTCTTGAAAATGAGAACATTTGGAAAGGTTTATATTCAACATACGCTGGCGCCGTAGCTACTTTCGATGAGAATGAAGACTGGAAAGATACGCTGATAAATTGCGAAGGCGAAGGGCATGAATGGATGCTTACACTACGAAACAGAATGGCAATAGAGTTCATGAGGGCTAATTTGCATGAAGGTATCCTGACAGATGAAGCCTTCCGTAGCACCATAGCTTCTTTGAAAGACACAATAACACCCGCCAGCATAAAAGAGCAATGGGATAGTTTTTATAAACATTCTGGCGTTACCACAGTTGTTTCCAAGGAATTTGTTGATGCTTTCAAAGAGAAGTTATTCACAGAAACAGTGCCTTTTATCAAAGCGGAGAAATTCGTTTATCCTGAAGACGATAGCCTTCTTATCCGTGATTATTATGGCACTGGTCTTATCATTCCAAAGACAGTGCATTTTATCGCCATGGATAGTAATGGTAGCGTGTGGGCATACGAAGAACACCCGGTAGCAACTACTGGCGATGACGGCGAATGGATGACGACGGGTTTCAAGAATGCTTTTATTGTAGGATGGCGCAGTCAGAATACTGCTGGAAAGAAATGGCGTGATAGCTTGCGTAAAGTGCAACTCTGAAACAGGCGCAAGAAATGAATATTGAAGAATTTAAGACACGTTTTGGAAAAGCCATATCTGAAGCTGGCGGTGTTCCAGTGAATTTCTGGTGGGCAATGTTGCAAGTAGTGATTGAACTATTTTCGCGCCGAAAGATTGGCATTCTGGAAGAATTGAAAACCTACTTCAAGGATTATCCTGTTCCGATGGCAGTACGCAAGATGCTTTATGATAACTGGTATTCGCCAGCATGTGCTGAAGACCTGAAAATCCGCGCACAAATAGAAGCCGCTGATGTGAAGGAAAACAAAATCAATGCACTACATTTTGAGTTACATAGATTGTGCGGACTTATTTGCCAATATAGGGTTTGGAAAGAAAAGTCTGATTTGGCTGGTCAGTATTTCGTAGGAATGAATACAGATGGCTTGAACGATTTCATTGACGCATTTCTTGATGTTAAATCTATTGCTGCCAATGATAATGACAATAATGGCAGTGACGAACTTATTGAGAAGGTAATAAAGCCTTTCCGTGATGAAGTAAAAGGCGGTTTTGAATACTTAGCAAGAGTTTATGCAGCGTTGTACGAGTACAGCAACAAAGGATTCAAACTTCCTAGTCATATTGTAGATGAATTGAGCCAATACAAAGACACATTCTTGTGGGAATCGGTAAGTAAGAACCAATATTCTGAGGATATTGCAGAACAATGTGAAGAAGCATTGGGTAAGATGTACGCTAATGTACTCAATAAGGACTTAGCACAAGTATTGCGTGACCGCTGGATGCGTATAGCAAAGTTCCTGCCAGTTAAGGAAGGGCAAATTTACTACTTCCCTGATATTAATTCAGAAGATGGCTATTACGAGGTCAAATGGTATGGAACTAGCGCCGACAAAAGGCTGCTTAGTAGAGGCTGGTGTTTCCATTCTAAAGAAGATGTAATAGCTTACGCCGAACGAATGGCATAAACTCCACACTGAACCCATAAAAGGAATAAACATGAGCATTAAGTACATTTTTGAAGGCTTTTCTGATGATACATTCGGCGAATACGGTATCACAAACATAGACCACGATGACGGCGCTGGATATACAATAAGACACTTTACTGTAAAGCGCCCAAGCGGCGAAGGTGTGCTTATTACCGGGCAATACAACAATTCTGGTATGTGGCATATTGGCATGTCTATTCTGGATGAAGAACAGCCATTGAACAAAGACGACTGGCAGATTTACTTTGAGCCAAATGAAGAATCAGCTTATCGCAATCGTTTGATTGTGAATGCGCCTGATGATGCCGATGTGGAATTTATTTCCAATAAGGAGACTAACTATGAAATTTAAAACACCACACAAAATTGTGATGTTCTATGGCAACATATTGCAAATTGACGCTAGAGCCAACTGGGTAGGTGTTGCCCAAAATGGTGAAATTGCAGCATTTGAGGAAAAGCCGTACCTTAGCTATGGTTGTTGGCAAGTGACCGACGGGGAAAAATGGAAATTTGCCGCCCGCATGGAGTTTGAAGGTGAAGATTGGCGAAACACTCTTACTTACTGTTCACATGACCAAGAATGGATGATTGAATCTGTTGCAATGCTTGCACTTGCAGCAAGCATTTATATACATGAAAGTGAAGATACGGCGTATAACGTAATTAAATTTGTTGCTGGGCATATTAAGAAAAATGCCAAACGCGCATACGACAATATACAGCAGGCTTATGACGCATTCCTTACCCATGCCATTTCAGAATCCGCGCATGGTTCTAAGGTTATTGCTATTCTGCGGGATGAACTTTTTCCTGAACAGAAACTGGCCGAAGCGCAACTGCTTGGCGGCCACGCCCATTTCATTTGAGAGATAAGGAGAAAAATTATGAAACTTAAAACACCATATAAAACCGTTATGTTTTACGGTAATGTTCTGCACATCAATGCCAATGCTAATTGGATAGCTGTTGATGCAAATGGTGATATGCGGGCATTCAGGGATGAGCCTCAAGCTGGTCATCATTCATGGGAATCAAATAGTATGGCAATCTGGAATCTTGAATCCCACATGGGACTTGAAGGTGATAATTGGAAAGAAACCCTTGCTTACTGCCCAGAAGACCAGTTTTGGATGATTGTGGTTGTAAACAAACTGGACGCGGCGCATTTCTTATACACTTATGAAGGTGGCACTGCGCTTACAGCAATGCGTGACATCATTGACAACATTGCTGAAATTATCCGCATCAAATCAGTGAGTTGTAGCGTAAGAGACACATTTAATTCACTTATGAAACACGCAGCACCATCTTACTTACGAGCAAGTCATGTTAGAGATTTACTGCATGACAATCTTTTCCCTAAACAGAAAGAACCTGAATACAAAGTAATCAAAGATTACTATGGCTCCGATATTATCGTTCCCAGTTGGGCAACTTATGTGGCAATGAACAGGAACGGCGCTGTTATGGCATTTGACATGCAGCCAGACATTTCAGCAGGCTTCTTTTGGGGCTATGGTATGCAGGAAAAACGCGGACAAATGACGCAAGTAGCTTGGCGTGATGAAAACACAAGTGATGCAAACTGGCAAGACAGCCTGAAGAAGGTGTGAAAATGGAACTTAAAGATTTCAAGCCACGCCCATTGAGGGAAGTAGAATACTACGGTGTGAAAATTAGCATTCCAGTGGAGCATGAATGGGTGGCTACTGGTGATGATGGCGTCGTGTATAGCTACTCAATAAAGCCAGAGGAATTGAACGGAATGTGGATAATTCCACAACGACGCTATGGGGCAGAAGATGTGCGTATTGGCTCGTTTACCCTTGCTGGTGAACCGGGAGCTATCGAAACACTGCGTCATTTTCCAATAGGAGGTGTAAATGAATACTGAAACCTTTAATCCGCCACTACGGGAAGTTGAATACTTTGGCAGAATTATTAGTATTCCTGTAAACCATGAATGGCTGGCTACTGATGAGGATGGCGAAATTTACAGCTATTCTAAAAAGCCAGAATATGACGAAGACATAATGGCGTGGGCATGTGCTTCTTCCAAAGACGAATTTATGTTCATTGGAGAAGCCAATCCAATCGGCGCTGAAGCCGCAGCAATCAGTTTATGGAAGGTATGAAAATGAATATACCAGAACCAAAACCCGGTAGCGATGAAGCTGTCAATAAAGGCTGTCTTTGCCCCATAATGGATAACGGACATGGTAAAGGAGTAGGCGGAAATGGCGAGGAATATGGCTGGTGGGTTACTGCTGAATGCCCGCTGCATGGGGTGAATCCATACAGAATGGAAAAAGAAGAACTCATTGTCAAGCTAAAAGAGTTTCAAGCATTCTTGGCTAATGAATCAGACGAGGCAATGGCACAAATTGACCAACATAACCGCGCCAAAGAATATTACGAAGGCACATACCGAGCTTACGAAATCGCCGTTTACGCTATGAGTGAAATGTTTGGAATGGAACTGCCAAAACACTGGGGCGGCGGCAAGGTGAGAAAATGACAGGGTTAATAAATCCAGCGATAGCTTTACTATCACTAATGGCATCAATAGCGGCGTTACTGCCGCTTCTTAGTTACATTGCATCTTCAGGCAAAGGAGAACAAGATGGTTGAACCTACAAATAACATTTATTTGGTCATCGGTGGCAAATCTGTAATACAAATTAACCCAGATTCATTGCCAACTATAAAAGGCTTTGTTGTTGAATACAATTCCAAGATAGTTACTATTCTTTACAATGACGGGCAAACAGAACAGAAAGAAGGCACTTCATTCTTAGAAGAAGAAAAATGCGGCAAGTTGTATACACTTGATGAAGTAATGTTCGCCAGCTTCAATTCAAGATTCATTCATTTCTGTGGTTATCCAGTAGCAGTTTTCAACACAGACCGATACCGCAATATTTGCATGGATGAATTTGGCAATGTTTTTCTTTCGGACATGAAGGATAAAAACGTTGAAGTAGCTTCATTTGGCATTGAAACTAGAGAACAGATTACAGAAGCGCCACTGAATCTTGAAATCCTACAGAACTATTGCTTCGATAACTGGAAAAGATTCTTCACCTACGTTTTGGGCTCACTTAAAAACTGCTACGATTACGTAGTGGTTAATAATAAGTACGACTTTGTTTTGCTTAAGGAATACCCGGAATATGGTGAGGATGGCGACGTTATCCAAGAACTGGGTTGTATGATTTACAAAACACCGGGAATTACTATGAATTGGATAGAGCCATATAACATTTATTCCATCAACAACAAGTATAATCCTAACGAACTAATCAGAATCCACTAAGGCAAAACTATGAACCCAGAACAAGCTAAAATCGTTGAAGAACTACAACAGCAAGTAAAAGATAACCTGCCATCATCAGCACAACTTGCTGAAGAAGGCTACTTTGATTATGAAGAAAATGTGCATTTGGAAGAAAACCAGCCAAATCCAAAACTTAATAAGGTCTGCTGGTTCACAACACCAAATGGCTCTTTCATTGCCCATCTGAAAGAAGAAACAGAAAACACCTACAAAATCGAAGCGCCCTGCACGGTTACGCTGCTTAGAGTTCCTGAACAAAAAGCCATTACACAAATGTTCGACGGAAAGCTGAAGGAATTAGTACCAGCCAGACCTGCTTACATGAAGATTCTCTTTCAAATCATGACAGAACCTTTCCTCATGAAAGACAAGGAAGAAGAATACTTCAAGAATCACATGGTAAAATTGCCACATGAAGTTTCGGATTACTTGTTGGCTTACTATAAATGGTTCTACTACGATTACATGATGGATGTGAACGAAGAAGAAACATCAGAAGCGGAAAAGCCAGCTAAAGCGAAGAAACGGACTACTGCTAAGAAGAAAGGGAATAACTCATAACAGCCCCGCACTAAAAGCCCCATAAAGCCCTGAAGAAATGACCAGCTTCAGGGCTTTACTTTTGCCTTTACAAAACTTCATTGAAGTTCTGCTGGCAAGTTCTATAATGGGGCTATGAAACTTAAACGGAGGGAACATGATACTTGAAACACATCACAAAACAGCGATGTTTTATGGCAACGTTCTGCGCATTCCAAGCAGAGCTAACTGGATAGCAGCTAATGCGGATGGCAGGATTAAGGCATTTGTAGAAGAACCACAAGCTAGTTACTGCTTCTGGGATGCTGAAATCGGTGCAATTTGGTCTCTTGATGCCAGAATGATATTTGAAGGTGATAGCTGGAATGACACACTTGTTTATTGCCCTCAAGACCAGAAATGGATGATTGATGCTGTTGCCAAACTGGAACAGGCGCATGTTTTGGAGGTAATAGGGCAGCTTTCTAGCGAAGCAAAAGATTATGTGCTTAATGCTCTTATGGATACGCTGCGTTATCACGCTGAAATGAATGATTTGCGTGATATATGGGAAAGTTGGATAAAACATGCAGTGCCAAATCATTTGCGAGACATAAGTCTTACACGTGCATTGCAGGACAAGTTATTTCCTAGGCAAAAAGAACCTGAGTATCGAGTGATTAAAGACTACTACGGGCGCGATATTGTTGTTCCGCCACATGCACGGTGGATAGCAATGCGCGCAGACGGTTCAACTTATGTTTATGAAACAGAGCCAGTGCTTAGACCCGGATGCTGGCGCGAAAACATAAATGGCGAAGATAATGATGTTCCAGTTGCATGGTTTCCGCCAGAAATCGCTGATAAACACTGGCAAGATAGCCTGATGGAGATTCAATTATGAAACTAGAAAACTTCCAACCACTTATTCTGCGTCAGGTTGAATACTTTGGCGAGATAATTTCCATTCCTGATTTTTGTGAGTGGGTAGCAACTAGTGAACACGGGGCAGTAATGGCTTGGGAGAATAAGCCAGATACGCGCTTCGGCTACTGGGAATGCCACGATGATTCAGGAATAGATATTCCGTTTATCGCGGGAGAATTTGACCAGATAAGCGAAGAAGATTCATTAAATTCCCTGCGTCATTATCCGGTAGAAGAAGAAATTGTTGATAAACATCAGTTGGATTTGGCTGAAGCGCAACTGCTTGGCTATGCCCATTGCCGCGACGGATACAACTTGACGGCGCTAGTAGATGCTATGGGGCTAACACGTGCAGAGTGGAAGGAATTACAGGATAAGTACGCTATGTACTATTTGGATGATGATGACCGCGCCGTTATTACCAAGTATCTGGCAGACGTGTGAATACACTAGATAAAGGAGAACAACAATGAAACTAGAAAACTTCAAAGCGTGTTATAGTGCGTCAGGCTGAATATTTCAAGACTGGAATTGCGGAATATTAACTGAAAACTAAAACAATGGCGCTATAATTAGCGCCCATCTAAAAACAAAAGGAATAACTTTGATTTACTTAACTTCAATAACAAAGATTAAAAGAGGTCATGAGGCGTTTAAAGCCATAGATACCTATTGTCTCTTATCAAAGAAGTTAAGAAACAAAGTTATATGGCTTCAACGGGAGGAGTGGAAGAATAACAAGGGCTATATTTCTTTTTCCAAGATGGTTAAGAACCTTGCTGTAAATGATGATGTAGATTATAGAGCGCTTCCTGCTCAGGTCTCTCAACAGACAGTGATGGATGTTGATGATGATTTTCAATCATTCTTTACTGCTAAGGAGCGTGGCGAAAAATGTAGTGCTCCTTCTTTCTCGCCAAAAGGCGAGAAGGGAAGATTCAAAGTTACATTTACTAACCAAGCGATTTCAAAACCTTCCTTTAGAAAAGGCTTTATTAAACCTTCTGGAATAGACTTTGAGTTTCCTATCCCGACGTATATTCCATTAAAAGATATAAAAGATATTAGAGAGGTTAGATTCACACCTAAACAGCATTATTATCAAATGGAGATTGTTTATAGAGTTCCAACCTGTGAACACAAAGTCACAGGAAATTATGCTGCTGTTGATATAGGAATAAACAACTTCTTAACCATCGTTTCAAACTGTTCTTCGCCTTTACTGATTAAAGGAAATAAACTCATCTCCACTAACAGTTATTGGATTAAGAAGAAAGGCAAATTTCAATCTAAATTAAAGAAAGGAGTTCACACCTCAAATAAAATCAAATGGTTAGATGAGAAGAGAAACAATAAGATTAGAAACGACATAAATTGTCTTACCAATTAATTAATTAGCTACTTTATAGGCTTACAGGTTTCAGACGTTTACATTGGCTGGAACACTGGAATTAAGCACGGGATTAACATTGGTAAATCTAATAATCAGAAATTTGTTTATCTTCCACATAAACGTCTTATTGACAATTTGTCATACAAATGTGAAAGGTTTGGAATTAAAGTACACACCGTTAATGAAGCATACACTTCTAAATGCTCTTTTATAGACGATGAAGAAATAGGAAAACATGATTCCTATCTAGGAAAACGTGTTACTACTAAATTCTTTGTTTCTAAAGAAGGTAGGAAGATAAATGCTGATGTTAATGCTGCATACAACATTCTTAAACTTTCAAGAGGGATAAAGTTCTCTGAACTTGACCCTCGTCAGGTGTGCGGTACGCCAAAAGTTTTGAAGGTTGATTATGGGTTAAACCGTAAGAAATCTTCACATGAGCTTTGAAATAAGTTTTGTAGTTTTCTATGAATTACCGTGAGCCTTATTATGAATTTGATATATGGGCAACTGATGTGTCAGAACCTTTTGTGATTTATGCGGCAAGCATCTACAATAACATAAGCAATGAAGACGCATCAGCCAGCTTACGCCATTATCCAGTTGGCGTTGTAGCATGATTAAAGTGTTGCAAGCGAAGGAAATTAGATAACCACATAGAAAATGATAAAGGAGTAATTAACACATGACCAACGAAGACAATTTGCTACTTATGGGGCAATTATTTGAATGCGCTTCACTCTTGATGTTGATAGGCGCATTGCTTTGGTTGTTCCTCCCAGAAGTTGAAGAAGCCTTGTTTAGCGATAAGAATTATCTTGATGTAAAAACTATTGCTTTGATGCTAATAATTATTCCCGCTGTGGCAATAAGCGTGTGCGGCATCTACTTTATACCTGAAATTTGGTGGATTGTTTCTGGTCTTCAGTGGGGTGTTTATTTGATATTAGTTATGGAAGTTAGTGAAAAACGTAGTAGAAACAAAGTCAGATAGTGATGGTGGCATGATTAAAGTATTACAAGTGGTGGAAAGCGTTTCAATGCTGATGATGTTGGGCGTGTTGCTTTGGACATACAGAGATGCCGTTAAAGAACTTTTTACTGGCGGCTACAATCCTTATCTGTACTTCCATACCTTCATGACAATGATGATACTTGTTCCTTCTGTTGCGGCAACCATATGTGGCATCTATGCTATGCCGGAATTATTCTGGATTGTTACTTGCGAGCAGTGGTTTATCGTTATCAGGATAGCGCAGGAATTTGGTTAATCCCACAGAAAACAATGAAAGAACAACCTACATGAAGACAAGCGAAAAGCTGAGAAGAAAGATTAAACAAGAACTTCCAGAGATAACCATCATAGATGATGTGAAGTTCTACGGGCGCAGGGCATCAGATGATGGCGTAGCGTTTACATGGCTTGCTCTTGCTGGCGCTATGAAGCCAATAATTTATAGCTATGACACGATGGCTGCCTGTTTGGAGAAGCCTCTATCATGCCGATATACAGAGGAATTAGGAAGCAGCCCTGAAGGTTGGCTAGTTGGCATTGATTAACAAGCCAATCACACTTTCCATTAAGAAGCCCTGTTAATTCAGGGCTTTACTTTTTTCTGCTATAATCGCCACATGTTAAATCTTAAACAAAACTGTTAGTAAATCATGCAGCATTCAGAAGAAATCATTGAACAAATCGTACAATTAAGAGAAGAAGGCTATTCCTTCAGAAGCATTGCCGACTTGGTTTTTGGCTCGCGTTCGCAAGAATCCACAGTAAGGGGCATTGTAAGAAGGGCTTTTGAAGAAAAAGCAGATGAAAACAATGAACGCCGTAGCCAGTATCAACAAGACCAAATAATCAGCTTACAAAAATCCCTACAAAACGCTAGAGACCAAAACAACTTACACAGAAAGATTAACCGCAATATTGACAGGGAAGTAACCGCATTATCAACGCTTTATGAAGAAATTCACAAAGCCCTACAAAACGTTATCTTTGCCTCCCCAGTTGATTCATATCACATTTCGGAAGAACAAGACACGTCAAAAGTTGGTGTTATTCAGCTTTCAGACCTGCATTTTGGCGAAACCACTGATAACTCACATCCCTACAAACATGACAACATTATTGCTTACAGAAAGCTCAAGCATTTCCACAATGAAGTCTATAAAACTTTCACTCAAAAGGGCATCAAGAAAGTAGTCATTGCTTTTACAGGCGATATGATGAATTCTGATAGACGCCTTGATGAAGTAACTATGAACGCTGGCACAAGAGCAGAAACATTAGTTGAAGCACTGGATATTCTGCAAGAGTTCATTGCAAGTGTAGCTGTATGGGCTGATGAAGTGTACGTTGCATCCGTAATTGGCAATGAATCCAGAATAGGGCAGTTCGTATCATGGTCAAAACATACTGCTACGGACAACTTTGACTACATCATCCACAACTGCCTTGAAAGGCTTTTCATCAACAATAATAAAGTCAAATTCATTTCCATGAATGATGATGTTCATGAAAAACTGCTGGATATTGATGGCTTCAAATTGCTGCTGACACATGGCAACAACACATTGGCTTCCAAGAATCCTGAAGCAGAAGTAGCCAAACTTAAAGGACGTTATGCTGACAAAGGGCAAAACGTGGATTACGTAATCTTTGGGCATATTCATTCCACCATGATTACAGACACCTTTGCAAGGTCGGCTTCATTAGTTGGTGGCAATGGCTATTCTGATAAGAACCTGAACCTTTCCTCAAAAGCCTCCCAGAACTACTACATCATTGACACTAACAACAAAACGATTACAGGCTCAAATGTGGATTTAACGCACCATGGGCTGGTAAAAGATGAAGACGCAGACAAAGCAAATAAACTATTGGTAGTAAAAATTTAAGGAGTAACAATAATGGCTTTACCTTCAGCAATATCATTCGTTCGCTACCCAGTAGAAGTACCAAACGAACCCGATAAAAAGTACACCATCAGACAAATGGTTACAAAGGAATATAAGGATGTTCTGACCATAACAAACATGAAGCACCCCGAAACCTTTACAAAAACATTTGGCAAGATTATTGAATCCTGTGTGGTTGAGCCAGATAACTTCAACATCAACAAGGAAAAGTCCTACATCATTGAATACTTGTTCATGATGATTTATCTTCTTTCAATCAAGCCCACCATTGACCTTACCGTCAAATGCCCCTACAAAGTGATTGAAGACATTGAGATTACCAAAATCAATCCAGAAACACAGGAAGAAGAAACAGAAATTCTGAAAGACCAAGAAATTGATTGTGATACAGAAGTTAATCTTTCTTTCCATGCCAGTGACATCAAAATCAGCCGCCCAGAAAAAGACACTTTTGAACTGGGAAACGGCGTTATTCTTAAGCTGAAATTCCCCACATGGGAAGAATATCGGAAACTGGAAGAAGAATCTTCTTCACAAATGGCGCTTATTGAAAAGCCTGAAGAAGAACTTACCGAAGAAGAATATCAAGCTCGCTTGAAACTTATCAACAAGGTTGTTTACAATAGCGTTGCTGAAATCTGGGTGAATGATGAACTGTGGGAAGAACCATTTACTGAAGAAGAATTTGTAATGTGGCTTGACCAGTTCCCTTTAACCATTTATTCTGACATTGTTGAGTTCATTAACCAGCGCCCTCAAGTCTATATCATGCAGGAAATCACTTGCCCTCATTGCAAGAGAGAATACGTTTTCAACAGATTCGGTCTGGATAACTTACTAAAGTAGTATGCTCCGAGGAGCAGGAATACATGCTCATGAAGACTATTGTTTTATTAACAAAACTTCATGGCTTCCTGCCTTCCGAATTGGAGCGCATGACCATGCAGGATTTGCGCTTGGCTATTGGCATTATTGAAGATTATCAAAAGCAAGAAGCCGAAGAATACGCAAGAATGCAAAGCCAACAACGAATAACATAATCTAACAAGCGGGTAATCAAACCCGCTTTCTCTTTTTGTTATTCTTGCCGCCATCAACGAACCCAGAATAAAGGAGCATAAAAGAAATGTTAGTTATTTCAAACCGTCTAAAACCCTATCCGTATGAACGCATTGAAAACGATAGCGTTTCATCAGAGGCTTCCCCGTATGTAAAACTGAACGCCAATACTGTTTACTTGGGGCTTTTACACCACATGCCCTATGACCCAAATGGCAATGATTTACTAGAAGCCGGAACAGCTAAAGATTTAAAAGACCAACGCTTTAATACAACAAAGAACGACTTAACATCATCACGTTTTCCAGTTTCCCTGAAAACACAAGACTGGCGCAAATCCCGTACTAAAAGTCTTAATGGGCAAGAAGTGTATGAATACAAGAAGGAAATTCCTTTGCAACTCTTACACAAAAATGGCGATAACGATTGGAAGTACATTGTTGGTGTTGCCCTCTTTCAGTTTCCTGATGATGAAGAAGCCTTCAAAAACGAACAGCGTCTAAAAGCTAAACGGGATGAAGCCAAGCAAACAGCCATACTTCTGAAATCATGGACAAATGAAGAAGAACGCAATTACAAGGCTTATGAAGAATCCCTACAAAAGCCCTTCTTCTTGGTTGCTAAAGACTTCAAACATCCTATTCCCACTTCACAATGCCTTCTTTCTGGCAATGCCTGTATTACTAGAGGCGGATTGAAGCTAGAAAAAGCGCTGTTGATGGCATTAGGCTGGCAGCCAGCATCTGAAGATGAACTGAAGAAGAAAGCTGCTGGTGGTAAGAAGGATAAGAACAAAGCTGCGCTTGAAAAAGCCAAGAAGCTGTTTAAAGACCCTGATTCTATTAAGAAAGAAAAGCAACAGGTGGCTAATACTGAACAGCTTACTGAAGCTAAGAAGAAAAAGAAGAAAAAGAAATCAAACGGCAATGTTCAAAATGCACAGCCAGCTTTCAATGCTAATGAAGTTCAGTTCGGCGAAGCTGTTGATACAGATTCAATCTTTGAAGGTCAAGAACTCATTCAAGAAAGAACACTGGATGATGCAATGGGATTGGACACTGGTTTCATCAATCCTTTTGGTTTGATTAAACAGCAGGATGATGAAGAAGATAGCCAGATGTAAATTGGTTGATGGTAATAGAAAAGCCGCCTGTAATTGGGCGGCTTTCTTTTATATGGCTTGAAGTGGCTTATTCTTCACCAGCACCATCATCATTTTCATCGACGTTTTCTTTATCAGCGTCATCGCCATCAGTGGCTTTATCAGCATCGCCTTCATCAGCATCTTCTTTAACAGCAGCTTTCTTGGCTTCAAGAAACTGTTGGAAAGTTTGAGCTTCAGTAAGGTTTTCGAATACGCCGTAATCACGGCTACGGTCAATTTCAATTTTGTATGTGTTAAGGTCTGCCATTTTGAACAATTTTCCTTTGCAAAGAATTTCTAACAATTATTTAACTTCACAAGTGTTTTTGATGGCGCTATAATACGCACATCAAATGGCAGAGCGGGTTTATGGCAGTTTTTATGGTTCATCTGCTTCCGGTTTTCCGCTCTGCCATTTGACCTTTAACGGGCAACGTACCCACATCAGTCTTCTAAACTGATACCTAAAAAGTGGGATGAAGGTGAGAGGTTTGATTCCTCCGTTGTCCGCCATGGGAAGTTGGGTGAATGGCTAAACCAGCGGACTGTAAATCCGCCGCCTTTATGGCATTGCTGGTTCGAGTCCAGCGCTTCCCACCAGTTTTAACGGGGATTCTCTACTTACTTTGGCGGTTTACATCTCTTTCCTGCCTACACTTTAAGAGGATTCCTTTGGGGCTTGATTAGCGGCGGTTGATATAGCACCTCCAACATCCGCCGCCATCAAGTAGCCCAAGATTTGCATATGACATACCTCTGTAAATTTGCCCTCATTTAGAGGGCTTTCTTTTGTCTGGATGAAATGTAAGCGAAGACAAATCAAACAAGTGTAAAATGGCTTAAATCAAACAAAAACACAGGAGCAAAAACAACTATGGCGACAGTAGATTTCCTTCTTGATACAGAAACACTTGGCACAGACCATGATGCCTTAGTGCTCAATCTTGGCATTGTGCCATTTAACATTGATGGTAAAGATGACCCATTTGACCTGCTTAAACGGTCATTAACAGTTAGATTCGATAAGAAACAACTATTTGCTACAAAGCGTTTTTCCTACACCGATGACACTAAGAACTGGTGGAAGAAACAGCCCCAAGAAGTACAAGACTTGAACCTGAAAGCCACACCGGATGATGTTTCGCTTCAAGAAGGCTGCCAAAGAATCATTGATTACCTTAAAGAAAATGGCTATTCAAGAAAATCAACACTTTGGACAAGGGGTCTGGATTTTGATATTCCTATTGTCAAGAACCTGTTCAACGTATCAGGTCTTGATTATCCCTTCAATCCTTTCATGTCAAGAGATGTAAGAACCTTCCTTGAAGTTTTAACAGGCGAAGATTCCAGAGTTTATCGCCCTAAAGGCTTCAACGAAAAGCTGAAGGATTTCCCTAAACACTTTTCTACTTATGACGCCATTAGGGATGTGATTTTCATGCAGATGGCTTTCAACGATGAATGAAAATGAATCTTTTAGCTATATGGTACACAATGATGGATACAGAAAAATTTGCTGAAGAATATCGCAGTTTACTGGTTCAACTAATCCAAAACAAAACTGCCCTTGCAAGGGAATTATCCGAAATTCTTGCGTCTTTCTATGAAGGACGCGAGTTGAAAGGAATGTGTCTAAGAAGTGGCAGTAACTATTCCTTCACGCTTGAACGGACGGCTTCATTCCATTACGATAAGATTGAATGGAACAAGCCCCATAAAACTTTGATGTTCATTGATGACAAAGACCACTTGATTTTCAAGAATCTTATTATTCCAAAAGAAAACGAACTGTTAGACCTGAAGAAGCATTTTGATATTAGAAGAAACATGAATATTGATGTTCTGGATGAGTTTACACCCATTCAGGACATTAGAAGAAGCATTCTTAAATGGTTTTGCCTAAGAGAATTTACGCCCATTACAGGGCACAATTTCTTAGTAACGATTATTAAGCTCTTTAATCTTTTTGTGGAGCTTCAGGAGATGAACGAATCTTCTGCTCGTGGCTAATAAGCAACCCAGTAATCTCTTGAATACGCCCTTTCTGGCTTTCGATTACATTCTCAAGCAATGAAATTCTTTGACATCCTCCTCGTCCTAAAGGGGTTGGGATTCCTCTGATTCTAAAACCAAAGGAACTCGGCAATACAGCCGAAAGGTTCGCCTCGCTAACCGCTTCAGCGGTTGCGTGGGCGCTTTTAACGGCATGCCCTGCCGCGAGCAGATGCGAAACACCTGCATTATGAATGTTAAAAGCTGCGTTTAAATCCGCATTTGCGGAAAATCCACAGCTAGTACACTCAAATTCTGATTGTGATTTTCTATTACGCTTATCTACGTTTCCACAAGAACTACACATTTGACTGGTATATGCAGGATTTACTGCGATGCAGTATTTCCCTGCAAGCATAGCCTTATATTCTAACTTTTTACGAAACTCGTATATAGGAATCATAGTCATTAAGCGATTGAAATTTTTCTTCCAACCACCTAACTTCTTAATAATATTACGAATATTCAAATCCTCTAGGATTATACAATCGTGGTTTTTGATTAGATAATCAACTAGTTTGTTTAGGAAATCTTCTTTTAAATCATTGAGATACTTCTGTTTGCGTTGTATCTTAAGGCGAAGTTTCTTTGAAGGGTTGCTTCCTTTCGTCTTCTTACTCAGATAAGATTTCAAACGGTCTATCTCTTTGAGTTTATTCAGGATATTAGGAGCGGAAATAGAATGTCCAGTTGAAAGGACAGCGTATTTCTTAATTCCTAAATCAATACCTACAATTTTGTTAGGAACTACAGCAGGTTGTGGTACAGTATTATCCTCTATGAGGATTGAAACGTACCATTTTCCTGCTTCTACTTTAACAGTAGAGCTTCTAGATTCATGTGCTTTAAGAAGTTTAAGATATTTCTTGGAACACTTAAACTTCATATAACCTATCTTAGGTAAGGAAATTTTTGTATAAGAATGGTTCAGCTTAACTCCTTTTGGGCAAGTGAACCTATCGTTTACAAATTTCTTCTTAAAAACAGGATATTGTGATTGCTTAGTGAAGAAACGTTTGAATGAAGTGTCTAAATGACGTAACGCTTGTTGAATAGGGTCGCGCGCCACTTCCTGAAGGAAAGAATAATTCTCATCCTGCTTCAGCGCTGTTAATTTCTTTGAATATTCGTTGTAGTTGAAATCCTTGTTCTCTTTCGCAAGCGCAAGGAAATGATTGTACACAAAACGACAGCAGCCTGCTATCTTGTACATCAAAGTTTCCTGTTCTTGTGATGGGTAAAGGCGAACCTTTAAGGATTTCAACACTTTTAATATTCCTATGTGATTAAATTAAGACCTATTATAAGGCTTTTAAGATGAAATACAAGGTACTAAATGTTAATAGTCTTATGATTATTTATAGTGCCAGTTAAATGGAAAATCCATGTGGGTATTCTTGACATTCTCTCTGCTCTTTTGGGGAAGAGCGTGAGGATGTCAAGAAACTATTCAATCTTTTTGTTGAGGTTCGGGAAGATTGGATGAATTCCGAAGAAGTTGTTCGTGAACTAGAAGACCAGTAATCTCTTGAATCCTACACTTTTGACTTTCAATAACACTTTCCAACAATGAAATTCTGAGTTGTAAAGTCTTCTGATTTTTACTCATGATTTCAAGTTTTTCCTTGAGCTCTTTGTTTTCATCAAGAATCTTTTCCCGACCTTCCATATAAATCTTGTGGGATTCAGTTGTATCCTCTTCACGTTTCTTGCAAAAAATGGATTCAATGAGTTTAGTGATAATACCAGATTTATTTAATGAAAAGTAAGTGCCACTTACAGCAACACCAATAAGAGCTAGTTGTTCAGCGGTTAGATGGAAAATCCATGATAGGGCATTCATCATTTAGCTCCGCTTGAAGAAGCCAAACAGACCCTTTCTCTTAACTTTACCTTTCAATGTTTCCAGTTCCTCGCCCAAATCAGACATCTTTTCTTGTATTTGAACGAGTTCAGATTTCACAAAACTAAGCCCTTGCTCAACATCTTCTAGCTTAGTTGTGATTTCTATAATGGTGTTTGCAGGTATCTGTAGAACAATTTTGTCAGAAGTATCAAATGATGGTGTGGTTGTCATTGCGGCTATCATCCATAAAGGCTTGTTTTTATTTAGGAATTGCCTGTTTTATAGTCATTATGAATGGTTGCTGTAAATTAACTGAAGTGGCAGCGGGCAATGCTATGATGGCGCTTGATTTCAATAACCCTCAAAAGGAGCAATAAAATGAAAACAACTGAACTTCCCCAACGTTTTCAACCACTTCTAATCTCAATCAAAGATGCCCTGCTATACACAGGTTTCAATCCGGCTGAACTCACTGTTGAAAAAACCGACAATGGATGTGGCGATAAATATGGCGCTAGATATGACGATTACATCATTAGCCATAAAGAAGCTGAACTTGAGTTGCATCTTTATGATGAAGACCTTTTCGACGCCATGTATATTCAATGGGGCAATGGCAAGCGTCAGATAACCATGTACGAATTGCAACAGCGCCTTAAAGCAACCAAAGTAACTCAACACCTGAAGTTCCATTCTTCCTTCACAAATCCCAAAGTGCGTGTTGATGATTTTGTGGAATCCCTGCTTTCTTATGATTTGAAGAACTGGATTATCAAGCTGGATTTTGGACATAAAGGCATTGTTGCTACTTTCATTTCAGGAGCATCAGGCAGACAAGAATCCATGCTAGCCAATTTAGAAGGCAAACTTTACTACGTTTCCTATAAGGGCAATGATGGCAAAGAAATAAAAGTGGAAACACTTGAAGAAGGCTTTGAAGCCCTTTTAGGTCATGCTGATAAGAAAGAGCATAAACGAACAGTAGATTTTGTTCTGAAAGCCATTGAAGTAGGAAACGTTGCAGTAGCTGGTAAAGCTACAGGGCTTTCCTTCTACTTGTATGAAGACGCTAATGTTGTTGATATGGGCTTGGCTTTCATGTCAGAACTCTTGCCACCACTTACCATCATTGAACCTTCAGTAACTGTTCACATATCAGAACTTTTCCGCCAGCCAACTGACCCTGAAATCGCTAGCCAATATGACCTACTGCTTAATGAAGGGCGGCAAGTCATTCTGGATGTTCTTTTATCAGAAGAAGCTAAGGCTAAAGCTAGAGAAGAAGCCAAACAAGAAGAACATAAATCCATCATTATTCATTAAGTTATTGATAAATAAAGGCATTATGAAAGTTATCAGTTGTAAGAAATGCGCGGGAACTGGCGTTCTGAAGACAAAGAACAGTTATTACTTCCCGCTGAATACGGCAACATCATGGAACAAGAAAAAGTGCTGTGATTGCTACGGGTTAGGCTTCAAAGAGAAAGAAGCCGCTTAAATACATTTGGTTGAAAGAAAAGAAGAGCCGCCTAAACAAGGGCGGCTTTTCCTTTTATACGCTTTATCAATTATTCTTCGTCCTCATCCTCGTCTTCATCATCGCTACCAACAGAATGGCTTTCTAGTTCAGTTCTGATGTATTCGTCAAGGGCGTCCATGCCATTCAAAATCTTGTTGTTAATAATCTCTGATAAAGAACTTTGGTAAACATGAATTTCTTCTGCTGTCAAACCATCAGTAACAATCAATGGCTCTGTTTGCGTTGAATCCTTAGCGACATTCATGTACACAAGATTCAACGACAAATAAGGCTCTGAAGTTTCCTCATTTATATCAATGAGAATAGTGCCAGTGTATTTGCCCTTTGAAAAGACGATTGAATTAGCAGCACATTCTACTTTCTCGTATTGGTCATGCAGGTATGAAACCAGCTTGATGCAAGCCCCAAAGCCCGCTGTGAAGTTCTGGTTGACAACATTATAGGCATTCATGAATAAACATTCACTTTCTGTTTAAATTTTAATAATGCCAATATTATCAGCTAATTGGATTAAATAAAAGAAATTTCATTTCCGCCGCTGCCACTAATCATGCCCCAGAATCCGCCTAACAAACAACTACCAGCCGACTTGCGCCTTTGCAAGCCTGCTGATTATGCTTTCTTTGTAGCGGAAAGAAATTTTACCTTCCCAAACCCTTCTGAAGTTCCACCAAATGGCTCTATTCTCTATGAACAATTCGTAGCAGAAAGAAACTTCATCTTCCCTGAACTGCTGTGTAATCCAGCGCCAAATGAACTTGTTCTTTTAGACATTGAACAGGGCAATACCATCCTGCCTCATTCATCATTCTATCAAGCTGATTTTGGCATTGATTTTCATCAAGGCAATGTTCTTGAAATCAAGTTAACTGAAGACGTTCCGCCTATTGAAATTCATCAAGGGCAAGATTTAACCGTTGACCTTGTTATTCCTAAAGAAGTGGATGTCATTGACATTCAACAAGGCAATACACTCACATTCGATGAATCCCTAATAGGGCATATCAACATTCATCAAGGGCAATCTGTTGAATGGTATTCGCCAGCGGAATTTGGCGCAGAAATCCATCAAGGGCAAACCCTAACATTAGCTTCATTAGAAGTCAGAAAAGACTTCATCGTTGATATCCATCAAGGGCAAACCCTTAAGCCAGTTCTAGGTGAAATCACAGACTTCCAAATCCCAATCCAGCAAGGTCAAAGCCTCATTTGGGATGAACAAGTGCTATCTGACCTTGAACTGGGCACTGGCTACTTCGTTCATGATGTAGAGCTTAGACACAGTTCAAACGGGCTTTCATTTGGGCAAATTGACATTCACCAAGGGCAAACACTTGAACATCTAAATGCCCTTTTTGAAGCAACCCCGCCATCAATATTCCAGCCAGAAATCATTGGCAATAATCCAAACACGGTTTATGTAGCCTTAGAAGGGCAAAACAACCTGTTCATTTGGATGGAAGAACAATGCTGTAACAGACCATTCAATGACATTGGCTGGAATAACATTTACTGGGAATACAACAAAGATTATGACACTGACATAAATTCAGAACACTACGCCATCAATGGCATGCAACTTCAGCCATTAGACCTAGCCACAATGGTGAATCTTGAAGTAAATTGCTATACAGGACAATCGCTGGAATATTCAGAAACCCTAGATTATGTTCTTGGTTACATGTATCTAGCAGATGGCATGACATTAAATGTTAGCTTTGATGAATCCGGCATTATTAAAACCTGCCCTTCAAATGAAATTTTAGATGGTGATGACCTTTCCATTGACATGATTGACCCATACACTTATGACTGTGACGCCAATTACATTTACCAAGGGCAAGAACTAAAAGTTGATTTAGAGATTTCACCTAATCTTCAAGGGCAGTTCTATTATTCAAATTCATTTGAAATTGATTTAGAAGTTATTCCATGGGAAGCAAGAATCTGGTATGGCAATAATGTTCAAGTAGCACTTTCAACAACTGAAAAACTAGATGCAGAAATTTCACAAGGCAACGTTCTTGAAGTTCAGATTTACGAAGAACCTATTGAATGTTTCTATGGAAATGAAGTTCACATTGAAATGATGACTGAATACGATGTTTCATTTGTTGATGAAGGCTGTTTAGAAAACGAATACATTTATGTTGATGAAAACGGTGTTCGCTTGGATTATCTAACCATTAAAGATACTGTTGAACTGATGCCTTTCCGTCATTGGTTAAAAGCCAAGTGTTATTAAAGGAAAGGTGTAGAAAGAGTAGAAAGCTCTCAAATGTATGAGGGCTTTTTTATGGCTGTAATTCTGAAGTATAAATGATTCTCATTTCACAAAAACTATATGTAGGAGTGTAGAAATTGGATTACTATAGAAATACCACTATATCTAGTAGGGCTCATCAAATATGCGCGAATTTCGCGCCAAGATAGATGAGGGGTGAACTAGATATAGTGGTCTCGCGGGTATGAAACGAAGGTTTCCATCAATCAGTTGTTAAGAGTAGATTATGAAACGTAGTTTCTAGGATTTAAAGGATGATTATAAGGTTTATAAGATTTGTAAGAAGTTATAAGGTTTATAAGAAGTATAAGGTTTATAAGAAGTTAGAAAGAAGAATCAACCAAATAAAGAATCCTTGTATATACAAAGCGGGAATGCGACAAAAGTAGCGATTTCATGCGACACGAGGTGGTGAAAGCCGTGCCATCTGGCTCTGTAAACTAGCAATTTCATGCGACACGCTTATCGAAGGCTAGCCTGTAAACTAGTAATTTCATGCGACACGGTTTCATCTGGCTTTAAAAAAACTAGTAAATTGATGCGACAAAGCCATTCTGTAGCCAGCGATTTCATGCGACACGACGACTAGCATTTTCATGCGACAAAGTTTCAACTGGCTTCGTAAACCAACATTTCATGCGACAACGGCCGACGAAAGTAGTAATTTCATGCGTCAAGAAGTGTAGAAATTGATGCGACATGGTTTCAGCGCCACCTCATCTGGCTTTGTAAACCAGTAATTTGATGCGACAATGGATGGCGCAAGCCAGCCCGCAAACTAGTAATTTCATGCGACAAACTTTGCTTATCAAGAACTTATATAAGGAACTTCATGTGACACGAAGCAAAGAAATTGATGCGACACGGCTTTGGACATCACTTCAGATAGATTTACAAACTAGCAATTTCATGCGACAAAAACAAAGAAGCCACCCACTTCATCACAAGGGTGGCTTCACTACAAGAAATCCAGAAGGGAAGGTGGCTTCGTGTTATCAAGCTGCCTACAGGATTTGTAAGGGAACTTAGAAATATCAATGATAGCTCCGTGAACATCAATGATGGCAGCGCTATCAATCTTGATATTCTCTTTTGTATAGTAAGTTTTAGAGATTTCCCCAGAAGGCGTGAACTGTTTTATGACACAAACATATTCAGCATCCTTAAGATACTCATATTCTCTTTCAACTTTCTTTTTTAAAATGACAGCAGTAGAAGCTAGAAAAACCACTGCCATCAACGCTTTCGTTTTCATGGCGGTGGTTATCCTTTAGTTAAAACAATCGTTAAATGGCTTTTGTGTTTATTTACTAATCATAGATTTTAACTAGTTGCCATTGTAAAGCCCAAGCCTTTTACCCATTTCTCTTTGTGCGCTTACTCTATCCTGAAGGTTTTGTACTTCTCTTCTTGCTTCAGCAGAGCCTCTATAGATAACAGTAGGCGCGTTCAAGCATTCCCGCCTCATAAATGTAGTATTCACACTAGAGCAATACGGGCATTCGTAATTAGCGTCAAAATGGAAACTGCCATCAACAAATGACAATTTCAAACAATCCCTGCATTTATAAGTACAGCGGTAATCGTATAAAGCCATAAGTTACTCCTTCTTTCATTTCTTTTATTTGTTATTCCGAAGTTCGTTATTCCAAACTTCATTAGCGCTTTTCTTAACGAAGACATGAGATGGCAGCATAACAATAGTTGCCCATTCTTCTTCTCGTATTTCTACTAATGGCGAAGTTACATGTTTCCACAAGTAGCGTTTGATAGCGCCTCTAATAACAGGATGCTTTTTATACGCTTCAACCCAAGCCATACTAACCATCATGACGTTCTTGTTTTTCATGCCGTGTTCAACAATGTCATCGAAAATGACAGCCCTTACTTGAGGCGGTAAGTAGTGAACATTCAATCCTATCCAGCCATTGTGGGTCATTTTGATAGGAATAATTAACGGAAACTTATCGTAATAAGGCAGTACGTCTTTCCATTTAGGGTCATAGGTGTACTGGAACAAACCACCCCGTCTAAGTGAATGCACTGTAGCAAAGGCTTTGTAATTCTTGTCAGCGTTGTACTTAGCTGTGATTCTTAAGCGGTTAAAGTACCATTGCAGGGCATTACGCGCTTGTCTTTGGCGGTAATGGGTTGGTCTTCTAAGGAAATCCCTTAAGAACTTCTGAAAGCGGTGCAGGATTGAAGGATTAAATTTCTGCCCCGCTTGAATATTGGTTGGCTTGTTTACTTCTGGCATATGAGGAAACTCTTAAGTCATTTATTGTTATTTCATTGTGGATAAAATGTAACAAATTTATGTGGTTCAAAATGATAGAATAAAAACGCCAGTAGGAATAGGTCTTACTGGCGTTTTAATTGTAATCAACCGAAAGGATAATAACATGACAAATTTAGTCATTTCAAATACAAGTATCAACTTCAACAACGGGCTCTACTCACTTAACGACCTGCATAAGGCTTCGGGCGGTGATATGAACAACCAACCGTCTAATTTCCTTAAACTGGATTCTACGAAGGCTCTTGCTAGAGAAATTTCCTTTGAAAACAATCAGTCATACGAATCTATGACTGGTGTAGTAGAAGTGTCTCGTGGCGGTGCTTCGCCCGGTACATACGTCTGTAAAGAGTTGGTGTACGCTTACGCTATGTGGATTAGCCCGGCGTTCAATCTTAAGGTTATTAGGGCATTTGATGCTATGTCAAACAAAACGAAACTGACACCTGCGGAAACATTGCTAGGTATGGCGCAACAGCTTGTTGACCATGAACGCCAGATTGGAACACATACCGAAGAAATCCTGTTTCTACAAGAGAAGAACAGAAATCTTGAGCTCAGGCTTAAAGTCTATGAACAGGAAGAGGAATATTACACCATGAAAGGTTACAGCATTCTTCATGACCTTAATTACTCAGCTGAAGACTTGGCTCAGTTATCTAAGAAGGTTAAACAGCTTTCTGTGGAAATGGGTTACAAAGTTTCCAAAGCTAAGGATAAAACATACGGGCAAGTGAACGCCTACCACGAGAAAGTATTAGATGCTTTCTTCGCTGATGAAATCTAAAACAACAAGCCCTCATTTCTGAGGGCTTTAAATTACTGAACACCTAACTATCCAGCATGCTATTCTAAATAGCTGATATTGAGTTAAAATTTCAAATTTAGGTGAACAAGTGGCAAACACAGCGAATTTCAACCGTAGCCCTTACTTTGATGACTTTGACCCTTCTAAGAACTTCTACCGGGTTCTTCTGAAAGCAGGGCATCCCGTTCAGGCTAGGGAACTAAACCAACTGCAATCTATTCTGTGGAATCAGCAGTCTATCTTTGCAAACAACATCTTCAAGAACGGCACAAGAGTTGAAGGCGGCACGCCCAAGTTCAACACTTTGTCATGGGTAAGATTGAATAAAGGCGCTAAGATTGACTGGTTTAACAAGGAAATCCCTTGTATTGCAGTAGGCATGGGTGATGGCACAGGCAATGGTTCAAACCTGAAAGCCCGTGTTATTGATGCAATCGAAGAAACCACAGAACATCCAGCAACCCTGTTTGTTGTTTATGAAAACGTTGCTGTTGATGGCGAAACAACTTCATTCTTGTGGGGTGAAAAACTGGCTATTCTTTCTGGGCAAGACAGAACTACAGAACTTACCCAAGCGAATAACCGCCCCAACGTAAGATGCCCTTCTTGTGAAGCTACTAAAACGATTGGCAATAACACCTTCAACATTTCCAACCAGATTCAGAACGATGTATTTGGCACTGACGCAAACATCCGCCCAACTGGTAATACTGCTAAACAGCTTGTTGTAGCAGAAGGCAAGTGGTATCACAATGGCATCTTCATTGACTGCCCACAGAAATCCATCATTTATTCCAAGTACGGCGAAAAATTCACAGGCAAAATTGGCTTTGATGTTGTAGAGGAAATCGTTACCGTAAACGAAGACCCAACATTGGCAGATAACGCATTGGGCTATCCTAATGAAAAAGCCCCGGGTGCTGACCGCTATAAAGTCTGGCTGAATCTTCTAATCAAAACTGCTGACCCGGCTGATGGCGATAGATTCATTATCATTTGTACATTTGAAAACGGCGAAGTAACTTCACTGGTTGAAGACACGCAATATTCAAAAATCATGGACATCATGGCGCAACGTACTTATGAAGAATCTGGCAACTACACCGTTAAAGACTTTACACTCAAGTACATTGACCACAAAGCGCCATTCAAGGATGATGCCCAAGGTGTAAGCCCTGATGGTGATGACAATTTAGTAAGAGCTTTTGTAAGTGATGGTATTGGCTATGTTTCTGGCTACCGCCACGAAAAGAAATACCAAACTGTTTTTGATGTAAGAAAAGCAAGAGACACCGTAACCACAGAAACCGCTTCAATCTTCTTTGATGAACCTGCTTATGTGGATTTGGTAGTTGTTCATGGTTCTAACGCATGGGCAAACAATTCAAATAATGACCAGAATATCTTCACTAACGAAGAAATCCAGCTTAAAGATGGCGACACTACATCTGGCTCTGCGGCTGGTAATGTTGTAGGTAAAATGAAAGTTTGGGACAGTCAATTCCTGAGAATGGATGGTACTGACCCGGTTTACCGTTATTACATTGCCGAAATTACAATGAATGATGGTAAGTCTTTCGCTGACATTAAATCAGCAACCAACATTGCTACCAACTTCATTGCGAAAGTTCCATCTACAGGTTTCTTTGTTTTCAACAACTCAAAAACAGATTTGTTCTGGGTGGTTTCTGTTCCTTTTGTTAAATCCCTAAGGGACATTGACAACGCTAACAAAGGCTCAATGATTATTCACCGCCGCCATAAATTCGTTGGCACGGTTGGTTCAGGTGGCACGCCAAATGAAGTAGCTTTCCAAGTAGCTGAAGTAGCTTCTATTGATGTTTCTACAGCGGTTCTTTCAGTAAAAGAAGGCGGTATTTGGAAGAGAGTTGACCCAACTGGTAAAGTTTCAGTATCTGGCAAGTCTGTAATCGTTAAGGACGCATCACTAGCTGGCAAAGAAGTCATGCTGGTTTGTACCTTCCAATCCATCAACGTTAAGGAAAAGACCAAAACGCTGAAATCTGATGTAACCAAGACTTTCAAAAGAAATGAAACGAATGACTTCAAAGACCCAATGAAACTGGGCAAAGCGGATATTCTCAAACTCAAATCAATCAAATCAAAAGATGGGCAAAAAGACCTTACAGCGTTTTTCACATTGGATAACGGACATCGTCCTTACGCTTATCTGGAAGGCAGAGTATTGCTACATGGTGGCACTATTGATGCTTCTATTGATGAAATCGTGGTAACTTTTGATTATCTTGAACATTCAGATTCAGAAACAGCAGGATTCTTCACCATTGATTCCTACAAAACCATCTTGGATGATAAGAACGATTACAACTACGCCAACATCGGCACGGCGCAATCTTCTGACGGCACTACATATTCTGTTTCACAAATCATTGACTTCCGCCCGTTAATTCTGGATGGCACGGTTACTTCATCCGTAATGCCTGCTGTTAAAACTACAGCCATTCATGATGCCACTTATTACGTTGGACGTAGGGATTACGTTTACATTGATAAAGACGGCAACATTGGCGAACAATATGGCGTTCCTACGGACAAACCGAACTTGCCTGCAATAAGAGAAGACTGCATGAACTTGTATGAGGTTTACTTCCCACCTTATACCTATTCAGCATCTGACATTAAAATCAAGCGAATTGAAAACAAACGCTATACCATGCGGGATATTGGCAAGCTGGAACAGCGCATTGGCACGTTGGAATACTACACAACGCTTACAATGGCGGAAACGGCATTGCACAATGAGAAATTCCTTGATGGTAATGGACTTGAGAAGTTCAAGAATGGCTTTGCTATTGATTCCTTTGTGAACTATACGATTGCAGACACTTCAAACCCGGAATACAAGGCTTTGAACAATGCCCGTTACCGCTATCTTGTTCCAAACGTAACTTCATTCAACCGCCCCTTGGAACTTGACCAAAGCGCTTCTACCAACATTAACGTAAGAGCAAAAGTCTTAACCCTGCCTTATACGCATGAAAAAGTAGATGAACAGCCCTATGCTTCTAAGCACACTTCCATTAACGAAGCCTTCTTGTACAGAAGAAAAGGTTCATTGACACTTGTGCCGAACCATAACACATGGTCTGATACAACCATTGCGCCTAAACTTACATGGGACATTGATACTGGCACTGAAGCAGCAAAAGGATTGGCGAATCACATTAACCGTGTACAAAAAGAATTCAACCAGTACCAACTGTTGAACCGTTCAACTACTAAGCCCGTTTCTGAAATTCAGTACAACTCTAAATCCAGAGTAGAATCAGAAACAGCAACTTCTACTTCTTCCTCAACTAACAGAACCTATGAGGGCACGGTTAGAAATCCGCCTATTGATAACCCGCGTAGTGTTCCTTATTACAAGTACAAAGAAACTACTACAACTGAGGAAAAACAAACTACAACAACGTATAGAATCACGGAAACCAAGGCTTCCATCAACTCTAAAGAATCCAAGATTGGCGAAAAGAAAACCACTTATTCCACAGAGTTCTTGCAAGACGCCAAGCCCCTGCCGTACATGAAAGAAACCAAGATTCAGTTCTATGCTGCTGGTATGATGCCAAACTGCAAACTGTATCTCTTCTTTGATGATGTAAACGTTACGGAATTTGCAACTTCTTACTTTGGCACTTCAAACCAAGCCTACATTCTTAGTAATGAAAAAGGCGTTGCTGCTGGAACTATTGAAATTCCTAAAGGTCGTTTTCTGAATGGCACGAAGTATCTGAAAATTACCAATGACAAAACCAATTCCGGTGATGTCAATATGGAACAATGCTATGCCACAGCACAATTCTACGCTGGCGGTTTAGACCTGCAAAAACGGCAATTAGACCTGAATATTACTTCACCCACTTATTCCGAAACGGATGAGAACCCGACAGAAGACCCCGCACCAGCTTCAACTTCTAAGGAAATTATTCATCAGCATACGGAAACGACTAAGCGGGCAACGACATTCCGTAATACTTATGCACCTGACCCCATTGCGCAATCCTTTACTGCGGCAAGAAATCAGTTTGTAACCAAAATCAATCTGTACTTCCAGAATAAGGATGCTGATGAAACGAAACAAATCTTTGTTGACATTCGCCCGCTGGTAAATGGCTATCCTTCATCTGACACAATCTTGGCAAGAAAGTACATTGCTATTGAAAACATTGAAGTGTCTGAAGATGCGTCTGTAGCAACAGAAATTGAGTTTGACGCGCCTGTTTACGTTGAAGGCAATAAAGAATACGCATTCTGTATTGGTGGCGATTCCCCGGATACAAGAGTGTTTGTTTCTAAACTGGGCGGCAAAGCGCTGAATTACCAGAACCAAGAAATCACAACACAGCCTTCAGTTGGTGTAAGATTCGTTTCCCAAAACGGTACAACTTGGAACGCTATTCAAGAAGAAGACATTAAATACGACTTGTTTGTAGCCAACTTCAGTGAAAACGAAGGCACAGCTAAGTTCGTAGTGAAGAAAGACTTCTACGAATACGAATACGCTGGGCACGAAGCCATTTACGAATGCGAAAAAGGCAAAACCGAAATTCGTATACACACGCCATCAGGACATGGTTTTATTCCTGATGACTATGTGATGATTAACATGATGGAAGGTTCTGTTGTAAGAGCAACATTGATGGGTTCAACTGTACCGAAGTTTGGCGATGCCAGAGTGCTGTTCAAAGACACAGCTAACAATACAATCGGTTCGGGTAGAATTGCTGTTGCCAATCCTATTAAAGGTACTTCTGATTACGAACTTACCCTGAAAGACTGCGAAGGCTTCCTGTACATTGGCGATAGAATTGAAGTTCAAGGTGGCTCAAAAGAAAGAGCAGACCTGTTAGCTTCTATCTATGACAAACGCCCCATTCCTGAACAGTTAATCTTGGCGGCTACATTGCAAGTTAAAGAAGGTCTGCCAGAAAGAGGCGCTGATAACTTCAATGGTATTCCTTACCATGAACTTTCTAATATGGAAGGGCATAAAGTAATCGCTGTAGAAGACGCGGAAACCTTCATTATTAAAGTAACTTCGCCTGCTACTAAATCAGGGCGTTTCCAACACAATAGAACTTACATCAAAATGAACTTGATGTACACCTTTGCTAACTTGTCAGCTTCAGCATTAGCTTATGATGGGCAAACTGAATGGAAAATGATTCCAACAACCCATTGGATGAAACAGTATCAAGCAGCAGTTCCCAAACAGAACTACTCTAACTTTGACGCTGTGACCATTGCCCTGCATGAAAACGTTGAGTTGCAATATCCTGCTAAAATGTACACACGTTTGAATGGCGTGAAATATGCGGCTGGTGCTTCGCCCTTAACGTATGAGTACAAATTCAAAACTGCAAAAGGTAACAAGTACGTAGCGCCAATGCTCAACTTGGATTCATTGTCAGTAACCTGCATGGGTAACCGTGTAAGCCATATGAACGCTGATGATTTTTTCAACCTGAATAAAGCAGAACGCTATTATCCAGAAACCCATAAGCAATATGGTTCAGAACTGTACAAGTACGTTTCCAAAACCGTTTCACTGGATAATCCGGCAACTGACCTGAAGATTTGGTTTGATGTGAATAAGCCGCTATGGTCAGAATTTGCAGTTTATGTAAAAGTAGCGCAAGCTGCTGGCGCTGAACTGGATGCTAAGGAATGGACACTGCTAACTGGCTACAAGAATCAATCCGTAACGCACAACACTACTGATGAATACGCAGAAGTTGTGATTAACGTGAATGAAACACTGAAAGCTATGGGCCAGAACGAACTTGGCACTTATGCCGCCTTCAAAGTGAAATTGGTTGGCATGAGCTACAACCCATGCTTCTATCCCAGATTCAAAACCTTGAGGATGGTAGCTTTGACCTAAAGAACATTAGAAACTCAATAAAACATTCACCTAAAAGAAAAGCCGCCTAAACAAGGGCGGCTTTCTTTATGGTTTGTGTTGTGCTATAGTAGCCAGATTGCTGTGTATCAGCAGGTGTAGTCATCCGGCTACATCATTATTAACAAAGAGGACATTTTAATGTTAAATTCAACACAAATTACCATTGGCAACAATTCTATCACACTTCACGGAAATCTTTACTCACTAACTGACCTTCATAAGGCTGCTGGCGGCGAGAACCGTCATAAACCCTCATACTTTATGCAGCTTGAATCTACAAAGGTTTTAATTGAAAGTCTTGAGAATGAAATAAAATCTGGGAGCTTTTCTTTGCAGGAAAATCAAAAAGTTATAAAAGTAGTCAATGGCGGCAATAATCAAGGCACTTATGGCTGTAAAGAATTGTTGATTGCATATGCTATGTGGTTTAGCCCGGAAACAGCTATTAGAATTTTACGCTCTGCTGAGTTAGACAGTTTACAGAATGTGAAATGCTCTAAAAGTTATAGAAAAGATTTCAAAACTTATATTCTTAAGAATAAATTAACGAATATGTTAAAGATAGGAAAGACTACAGATTTTGTTACTAGACGAAGAACGCTGGAAAGGATTAGTGGTGTAGGATTAGAGTTAGTTGCTCTTATTGATAATGATATTGAGGCGCTATTACACGAAAAGTTCAAATCGTTAAAATTGTTTTCGGAATGGTTTGATGCTTCAACTGGCGAAATTGAAGAATATGTGAACACTCTTACCCGCCAATGATACACATGATTGATTGATTGATTGATTGGAGCAGAATTTGGATGAAATATGAAAAGCCGCCCTTGTTTAGGCGGCTTTCTTTATCAGCTAATTTCATCTAGCCCATTTTCCTTCAGGGCAAGTAGAACCTTTATAGCGAACTTTCATTGGCAGGAAACAACCACAACGAGTACAAATATTCATGTTCTTAAAAGGGCATGTATCACAAGTCATGGCTCTTTCTAAAGCGATTTCCTTTTCAGCAAAGGCATCACCCGGATGAAACAGAGTATCGCGGATAGCATCGAAAATGTTATAAGCCATTTAAGAATAGTTCTCATTAAGGGGTTTGAATGCAACCACTTCGCCATTCTCATCAATCTTAATGAAGCGGTCTTCATCAGCTTTTTTCAGAACCACAACACTATCATTCTCAAAAGCCTTCGTAAAGCCTTCTTGTAAGTGAATGTTTACTAGTTTGCTTTGTAAAGTTTCTTTTTCAGTCATTTCAATATTCTCCAAGAGAGTTAAAACTTAAGTTGGCTATATTATATCACCATGTTCTCATGGCAGCTTCCCGTTCTTGTTTTTTCCATGTCAAATGGTCTCTTTCGATGATGCCTTTCCACTCTTCAGTAAGGTTCTTATCAGCATCGCAGGGAAACTTAACCTTACCTAAATGCCTAGCCTTATCACCAATCATTTTGTTATAGTTTGGATAATCCCAGACTTCTTCAGTCTTAACATAACAAACCTTTTCTTTTGGCTTTACTTCTTCGCAAACAGGACAGAACGGGTTATCTATTGGCTTATCGGGTAATTCTGGCTCTAAAACCGTTCTGCAATCCATACAGAAGCGTTTTACGGGTTCAGAAGGGCTGAACTCTACATTGCCCTCATCACAATCACAAAACCTACTTAGTTTTTCGAGCATTTTTCTTCTTCCTTTTCAAAGTCTTCTTACCAAGAGCCATCAGCTTCTCTTCTTCGGCTCTCTTCTTGGCTGTTCTGCTCATGGTTTTCTTAACAGCAGTTTCGTTTTTGTCTTCAATCTTTGTAACAGCTTTATCTTCATTTTCTTTTACAAATGAAGAAATATTGGCAATGGCGGCTTCTTCCACAGCCTTTTCTTTCTTGTTTTTGGAATTTGTTATCAAGGTTTCAAAAGAAGCTAAATCCTGCTGAAAGCAATTACCGCTAATGAACAATGAACCTTCAGCAAAGCCATAAGCAGCAGAGTTGGCTTCAATAACAAATGAAGAAGAAAGCCTAGCTGTAAGTAACAAGTTCCCGCCACTTTGCTTATCCCAAATTCCAACACCAACCACTTCACCCCATGCTTTGCCCCTTAAAAATGGCGCATCAAACATTAACGTTTCGTTATTAACATAGTAGTTGGGATAATCCTTACTAACAACAAATGTAGAAGGAAACAAACAGATTCTTTCGTAGCTGCTACCGCTACTTTTAACTTCAGCCGCCCCTTTACCATTTTCATCTGGTATTGCAGTTAAAAGACCAAGTGATAACACGTTGCAACTGCCGGGTGTAGAGCCAAACCTACCGTCTTTTGGCATTACAAACTCTCTGCCGTGTAGCAGTTTATCCATCATTTTGACGAATAGAAAGGGTGTTGGGTAAAAGCCCAACTTTTCCTCATCTAAAGTGTAACTACGCGCTACTTTTTCCTTAGAAAAAATGCGGGCATATGAATCGAAAACTAAAGCCATTGAAATTCTAAACTAAAACAAATAATTACAGTAATTTTACTCTTTCTCAAGCAAAGCAATGAAAAATCAGTCCTATGAAGACCTTGATGAGTTCCAAGTTACCTCAAAAGGCGTAAAACTTACTGAAAACGTACTTGACCTGAAGATTTATCAGGACGCTTTCAACCCTTTTATGAACGCAGAACTTCAGCTTTTTGACTCTGAACAACTCATCAGAAACATCAAAATCGGGGATAGTGTTCAGGTAAAAATGAAGACAAAGCAGAATAAAGACACGGATGGCGCTTTTCTTATGGGCTTTGTTATCACCAACATTCTGAACCGTTTTGATGAGAAAGAACGGTCGGTAGGTTATTCGCTAATACTCAATGATAAAGGATTGCAAAAAGACCTTACTTCCAGAGTAACTGAAGCCTTTACAAACAAAGAATCTGCACAAGTATTGCAAGACCTAATGCAAAAGTGTTCTGGCACGTTACACAAATCCTACAGAGAACCACCAAAGAACAAAATCTCCTACATTGCCCCAAATGTAAGCCCTTTAACAGCCCTTTATACAATCCTAAGAGCAACAGCACCAAAGAGGGATTATCTATTCTTCTGTGGCGATACATCACTACATGGCAATCCGAAGTATTACTTACTTTCACTTTCAGACATGGAAGACAAGCCCGCTGAAATGACATTCTCACAACAACTAAGCAACGCCATGACTTATCAAGGCAATCACAATTTGCATTTTGCTAATCTTCACTTTGAAGGCGAAAAAGATACGCTTTACACAATGGCTGGTTTACATGGCGCTTCAGTAAATGTGTTTTCTGTATCCGACAAGAAGTTCACTACATATGGCGATAACCAAGCCAACATTATGTACATTTCAAAAATTGATAAGGTTTTTGATGAAGGCGTTTCATTAAATGAAAGTGTAGAAACATGGGCGTTGGAAGCCAAGAAAGCCATGCTTACACCAACATTAACTTCTGTAATGTTCAGTACACATGGCTTCTGTAAATCTCATCAGCTTTTAGGAGAGAACATTTATATCAAGTATCTTGACCATGACATCAAGAACAGGGCTTACAACGAAGACAAGGATTTCAAGCAACAGAAATTCTTTGTAACTGCTGTAACCCATCATGTAAACGCTGCCAAGAAGTATAGAAATTCGTTTAGAGCTTCTGCATGGCAGGTTCGCCAAAACAGTTAAGCATAAGGGCATTCTTTTAAAACACTAATCCTCAAAATAAGCCAATGAAATTATTATCATTTTCTTAATATTAAGGATTAAATCACATGCCTGCTAGCAACTACTCATCTCCGGGTATTAACGTTACCGAAATCGACAAGTCTCTTTCTGTTGAAGCGGCTGGCGTTACTACCATCGGAACTGTTCTCGAAACTTCATGGGGCGCTGCGTTCAAAGTAACTTATGTTGATACTGAAGAAAGCCTCATTGAACAACTTGGCAAACCCAACGAAAACAACGCGCATTACTTCACTTCTGTTACTGATGCACTTACCTACACCCAAAACGTAGCATTAGTAAGGGTTGTAAACGTTGCCACTGCCAAAAACGCCACTCTGGAAAAAACCAAGAAAGGCTTGCTTATTGAAAACCGTGATGCTTTCTCTTTGATGGGCAAGAACACGAAAGAAGGTCATAAATTCGCCGCCAAATATCCGGGTTATCTTGGCAACTCATTGAAAGTAAGCCTTGCTGATAAAGGCAACTTCAACCATTGGGAATACGCTGAATACTTCTCTGCGCCTCCGGGAACTTCACATCACGCCGAAGCACAAGGTTCTAAGAACGATGAACTTCACGTAGTAATCGTTGATACCACTGGTCTCTTTACTGGTTCACCGAATACTGTATTGGAAACCTATGAATTCCTTTCTAAAGCGCGTGATGGCAGAACTCTGGACTTAAGAGCTAATTACTGGGTAAACATCATTAACGAACAATCCAAGTACGTTTATGTAATGGACAACCCGGATACTGACCTTTTCGATACCACTGACCCGAAAGCCATTACTGAATGGGGCAAACTGCAAAAAGACAATATTACTGGCGAGCCTTCTAACTTCAAAACCCTGAAAATGCCGGAACACGGTAAAGATGGTACTTCCGCTCCTTCAGCTACTAACGAACATACTGGTTACGGTGGCACATTAGCTGGTGGTACTATTGGCGATGCTGCTGATGATTCTGACTTCGTTCGTGGTTGGGATTTGTTCCGTAACGCTGAATCCACAAACGCTGCTGTTCTTTTCTTGGGCGCTGTAAAAGATGATTATGTTGTTCGTTTGGCACAGCACGTTCTGGATAAAGTAGCTGAACCGCGCCAAGACTGCGTACTGGTTGTTAGCCCCCGCTTCAAAGACCTTGCGAATAAATCCACTACAGATGCTATTGCAGGATTGGAAACTTTTGATAAAGAACTGAATCGTTACAGTTCTTATCTGGTAAAAGGCACGAACTGGTTCTTGGAATACAACCGCCACACCGATGAAACATACTGGATTCCTGATAACGTTGGTATTGCTGGCTTGATTGCACGTGTTGATACTACTAACGAACCTTGGTATTCACCGGGCGGCTATACTCGTGGCGTATTCCGTGGTGGCATTCAGAAAACACTCTGGAATCCTTCACGTAACGATGCAGACAAGTTCTATAAATGGTCATTTAACCGGGTAACCAGTGAACGCGGTACTGGTGTTGTTCTTCTGGGCGACCGTACTGGTCTCACTAAGCCTTCAATGCTGCGTCAGATTGGTGTTCGCCGCTTGCTGATTCAACTGCGTAAAATTGTTGCTAACGCTGCCAAATACACGCTGTTTGAGTTCAACGACAGTATTACCCAAGCACAATTCCGCGCATTGGTAGAACCTGTTCTGATGCAAGTTCAAGCTAGCCGTGGTTTGGAAACGTTCAAAGTGGTTTGTGATGATTCTAACAACACGCCGCAGGTCAAAAACGAACAGCACTTTGTTGCTGACATTTACTTGACCCCGCTTAACTCTATCAACAACATTCAGCTTAACTTCATCATTACGAAGTCTGGTGTTTCCTTCAGTGAAATTGGTGGAGCAAACTAAAAGTTCGCCCCATAAGAAAAGCCGCCTGAAATATGGCGGCTTTCTTTTGTCTTTAATTTGGGTTATGCGGCTTTACAGTTTCATCAACAGTTTCTTCAGCCAGTTGTCTTTCTTAGATGCAATGCGTTTCTGGACTTTCTGTAAACGGGCGATTTCACTTTGCAGCTTTTCCAAATCGAAACTTACCTTCTTAATTTGTTCATCGAACTGTTCAAGCGAAGTAATGGTGGCATCTTCATCATTCTTATCAAGTGATAAATCGCTATTCTTAAGCTCTACAGTCTTGCCAAGGAAAGAGTGCAACAGAATGCGTTTGCGTTGTGTGGCAAATTCAATACAGAAGATTTCCTTCGGCTCGCCACTACGATTCCATGAGAAGGCGATAGAATTGTTTTCATCGGCTGTAGGGAACAGTTGCGACAAATCCCGTTCTACATACAGGGTTTTATTTTTAAGTCCTTCAGAAAGCCATTCAAGCATGAATGCTCTAGCTGTTGTGGAATCACATTTAACAGCTATGAATTGCTTAATCTTGCCAACATCAGCCATGTTGTTGGCGTCCTTCAGCTTCTGTTTAATGCCTACAACGAAGTCAGTGATTTTGCCTTCACTTAGTTCGCCTAGAACAGGCGATTTGCCTTCAAAAATTGCTTTAATCATCTCAAATACTTACATCAAAACGTTTTAATTAACAATATTTCAAGAAGATGTCAATTAAAGAACTGGCACAAAAGATAAAAGACAAGGAAACTTTTAGAGACCCATTTGAAGGCATTGTAGATGACCTGAGAGCCAATAAATCGGCTTACTACAAGTTCCCGCTTTTATCTAATGCTGATACCTTAACGTTTGTCATCAAGCGTTTACAAGCCAAGCTAGCCAATTACAAATTAGATTTCATTCTGTATCAGCAAGATATTGATGGAACTTTAAGAAGACATTCGCAAACAACCATCGTTCCATTTTCGCCCCATCAATGGTACAGGGATATTTCCCCAGCAAATGCCCATTACCTTGAAATCTTCACTAATTCTGATGTACACATTTCTTTTGAAGTTATTCCAAAAGGCTACAAAATCATCAAGACATTCCAGCCAGTAGTCCAAACAGGTAATACACTTACTGTAGATTTACAAACCTTCCCAAGAAGACCTGATAGACAATGTGATATTCCATTAAGATACAAACTGCTTGAAGGCGAACTGCCACTTGGACTAAGACTAACTGAAACAGGCTTTATTGAAGGCAAGCCCTGTAATCTGGATGATTACATTAAAGTAAACGCGCCATCTTTCAACTGGTTCTATCAGAATCATGATGGCGTACAAGTTTCATTTGGCATTGTCTTCAGAATCAAAGTGCAGGTAAGAATGCTCTTGCCTGAAGGATTATCGGATAAATTTGATGAAAGATGGTTCTGCATCAGGATTCTGAATAATTGGTCTTTTGATAAACCTGTTATCAATCCAGTTAAAAGAGTTATTGAGCATGAAATTTGCGAAGGCGAAGAACAGTTCCATGAACCGTTACCACCTTCACTTTGCCCTACTTGTGAAGAATCAGAAGTATTAAATTCACTTCCAGATTTTGTAAAACTGGAACTTACTGAGTTCTGCCCGGATTTACCCAAGCCAGAAGACCCGAATCTATACAGAAAAGAAGAACTAAGAAATGAAATTCCATCAATACAGTTTTGTACAGCTTGCCAAGACCCTACAAAAGATGCTTTAAGGGAATACGTAGAAATTGATACATACTTTGTAAGCCCTGAAGACTTGCTGAAGTATTACTTCTACTATGACCAGCATCCCATAGAACAGCAACCAAATCAAACAATGGCTCGTTTGTATGCTTCACCATTCTTTCAAGAACTGGTAGCCTACATCCAGAATCCAAACCCACAGAACGCAACCTCAATCGTGGAATTGAGATTGCATGATGGTGTTCGTTTAGAACTTATCAAGTTCAAAGACCCTGAAGAAAGAGAACTGTTCAATATTCCTGCTGAATGGGAAGCCATTAGAAACACCAGAAATCAGGAGATGGAAATTGAAGTGAACTGTTACTACGGGCATGAAGTGTATGCGGAGTATAGAACACAAGGTCAATGAACAGATGGCTTAATAGCCTTTCTGCACATCATCCTTAACCACGATTTCTGTTTCTGAAAAACGCATGTTCAGAATCGTGCAAACAGAATCGCCGTCTTCAAAAGCATAAAACCCACCAAGCCCTGTATAGTTGACATCAATAGCAGTCAAAACGCATGGCTTGAACTTGTGCATATAGTAGTTGTCATCCTTGCCCCATTTGTAGGTAATGTTCAAAACATTTGGATAGTCAAAAACACCAAGACCAACTGTTCCCCTGCCGTATGATGGCAAAGCAGATTGTCTGAACAACTGAACAATCTTGCGAACCAGTTCGGCTTCTTCCTTGTTGTGGGGATAGAACTTGAACTGAAATTCAAATGTTCTAAAGTCAACACCGCGAAAGATAGCCGTTAAGAATGGATTTGGCGCAAGACCAAATACACCGCCTAAACCGCCATTACCCAAGCCATTACCTTCAGCATCACTTAAGAAGTTGTTAGCTTTCCTAATACCTTCCTGTGCAGCAAGAGCGCCAATACCCATTTCACTAAGGGATTTACCCGTTTGTTTCAGCTTCTCATTCACAGCAGAATAAATGCCTTCAGAATCCATTCCCTGAAAACCTTGATAGTAACCAATAGCATCAGCAGGGCTCATTTCCCTAAAGCCCTTAAACAAGGCTTCAGTAGCTTTGGAATGTGTTTCATTTTCCCATGAAGTAGTAGAAGGCATTGCAATGTTTTCTGGCATATACAAACCAATAGTAGCGGCTGTAGCGCCAATCTGCGTCATGTTCCTTTTCTTAATCTGAAACTCAATCCAGCCCGGAATCTGCTGTTCACCAAGACCAACTGGATATTCTAAAACTTCACCTTGCCCTTTAATAGCCATTTTCTATCTAAACCTTTGAAATAGTTTCATATAATCAATATTTCAGTAAAATCAGTAATATGGCTTATCAGTTCAGGCAAGGTTTCTTCCAACCAAAGTTTCCAGAGAAGTATCAAGGCAACCCGAATCAGATTGTCTTCAGGTCATCATGGGAAAGAAAACTGATGTACAAGTTAGATTTAACTAAAGAAGTCATCTCATGGGCAAGTGAAGAAGTAGCCATACCTTACTTCGACCCTGTTACCAACAAAATGAGAAGATATTTCATTGACTTTCTTGTTACTTACAGGGGCAAGAATGATGAGATTTATAAATTAGCTATTGAAGTAAAACCTTACAGCCAAACCATCCCACCACAACCACCTAAGAATAAGAATAAGAAAGCTCAGATGAGATGGATGAACGCTTTGCGAACCTATGAAACAAATAAAAGCAAATGGAAAAGTGCTGAACAATGGTGTATAATAAATGGATACAAATTTATTATCCTCACAGAAAAAGCAGGTTTATTCAAATGAAAGATGAAAAGGTTTTACAATCAATACCAGCACATATTAAAGAAAAATTTGATTATACATCTTATAGTGTAACTCCATTTGTGCGCAATAAGGCAAGGTATATAACAGTTAAATGCAAATTACACGACGAGATAAAAGTTCTACTTACAAACCATAGGAAATGTGGTGGATGTAAGGCTTGCGAGGAGAAAGAAAAAATTCTGAAAATGATTTCCGATGCAAAAGAAATTCATAATAATAAATATTATTATTTAGAGGTTCATTCTTCATATAGCAAGTATTGGAAAATATTATGCCCGGAACATGGGATTTTCTATCAAATTCCAACTTCACATATTACACATAAACAAGGATGTATGAAGTGTGGCGCACGTGTTAGAGCAGATGCTAAAATAGAACGTTGTAGATTATACAAAGATTCCGCCACAGAAGAACTTAATAAAATTCATAATAATAGATATGATTATTCTCTTATTCCTTCAGAATTCAGCCCAAAAGATAAAATACCTATTATTTGTAGTGTTCATGGTGTGTTTTATCAAAGATATGATATACACAAGAAAAAACATAACTGCCCAAAATGTGCGGGTTCATTAAGAGGAAGAAAAGCCATTAAAAGAACTATAGATAAATATAAAACAAAATTTCCAGAAAATTCTAATATCATACACAATAATAAATATGATTATTCTTTAGTTGAATATGTAAATAATGTAACACCAGTCTCTATAATATGCCCAATTCATGGTGTATTCACACAGACACCAAGAGACCATATACAAGGTTGTGGTTGCCAAATGTGCGCAAAAAATTCTTCTACTTCCAAAGAAGAAAAGATTATTAAAGAATTGTTCCCGACTTTTATAGAAAATGACCGTTCTGTTTTATTTCCAAGAGAATTGGATTTATATAGTCCATACTATAAACTTGCTGTGGAAATAAATGGAGTTTATTGGCATGATGCTGATAGAATAGGAAAATTTTATCATTTGAATAAATCAAAGTCATGTATAAAGAAAAACATAAATTTACTTCATTTTTGGGATTATGAAATAAACAATAAACTTCCTATAGTTGAGAGCATAATAAAATCAAAAATTAAACAAACTAATCGTATATATGCGAGAAATTGCACCATCAAAATTGTAGATAAACAAACAGCAAAACACTTTATAAATAATAATCATATTCAAGGTTATGTTGGATGTAATATTGCATTAGGGCTGTTTTCTGGCGAAACTTTATGTCAAGTGATGACATTTGGTAAACCTAGATTTTCTAAAAAATATGATTGGGAACTATTAAGACTGTGTTCTTTGTTAAATACAACTATTGTTGGTGGGGCATCTAAATTATTTGCTATGTTTCTCGAAAACTATAGTGGCTCTATTATATCTTATGCAGATAAAAGAATAAGTAATGGTAACGTTTATAAAAAACTTGGGTTTGTATATTCACATACATCTGTCCCAAATTATTCATGGGTTAAACGTGAAATTATACTTAAAAGATATTCTGCACAAAAACATAAATTAAAATTATTATTAGGCGACGGATTTGACGTTAATCAAACTGAAGATGAAAACATGAGAAGAAACGGCTTCAATAAAGTTTATGATTGCGGCAATGATGTATATATTTTCGAGCGATAAGCTGTATTCATCAGACCTTGATTTATTAAAACTTTATCTTTGTTAAATAGAAAGCCTCTAAATGAGGCTTTCTAAATTACTAATTATTAAAGATTTTAATCTTAAGACAGCTTCTTAAGAGCTATGAAGAAAAAGGGACATTTTGCCTAGTAATCATGCACCCTCATCAAGTTCATGGAATAACCATTCGTATTCCTGCGCGAACTCATAAACGTAAGAAGGTTCAAGAACCCAAATATGATTACGTTTCTCATTAAGGGCGTTCTCATAATCCCTACGAAAAACAGGATTGATGTATTCAGGAAGAATCTTACCAGCCTGTAACATCTTCAAATACTTGCTATGGTCAACATCATCCACAATCCGTTTCTTCCTAGTGTCCATAAACCACAGAAGCTGATTGTCAGTTTCCTTAATTTCCAACGATAAACGCCCGCTGTCCTTAATCCACTGTGTAAAGGGATTGTTGATGTCATTGATGACAACAAGAACCCACCATAAGTTAGGGTCATCGTAAAGCTGATAAGCAACACTTTCAGGCGTGTCCGCATCAAAAACAACATAGGGCTTGAACAGGTACTTATTTCTAAGGTTCTTGTCTTCGACAAAAACAGAAGCAATAATGTTTTTCAATGCCTTCACGTTCTTTTCAGTAAAGGCGTAATCAATATTGGGCAGAGCAGAAAGCATGGTAACAATCACATACAAGAAATATTCACAAGTATTTCTTTTCTAAAGGCTTTCTTTCCTATGAGAACAATCCAAACCAGAGATGACTTCATTGAGTACATCATGAAGACACTAGGGCATCCAATGATTACTGTGAACCTTACTGAAGACCAAGTGAACTACAGAATTGATGATGCTCTTTACAAGTTCTTTGAGTTCCATTCAGACGGTTCATGGCACGCTTACATGCTTCACAAGCTAGACCAAGAAGAAGAAACATCAGGCAGAATCAAACTGCCAGAAACTGTTCTTTCAGTAATGAAGGTTTATCCTTCTGATGGTATGTTCCAAGACATGAGACAAAGCGGAGGCAATAATCTTGTCCTCACTTCATTCATGCAAAACATGGGCAGTTCAATCTTTGGCGGCATTGGCGGCTTGGGCAACTATGCTCATGGCGGTTACTTCCCATCAAACTTTTCAGGTGGCGGTTCTGGCGTAATGGGCTTTGGCGCTTTGCCAAATTACATGTACACAACCAACTACCTGAACACCATTCAAGGAACAGTAACAGGTGAACATGATTTCCAGTACATCAAGCATGGCAACATTCTGGTAATCAGTGATAAAAGCGTAGGTGTTAAAGCTGATGGCTACATTCTCATTGAATGTTTCCTTGAAGTGGATGAACAGAATCATCCAGTCTGGGATAGCATCTGGCTTAGGAATTACGCTGTAGCTTTGTGTAAGAAGCAATGGGGCATGAACCTGATTAAATTCGGTAATACACAACTAGCAAATGGCACAACCATTAACGGACAAGAGATACTGAATGAAGGCAATAAAGAGATTGACCAGCTAGAAGAAGAACTTAAAACATTGTGGTCGCCGCCACTTGGAATTATGGTTGGATAAGTTATTGAGATGGGGCTTAAAAATGCGCGAGAAGCCCTCTAAATGGCGTTCTAAGGCGTTAAAACTTCGACCCAGTAGGTTACCCTTCGGATTTTAGAGTGGATTTAGTAAAATTAACAACTTCAATAAAATCAATGACTTATGTATATTAGTAAAATCTAATATAAGGGCTTAAAACGCGATTTAGAAGCCCTGCTTTAAGAATAGAAAAGCCGCCCGATTAAAGGCGGCTTCTTCATTCAACAACAGGAGTTAAACATGATTTAGTTCAGGTTAATTATAGCAGCTTTTCTGGTTTCATTGCCAGCAGTTGTTGAAGTATGGCTACCACCAACAGTTTGTGTAAACGAACCATCAACCTTAACGTCCATATTGCCTTTAACATGAAGGTCAAGATTGCCATCAATTTCTTGCGTTGAATTACCAAGCACCCGCATGTAGTGCGAGCCTTTAACGCTTATCCACATGTCTTTATTGGTGTTAATGTAAATGTCGCCATCAACCATATGCCACGAATCTTTTACGCCGTGAATGACAATAGTGCCCTGATTGTCAATTTCATATTCAGTATTAGAAGGATGGCGATAACGCAAACGTTCATTACCTTTGGAATCATCCATTTCGCGGTAATGTCCGTTCTTTGTCATCAAAGTATGGTTGTCAGGATACTTGGCGTTGAATCGTGTTTTTGGTTCTTCAAAATCAGAACCGCCTTTTGGTCTTTTACCTTTATAACGAGTTTTAGCCGGTAGTTTGTCTTTTTCTTGGGCGTTGCCATGCGTATCATATTCCTGCTTGCCAATTTTTGATGATGGAACATTTGAAAGTGGTTTTGAATAGTAAACGCCCATGTAAACAGGGTTCTGCGCTAATTCGCCATCAGCGAAGTAACCCATTACTCGTGTTCCAATATCAATGCCTGTAGGGGAAGCGCCAACACCAGCAGAAGCGTTGGTAATTGGCATTTGGGGCATTGCCCACATTAGCGCTTTCTTATCAATGCCAGTGTAGTAGCCGTCAATTTCAACTTTGACCCTGCCAGACATTAACGGGTCATTTATATCAACAACAACGCCAGTAAACCAGACAAGTTGACCGTAAGAGAATCTGCCTGTTTGATTCTGGGCGTAATTTATATAGTTATCACTCATTTCCAGTCTCCTTATAAGTGTAGCCAGCTTCAAAACCGATGCCATGATTAGCTAAGGAATCATGAATCATTTCAGAAACATAGTATTCAAAGCCATCAGCGCCAATGGGCGTGTAGTCATTGTGTTCCTCAGTGTTGTATTCAATGGCGGTGTTATGTGCTTTCTTCAGTTCTTTAATGGTGTTGTAGAAGGTGTAATAAATGACTGTAGTAAAGTAAGCAAAAGGATTCTTGAACTTTTCTGTGTCAAATTTATCAATGGATTTAACAGCTGATAAATGTGCTTCAGTTCGCATTTCATCTTTCCACAAGTCCGTATAACCATTGAATCTGCCAGATTTCAAAATTCTGTCAACTAATTTCATGATGAACTTGCCAATTTCATCCGATATGGGAATCCTTGGCAAGCCTTGTTGTTCTCGCTCTTCAGTTATTTGCTTGTGCTTTACAAGGGCTTGATAGAACTCATCTTTATCAATGTAATCCCTTTTGCCCTTTTCTTTCTTTTCCAGTCTTTTATAACGGGGCTTTTTCTGATTCTGGTCTTTGTCCATATATTCTGATGTATAAGTCATTGAAATTCTTTAGAATATGGCGATTATATCAAAAGAAATTACGGAACTACAATATTAACATTATCGACATCAGGATTTATCGCACCAACTGCTCTTAAGCGTGTCATTTCCCTATCATCGGCGGCAACACAAACCAGATAAACCAGTTCATTAGAAGTTAAAGGAATAAGGAAATTGCCGGTATCACGATTACTCTTAACTTCTTTAAGCAAACTTCCAGTACGCCATGAGTACGCCCTAATAATAGCTTCAAATGGCTGACCTGCTTTAACAATAGTGCCATTGATTCTGTACAGCTTGTCATACTTCATATGCGCTTTCAATACAATATCAGTAAGTGCTTGGTTATAAACCAGAAGCTCTGACAAAGTGCCTTCATTACTAGTGTTTGGCTCTTGGGAAGTAAGCATTAAGGTGGCGATGAAGTCATCAAAATGGAAGTTGATTGGTTCTTCAGTTAGAAGCCATTCTTCATCAATAATGAAATCCAGCTTATTAAGTTTCCTTCTAATAACAATCTTATGCCATCTGTTATCCGTTAGCTCTTTATGGAATCTCTTGGTAATGTTACCAAACTGGAATTCAACCCAATCTTGCCGGTAAACGTTTTCATGTGAGTTAGCAAACAACCTGACTTTCTGCGCAGCATCAATCTGGAAGGATTCAAAAATAGATATTCTTTTGGAAGCAAAGCCTTTGTAACAAAGTTCCCATGTGAAGTCTTGTTCCCAGTTGACAATAGAACTCCAAGCGGAATTATAATTATTGTGGGTTGGCATTCTCAAACCACCAGTAGGAAAACGAATAGCTTTTTCCGTATAGAACATGCCTTCTTCTTCACATTTGGTTTCTTGATAAATGCCAAGAATTTTAGGGTTCAATAACTGACGGGAAATTTCAGCTTCAACAGAAGTAGCCGTTCTCAAGTTCTGTTGGGTTGTATTAAAGGGTAAGTAATAGCCGGGGCTTTCAATAGCAAACATTGTGTTTCGATGCCATACGCGGCGGTAGAGTTCCATGATTTCATCATCACTTATCCATTTGTGGTGTAATGAAATCTGGTCTAGTTCACAAAGCGTAATAGCTTGATAACGCGGAGATGAGTTCCTTATCCAGTTAGTAGGACGCCCACCAATGAACGTAGTCATTTCTGGATAAGAAGTGCCCCTAATAGGCTTTTGGGCATAACGGGCTACGGTGTGTTCAATGGAATCAAAGCCACGGAAATCCGCCATTGATTTTTCAAGAATAAGATGCCCATCAACCCAGAACTCAAACTGATAGCCTTTCATTCTAACTACACAGAAAGAAGCCCTACCTCTGGTTTCTACAGGCTGACATTCTAAAGCTGAAGAATTTATTGAAACTTCGCCAAGTGGCACGTCTAGTTCATCATAGAAGAAGCGGATTTTACCCGATGAATAGTTGTAGGAATAAGTGCCACCTATTTCAAACAGGTTGCCTACTCGGATGATGGTTTCTTCTAGGGTTTGATAAGCGCCGCCTCTATCAACGAAAACATCCTGATTCTTAGGGAATCTGTCTTTCTTCATGAGCCAAATTAGTGTAAGTTCATCACTTCTAATAAAGCCTGAAATATCCGGTAAGGGGACTTCAATGTAAGAAGCGGGCGCTTTAGAAACACCCATTCTGATTGCATCAGGATTACACAAGTTATAACCCCAACGGCAGGAATATTGGTCGGTTTGTTCTAATTCAACATGCGACCTAGTACCAGCCGCATAGCCTTTGAAATCATTGGATTCATCGTGCATTAGCCCCGCTGTATTACCCATTTCATCAATAACAATGTTTGAAGTGAATATTGGCGGTTGCAGGATGAAAGTATCGCCATCAAACGTAATGAACCAATCCGGGTTCATGTCTTTTACAGTTCTTTTAAAGCCAGCCATCTTTTAGAAGCCTTTGAATTTGTTACTAATAGTAATTTTAGCAATTTCAAAATAGCCCTTGATATATCAAAGAACTAGGATTTCCTAAATGACTGAACTCAAACAAAAGTCATTCTCTGAATGGCTGAATAAAGACAAAGCGCCAGATAAGATTAACGAAGCTGCTGAAAAAATTGATAACACCGTACTTGAAAGCGTTGTTAAAAGCATCACTTCGTTCTCTGAATGGCGTAACGCAAACAACAAAGAAGATTTAACTGAAGCCAATATTGACAATCAAGTTCAAGAATGGCGTTTAGAAGAAAGCGGTGGTAAAGGCTATAAAGAATGGCTTGCTGAAAAGGATTTAACTGAAGAAGAAAAAGCCCTTTTAGAAGCTGTTCAGGACACCGAAAAGGCTTACTTGTCTCTTGATGAGGATGAAAAGAAAACCTATCATTTAGTTTTGGAAGCATGCGCCACTAACGCCGAACTTAACGAAGCCTACAATTCCAACGTAATCACTAAGGTTGGCATTCTTGTCGCTAAAGCCATTAAGAAATTTGGCATTCCTGCTTTAACTGCTGTTGCTGGTATTGGTTCTGGCGCTGGATTAGTAGGCGGCATTGTTGGCTATGTTATTGGCATGATTATTCAATCCTACACAAGCCAAATGGTTCAAAACCGTGGTGGCTGGCGAATGATTTGGCATCAAGCTATTAACGCTGAAACCCAAAACGTTGTTTATGACGCCTACAAAGACGTTGTCAAGGATTTGTGTTCAACTAAAGACCTTCACTTGGCTTATAAAGCAGATGGCAAGAAGAACATTTACATCAAAGTGCCAAATCCTTTTGGCAAAGATGTTATCGTTCGTTTAACTATTGACCATCAAAGCTGTGAAGTAAGAGTTGATGAAAATGGCGGATTGGCTATTCTGGATACCATCACTTTGCAACAAGTAAACGGCGTCAGAATGAACAATAACGCTTTCTTGGGCAGGGACTATAAGATTCCCGCTAGAGCATTGAACTATCAAAACGATATGATTCGTTTGTGGTTCTTGGTTGTGGACTATGTTTCCGAAACCTACAATGCCATTCTTAACATTTACTCTGACATTACTGTTAAGCTGCAAACGAAGAAACGTTTGTGGATGAATAACTTGGATAACTTAAGCCAAAAATTCGATTTGTCTTCCAAGATTATCAAAGAAGTTGATGCTGCTGAAGCAATGCTTAGGGACGAAAGCCTTAGATTGCAACAAGAACGTGATAAGGCTGATAAAGACGAACAAGAAGCCCATGCTAATGCCCTTTCACAACGCCTTGACCGTATTAACAAGATTCAGAAAGATACGATTGTTAAGCAATATAGCCAAGAAGTTGCTAGACAACAAGTTAGCCGTCAAGGTTTGACTAGAATCGGGGGCAAATAAATGCTAAAAGAAATCTTCTATGAAGCCTACAATCCTGAATTTGGTTTAAAACGTTATGGTGATATTCGCTATAACGTTCATGACAAACCACAGGATATTCATTTTAAGTACATGAATGCTCTTTCCCCTAAGTGGCAAGAGCTTATTGACAACTACAACTTGCCTGCTGGCGATGCTTTAAAGAAACTCATTGCTGTTCTTAGACAAACTGCTGATAACAATGATGTGCGCATTAACACATTGAGAAACAGACCATCACTTGCCAGACCTTTCTTGTTTGGCTGTGAAATTAAGGGTAACTTGCATTTGTTTGCTTACAATGCCAACTTCCTGCTGATGTACTACCCATACAACTACAAGAACAACTTTCCCTTTGAACTTAAGAATGATGGCGGTCAAAGTGTTGCCAAAATTATGAATAAAGTGAAAGAAATCGCTAACAGAAATTCCTTCAGTGATTTGGGTATTGGTAAGAAAGTAGCTGTTGGTTTAGGATTAGCGGCTGCTGTGGCGATGTTGAGTTAAAAGGCGGCAATATGATTAAAGACCTTTTTGAAGAAGTGGAAGTTGATAAACTGCTTAAAGACAATGCGCCCATTATCAAGAAGATTGTTGGCGGTGAAGTAAAAGACAAGAAAGCGCCTAAACAGGATTTGAAAGAATCTAATGAACTACGCATTCCCGCTAAAGCTATTCCAGCTAATGCTAGTGCTGCTTTGAAAGACATAAACCTTCCCCAGAAAGTTCATGACTTGATTTCTGTGTTCTTGAGAGAAGGTTTCAAGGTTGGTAAAACTTCCAATGATGGGCTTATTGAACTCACTAGAACCACGACTAATGAAAAGCAAATGATTTACATTGATTACCATAACTTTGACAAGGATTCAAGTGTTGATGTTTACAGCGCTAAAGAAAAGCGATGGGTTAAGTTCTTCTTGGTTGGCACGATGAAACTGCTTTGGTTTGCTGTAATTGCCGCCATTTCTGGCTATGGCATTTTCAAGAAAGACAAAAGAGAACGTGATGCTGGCAAGCCAAACACAGGTTTCGCGAACTACGTTGACGGTCTTATGAATAAGGTATTGTCATGAACCTTAAAGAACTGTTTCTTGAATACATTTCATCAGCTAAGTATCAGCTAGAAGACCAGATTCCACCTAAAGTTGCTGTTGAGATTAAAAGATGGCAACGTAAAGGCTGGGACTTCTACAGGGTTTCCCATGATGTTCTGAAAATGATAAATCCTCTTACTTCAGAAATCAAAATGATGGCTTACGGCGCTGATGGCAAAACAGGCTGGTTTGAAATTATTGGCTATGAGAACAATCCTAGACCTTATGGCATTAACCATGTGCAATGGGATAAAGAGAAAGGATGGGCTAGAATAGCTAAGGAAATCTTCGGAGATGAAGAAGAATACCGGAAAGCAAAGCTGCGTAAAGGCGAACCCTTACATCGAGCTTCATCTGGTATTTCCCGTCTTGAAGGTATCGACAAATTCAGGCTCAACTCAAAACGTTAAATTTACTAAAAGGAAGGATTTTAATATGGCACTCCCAAATCTCATTTACTTCACCCGTTCACATGGCTGCCCTTACTGTGATAAGTTCGCGCCAGTTATGGATTCATTCATTACTAACAGTTTTCCTTTGGAAATTCTGAAACTTGATACCTGTGATGATGAAAACAAAACACTTGCTAAACTGCTTGGCTGTACAATGGTTCCCAGCATTGTTGAAGTGAACCGTGAAGACTGCACTTACCGCATTCATGAAGACATTTCTTCTTGGAATGAAGAACAACTGAATGAAATCTTTATAAATAATACGGCGGAGTGAAGTTTCTCTCCTTTTCTTCCCCGCCACTAGAAAGCCCCATGTTAGGATTGCTCCTTGTCTGACATGGGGCTTTCGCTTTATGTGGCTTTTGTTAAGATTACCTAAGCGTAATTGAAAAGTTCTTGGCTTTGTTTAGAATGGCTTCATCTTCTAAACAAACAAGTGAGGACATTATGAATACAGAACTTATCCATGAAGCCAAAGAAACCCTTATTAGCAAGGTAAAGGAAAACAAGAAGGCTGCTATTAGTATTGGCGCTGCTGTAGTTGGCGCTTTTGCTTTACTCTTTTATGTGGCTTCTAATAATAAGTATGAAGCCATCATTCCACAGCAGCCAGAAATGACATCATTCCGCGACCAACTTCGCCAACAGAACTTGATTGAACTATTGGCTGCCTGTAACTCCAAGCTGGCTGAAGCGTATGAAGTTCCGCAAAGTTTCCTTCTGGAATGTGATGATTACTACCGCGAAGCCTCTAATATGAGCCATGCGTGGAAGGTTAAGCCCCGCCTCATTGAAGAAATGAAAGCTGTAGAACAGAACCTTCAGCGCTTTATTAGCAAGAACTGACTATTTGAAAGCCCTCATTTCAGAGGGCTTCTTTTTATTACAGTAATTCACCATGCAAAAGGTGGCTTTTCAATAATATCAACATTACCAACGCCATTTATAAACAAGCCTTCTGCGTTGCTGTATCCATCCGTAGCTGAAACATGAAGAATACCAAAGGGAATATGGTCATCTGGCATTAAACCCCTTCTGATAGCGCTATCAGAAACCTGTTTAACTTCTCTGAAGTAATCTGTTTTTGTAAGCCATGCAAAGTTTACTAAGGTCATAACACAGTCATCAGTCTTGCCATTATCGGCTTGATAACTGGTTTTCTGCTTGGTAAAGGAAAACAGTTCTGTAATCGTATCCGCATCATTCAGGATGAAGGAATCCGATTCAATAAGGGCTTTTAGAATAGCGCAACCAGTGCTCTTTGTTCTGGGAGTTTGCCTTAGCCCAATACTGAACTTTGTATAGCCTTCTTTCACGTCATCATTTCTTACGTTTGAAGTGAGCATGTATTCATAATCCATGTCGTAATACAAGGCATTACAAACAATCCTGCCAATGGAATTGTTTTCAATAATGACGTAAGCGTTGTTGTACTTGGTAGCGATTGCATAAACCACTTCAGCCAAGTTCTCTGGCAGGATGTGATTATCCCTGTAAACAGCAACCTGTTCATAAACATCACCGCTTATATCAATAACTGTGGCTACGGAATAATCTTGCGACAAACCTTCAGAAACATCAACACTTACAACGTACTTTTTGCCTTCTTCTGCTTCTTTGTAAATGGCAAGATTATTAACAGTTCTTTCTGGCTGTAACCACGACAGGCTTTTCAACTTTTCACCATTAACCAATGTAGCTGAAGAACCCAAGAACTCACACAAGTATTCTTGGTTAAACTCTTGGTCGGTCATTGCTTTCTTCTGGGTTTCATACCATTCTTCATCTCTATCAGGTCTTAGATACCATGGCGCAAAGAATGGAACAAAGCCATTCACACCTTGTTCCGCTTCTGTGTATAGCTTCCAAAAGTAATTCATGCCTTTTGGCGTTGAGGTAATAATCATTTGTGATGTTTTACCTGAAGACAAAGTAGGGAACGACCTACCAAAGAATTCAGGAAAGTTGTCAATGTGTGCAGCTTCGTCAATGTAAACGCAGTTACAGGATTTACCGATAATGGCGTCAACTGTACAAGGCGCGGCGAAAACTTTAGTGCCATTACCGCCAAGCGATAAGACAATACTTTTCATGTTCCAAACAGCAACACCTGGCTTCATATACCATGGCAACGCCATGAAAGCAACCTTAAATCTATCCAAAACTTCTTTAGCACCAGTTTCCTTATGCGCCAATATTGCTGTTGTGTAGTCTGGGGTAAAGATACTTTTCCAAAGAATGTAAGCCATTGAACAAGCGGATTTACCCATTTGGCGTGGAAGCATAGCAATGTTAAATCTGTTCTTCCTGAAGTTCATTATCAATTCTTCTTGGAAAGGGAACAGTTCAAAGATTTGCTGCCCTTTGTCCAATGTGTTGATAACAACATAGTTCTTCACAAAGTAAAGAAAATCATTCTGGCATTTTCTGATTTCATTTACTTGTTCTTCAGTAAGGGGCAATTCTACGCCAGCAGCCTTTAACGCTGGAATGCTGTTGTAGCAATTATCTTGTTTCATCGCCTCAATTTCAGGCGTGTCTGGTACTGGAAATTTAATCATTATATAAATCAACAAGTTAGTGTTCTTATTGAATATATTGTCTTGATGATAAATAAAGGCGAACTTTTTATTGCAATAAATTGGACATTTATTAACATGGCACAAAAACTTGACGTAACTGCTTACATGAAAACCGCTCATTGGCTCAGACAATATGAAATTGAAGCCAAGAAAGACGGTATTCATAACAAGAAAACTGGCGAGCTTCTGGTTTCTTTCCCTTTTGAAATTGACCCCGCTACTGCCGTTCTTCCTTCTTCACCTTCTGCTCCGCCTTCACAGCCTCCTTCACCTCCTCCAGCTTCTGGAACAGAAGAACAGGGCGGCAAACCCAAAAAACCGAAAGCATCTGAAGGTGGCGCTGAAGGTAGAGGAAGCGAAGAACTGTCGCAGCCACCTTCACCGCCAGCACCGCAGCAGCCGCCGCGTTCTGGTGAAGAATCTTCTCCGTAAGAAAATCCAGAATCTTTTCATTCTATAAAACTAAAAGGCATTTCTAAATGACTATTACTGAACATCTTAAAAAACTGATGCGGGAAGTAGGTTCTAATATTAAGGGTATCAAAGATGCCTTTAAATCCGCTTCAGAAAAAATTACTACGCTGGAAGGCAAAGTTACCAAGCTGGAAGCTGCTGGTGGAAAATCTGAAATCTTGAAATTTGTCATGCAGGATGAACGGCTGCCAACATCCATGAAAAAGGGCAGAGGCTATATGCGTTTAATTGTCAACAAAAATGTAGCCGTCGTGCAAGTCAAAGCTACTCCCTCTGCTACTGGTCGCCTTAGCGAATCATCAGGTCTTGGCTTTCCTAACAACTTCAGAATTGCTTTTGAAAAACTTGGCTTCGCTAGTATTGCCGCATCGGCAAGTTTTAATGGCAATCCTTTTTTCGCAGCGATTCATATAGACAATAAGGGTTATATCAACGTCCACAGCGACAAGGTATTCATAAATGTTCCTTTAACTGGTTCTGTTACATTTTTCATAACCGAAGACACTATGAAGACGTTGCCCGCGTTCAGTGGCTTCACTCAAGTTCAGGAGTTCTAATAATGTTTGTTACAAGAGAACATTTACAACAAATCATGCCCAATGCGAAGAATCGTATTGATACTTTTCTGCCTTATATAAACGAAGCTATTGTTTCCTTCGGTATGAACATTACGGCTTTCCGTATGTTCATCGCGCAGCTTGCTGTTGAATCCGGCGAGTTTCGTTATACCAAAGAACTTGCTTCTGGCGCTGCTTATGATACAGGGCGTTTAGCTGTTGCCTTGGGTAATACTCCTGTAGCAGATGGCGATGGGCAGTTTTATAAAGGTAGAGGTTTGATTCAAATCACAGGAAAAGCGAACTATACGGCTTGCGGTAAAGCATTAGGGCTTGACCTTGTAAGACATCCAGAACTGCTTGAACAGCCTGAATGGGCAGTTAAATCAGCTTTCTGGTACTACGCTTCAAGAAACCTTGAAAAGTATACTTATGAACCTACGCTTGAGAACTTCAAAGCCATGACAAAAGCCATCAATGGTGGTTACAATGGGCTTCAAGAACGTATTAAGTATTGGGAAAGAGCCAAGAAAGTGCAGTTTGCTGCTGCTGCTGATGGTGCCGAAGAATAAAGCCTAAACAGTAACAAAAAAGAAAGCCGCCATATTTCAGGCGGCTTTTCTTTACTCATTTCTTAGCGTTCCCGTTTCATCACTAGTGTAGTTGTTACAGTTTCATCCAAAGCAATAATCTCAAAGGTAATATTGATTTCAAGGCTTTGCCCAGAATCCTTAACCTTACAATCTACTTTCTCAAGTTTTATTCTTGGTTCATAAGTTTGCAAGATTTCAGTAATCTGATTCTGGAAAGCTGAAACATGAATAGCACCCATGGTTTCAAAAAGCTGATTCTCAACACCGCAGTTAATTTCTGGATGAAAAGGAACACTCCATTTATTCATCAGAACTAATCGTTTTACGGATTGAACAACGGCTTTACGCCCTTTCACATGTTTTACATCGCCAGTTAAAGGATGAATGCCAAAAGCCATATCCAAATCACTATAGCGTTCATCAATCTTTAACTCGCGGCTTAGACCTTTATCAAGAACTCCCATCAGCGAAGTCCCTGCGCTTTACGGAAACGCCGTGCTTTATTACGCTTTCTAGCGATTCTCTTGTAATAAGACCCGCCTTTAGCTTTCTTCGTTCTTACAGCTTTCTTAATAGCCATTCTACGGCGGTTTCTTTCTGTTCCGCCAATAGGCTGACAGGATTTACCGTTCCATTTATAGCCTTTTTGGCATTTGTACTTGATGATGCGCTTACCCTTTGAATTTATTCTAATTTTTCGTATTACTTCAACCAGTTCTTTATCATCAGTAAGCAATGACGCATCATAAGCCATTGATTCATCATGACTTTTCATAATAGTAGCACCAAGAATAGCTTCTTCAGGCTTTGGATAGAGATAAATGGCGTACGCTCCGATATTGCCATCTAGTTCATCTTCATCATAAGCTGGTGTTTCTGGGTCTTCAACGTCGTAGTCTTCTTCATCTTGGACAATATTGGGTAAATCTTCATTGCCATCAACCAAGAAATCTTCTTCAACAGTTTGAATATCAGGATTCTCGCCAGCATCATTAAGAATCATGTTTCTGATGCTTTTGTTAGCAGTAATCAAAGCAACAGCGCCATTTTCAGGGTCATAAATGACTTCAACTTCTTCAGGATTGTTGTCCTGATAACTGAAGTAGTGTTCAAGATAATTGATGTAGCCATCTTCATCAAGCCTTTTCTGGGGCTTTTTCTTCAGGGGCTTGTCAACACCAGCCATTTGGGAAGTTACGTTTACGTCTTCTTTCATTGTTCAACCTCAAAGAATTTATAGGAAAAGTTCACTGTGCAATTTAATACAGTGTTTTGCATAGTGTAAGAAAGCTCAAGGGGCGATACTGACAAGGGATAAACTTCCCTATAGCGAACTCTATATCTGACATTGTTTTCGTTATCCAGAATAGAAACCCAAATGTTCGCAATAATGTCATCGTAATAAGCCACTACGTTACTATCAGAATTGATAACCAATGAAGCCCAGTTTTCAAAGAATCTTCTTGCTTCCATATCACCATCACAATAGAACATGCACATTAACGGGTCAAAGGAAACGGTATAAGGCGCTTTGTAGATTGTCCCTCTTTGCTTTTGTTCATAGGACATAATTGATTTCTGGGGCATGGAAACCGTGTGACAAAGAACACCAACTTTCTTAGCATCCATATTGAAGTTAGCACCTGAAGAAGAATTGTTATTGGCGTTTCTTTCTGCATTAGCCAGTGCTTTAGGCTTTTCAAATTCAATGATGTAACGTGAAGGCTTCAGAAAACCTGAATCATTAACAGTATTCAGGAAGTAAAGCTGTGAAGCCAATGATTTATAAGGCGAATTGTTTGAATTAACGCCACTTATGCCCCTAATGGCATTCATTTGGTTTCTAGCACTTCTTTGTTCGTTAGTAGTAACGCCATCTCGTTCAGCTTCCCTATCCGTAATAACTGTATTGTTTTGTGCTGGCGGAACATAGCGAGGAATTACGCTGCCAGTTGTTGTATCCCGCCAAACCCCGCCTTCAATAGTAGATTCACCTCTACGAATTTCATCAAGTTCTTCGTTTCTTTGAATGCCCCTTAGAACATTAGAAATTGAACCATACGCAGCATCATCTGGTAAGACAATACCATTTAGATTAGTGCCTTTTCTAGGGTCAATGTTAGGAAGATTTTCTGGTGGCGGTATGTGGTTATCAGGATTCGCCATCACAGCGTCTTTAGGGGTTTCATTAGCCATACTTACAATTGAAAGCTCATTATCATTTGGCAATTATTTTCGCCAATGAAATATAATGAGTTATAACTAATTGATTTATTGAATAATATGGCTTTTCAAAACTTGCAAACGCTTTCTTTGAAGCACCTGAAACAACAAGAGGAGCGGGAATTTAAGAATAATCCTGCTGTTTACACCGTTAAAGACCCCAGAGATGGTTCTTCTGTTTATGCAATAAGAGAAGACCAGCCTTCTCAACTTTCAGCTTACGCCATTTCCATGATTGAGCGCTATTCTGTTCCTAAAGAAGAAATGCAGCTTATCAATGCGTATAGGGATTTGGCTAAGACTTCTGATGTGGATGAAGCTATTAGGGAAATTGTAAATGAATGCTTTTCTACAGATGGTAGGGACATGGCATTCAAGCCCATGTTCAAGCCAGAATCACAGCTTTCTTTGAAAACCCAAAAGAAAATTGAAGAAACGTTTGAATACATTTATCACTATCTTTTGGACTTTGACAAGAATGGACAAGCCATCTTCCGGCAATGGTATGTTGATGGGCGTTTGATTTACCACATTGCGGTTGATAAATCCGAAAAGACCATTAAGCATATTCAGCTTATTGACCCACGTTACATCAAACGAATTAAAGAAGTTGTTATCAACAGGGAAACTGGCTTACAAGATAAAGAACGTTCAAAGATTTACTACGTTTACTTGCCAGAAAGCTATGTGAACGATGCTGCTACGATTAACAAGTTCTGGAACGAAAACTCCTTTAATTACAATGCCTTCAATTACCAAGAGCAGCAAACTTATATAAAATTTGAAGATAATTCAATAGCTTACAGTGATTCCGGGCTTATTGACCAAGAAGCAAACGTTATTCTGTCTAACCTGCATAAAGTGCTTATTCCATACAACAACATGAAGATGATGGAAGAAGCCATGATTATCTACAGAATTGTTAGAGCACCAGAACGCCGCTACATTTACATTGATGTTGGCGGAATGGGCAATGCAGCAGCACAACAGCATTTGAACTACGTCAAGAACACGTTTAACAACAAAACTGTCTTTGATTCTTCATCAAAAGGCTTTATTAACCGTAAAGCCATTCATTCTATGGTTGAGGATTATTACCTTGCACGTAGGGATGGTCAGAAAGGCACTGAAATTCAAACAGCGCCGGGCGCAGAAAACTTAGGCGTTACCAAAGACATTGAATACTTACGGGATAAGTTCTACAGGGCGTTGAACGTGCCTATTGGGCGTTTGGACGCTGAAATGCAGAACTCAACGCTGCTTTTGGGCAGGGTTTCTGAAATGCAAAGGGATGAATACCGTTTCCGCCGTTTCATTGACACGCTTAGAAGCCAGTTCATTCCTGTTGTTGAAAAACTGCTTAAAACAGAACTTCTACTGAAAAATGTAATCACTAATGAAGACTGGGAAAACATCATTCAGAATGATTTGTTCTGGGAATACACAGAAGACAATTCATTCGTTGAAATTAAAAAGCAAGAAAAACTTAGAACGCAACTGGAACTTATTCAAGTAGCCGACCCTTACATTGGCAAATACTTCACTCATTCTGACATCATGAAAAATGTCATGAATTACACGGATAATGAAGTTAAAGAGTTCTACGACAGGCTGAAAACAGAGAAGAAAGAACATCCTGAATTCTATCCGCCTGAAGAAGAAATGAATGGCTTCAATAATAGGGGCGAAGAAGCAAGCGCTGAATGGAAAGATTCACAAGATTACATTGGCGGTGGAAGTAGTTCCAGCAGCAAGAATGATGACGACAGCAATGGCATAGAAACCAAAAGGCAAACCACTTCATTCACTTTCAAAAGTCAATAAAGCCATTTAGAAAGCCACAATAGTTATAACTAAAACGATTAAAGCCCCACGTCAAATGGGGCTTTATTCATTTACCAGTTCATCCGCCTATCATGACATTGCCACTGCCAGTAATAATGGTTTGTGGGCATGAACATTGGCTACCAACTCTTGCAGCAGGCTTACCGTTTATAAAAACCGTAGTGCTACATCCGGGGTTAATAATCACGCTGCCATGGCTACTCGTTAAAGGACAAGCATGTTCTTTTACTTTATCACCTTGTCTAGCAGCTTCTTTGCCATTGATTTTCACATTGCTACTGCCGTTAATGATTGGTGCAGGTGGAAAACAACTATGACCTGAAGATAAATCTGTTTTTCTTGCGGCTGGCGCGCCCATAAATCACATCCTATAAATATCTGAAATTTCAATCAATTTTATTATATCGTCATGCCCAGAGCCGTAAATCCAACTGATAAGAACAAGAATAGAGACCTGTTCAAGCCAATGCATGCATCACATGTTTCCCGTTACTTCGACCATCAGTACAATCAGAATGAGCAGAATACTGTTCAAACCTTACAGGACGAAGCGATTGTTATATCGGGTTATACGGTTACTTACGTCTTTAAAACCGAATATGAAATTGATGAAATCCTGCAAGAATACGATTATTCAAAATTCACTGAAGCCTTTGATATAGCCGTTACTTTCCCTTCAAACATTATGGATTGGGACAATAACAACGCGCTAATGTCAAAATTTGGCTGGACAGCTACGTCACAAGGCGAATTTATCATCAGTCAAAAAGCATGGGCGCAGATAATGGCAGAAAGAGAACAAAAAGGGCTTTACACTTTCTTCAGACCCAGAGAAGGCGATTTGATTATTGTTCATGCTGGACAACGCTACGATGGCAAGAAACCAAATCCCTACAACGCTGAAGATGGAGAATACAAACAGCAACGTTTCATCTTCCAAATTACTTATACGGATGCTGGACTGAATAACTTCCAATGGGGCAAAGATTACGTTTACAGAGTTTCTGCATCATCCTACAAGTATCAGGAAAACGAAGACTTCACGGAGCTTGAAGATGAAAATGGTCTGCCTTTCCTTGATACTGAAGAAGATTTCAACTATCCAGAAGACCAATCTGATGCTTTCTCAAATAACGAGAAGAAGATTAGGGACTTTGAAGAAAACAATCCTTTCAAAGGCTACTAATGAAAGAAGAAGAACTAAAACGAATGCTTTTGCCCTTTCACTATGGCTACAGAATGAACATGCCATTATCCGAAGTCATCTATGAGTTTGATGAAGACATAAAGCTCTTTACAACAGTTAAAAGAATGCTTTCCAAGAAGACAAAGAACAGCGGTTTGCTTCTTAATAATGTTGTTTTACTTCATAACGCATTTGGCAAAGGTTTATTAAAAGCCATTCCTTTTGTTTTTGTTGATGAACGCCAAAGACTTAAAATGAATGCCATCCTAACTATTCTCAATTACTCTGAACAAAACTTACCTTTTGATGAAAATTTTTACTATGAACTCACAGGGAGAATGAACTAAATGTTTATGACTTATCTAAATCTGGCTTGGAAATACAGGAAAATTGTGTTGTTTGCCATTGTGGCAGCAGCTTTTCTTTACCTGACCTACCAACTAAAAGCGCAGAAAGCTGAATACTTGCAACAAACCGCGCTATTAAAAGACACCATTTCTGATATGCGGGAAGCCAATGCAGAAGCATTCAGACAGCAGCAAGAATACATTGCTACCGTGTACACACAAACTTCAGAACTGAACAAATCCATTACCCAAAAATTGCAGGAGAAAAACAATGAAATTGATGAATGGAACAATGACGCCAAAACTCTTATTGATGACCCTGATGCTATTGCTAACGTTATCGCTAGCAGGCTGCGCCAAGAACTCAAAGGAGACATTTATAACAGCACCGCCAAAGCCCTTAATGATTCCAGAACTTCCATCAGAGATACGTCAAAGCTACTCACAGAGAAGTTTTCAAGAGAGGTTTCTGCAAATCTTTTCCAACTCATTACAGATGCCGAAAAATCCAGAGTAGCATTGGGGCAATGTATTGCATGGGCTGATGGCGTTAAGGGCATCGTAGAACAAAACAACAGCCAGAAACAACCAATGCCTGTGAAGAAAGGAAAACGCTAATGTTTAATTGGCTTAAAAATAAAAAAGAATCACTTAACCCATTATCATCAACACAGCAAGGCTCACTTCCGCCACCTAACTTTGAAGAAGTGGCAAAAGGGCAATGGGTTGTGATGAATGGAAAGACAGCAGCTTCCGACAAAACTAGCTCGCTATTCGCAGAGCTTATTACATTAGAAGACTTGAAAGTCTTCAAAACAAAATCCGGCTCATGGAATCCTAATAATGGCAATCAGGTAGTGAAGGAAGAAACCTGCCTCGTGAAGATTACTAACAACATTCAGCTTAACAAACTTAGACAAATTGGCGTGAAGTATGGGCAGTCTTATCTTGTGTACATTAAACATGGTAATCCAGAACTAGTGCCATGTATCATGGGTAAGAAACATACCAAGTTAAAGAAAATACAGAAAATTACCGAAAACATTACAACGCTTAAGAAGCATCAGTTCTGGATTTATCTGAAGAACGGTGTTGGTGGTGTACTAAAATGATGTAATACCAGCCACAAACAAGCTATTCAAAATGCCATCTAAATCTACTTCTAAAAAGCCAGTCATTCCAGTCTGGCTTTATCATTCACAGCCTTTAACAGACGAACAAATTAAAGAGTTTCCTGAACAGTACGAAGCCTTTGTTTACCTAATGACGCATATTCCTACAGGAAAAATGTACATCGGAAAGAAGGGCTTTCATTCCAAGAGAACTGTTAAAGACAAGAAAAGAAAGCAAACTGTTGTTTCAAACTGGCTTACTTACTTTTCTTCATCTGATGATATTAAAGAATTGACCAGAACGGCTGAGGATAAACTGAGCTGGAAAAGAGAAATCATTTATCTTTGTAAAGAGCAAAAGTACGCCAATTATCTTGAGGTTAAACTTCAGTTTCAAATGGGCTGTTTAGAAGACCGTAATAAATGGTTTAATTCAAACATTAACGGGCTTTGGTATTCTTCATGGCTCAAAGACATTAAAGAAGGAGTTGCTGATTATGATTAACCCTGCATATTACGAAAGAAGAAACCTTCCCAACAACATTTTCCCTTTCCATGATATAGAAAAGGCTTATGCTGGATTACTAACTGAGATTGGTGGCACGCCGGAATCGCCTAACATGAAAGAAGTTAGCAAAGAAGAAACATGTTATGCGCGGGTAGAAATTCCGTTTAACAACTTCTTCATTTGGGATGAGGAAGTTAGCAAATGGATTTCGTCTGAAGTAATTGAATTCCCTAAGCCAAAGAAAGATTGGGGAATGGTTGTAGGGCTTGTATTCTTTGTGAATGATGAAAGCGATGAGTTCTACATCGCGGATGTTTTTCAGAATAGCCGCTATGTAGCAGCCAATCAACCCGCCCCGTATATTAGGAAGAGTTGGTTGAGGATTTTTCAACCAATTAAATGATACAGATAAAAGAAAGCCGCCATATTTCAGGCGGCTTTTCTTTAGCTATTGCTAACTTACCACGGTAAGTTGGAGATGGCAAACTTAGAATAATAAATGTTCTTACCTTTTTCTAGCGAAGTGAACGGGTTCGCAGCAATGGCGGCGCGTTGTTGGAAGCCGATTGCATTGCGGAAGCGGTCGTTACTTGCGTCCAGACCAGAGTGCATGGTCAAAGGAACATACGGTGCGTAGATAACACCAGCGTCAAATTCATTAGCGCCTTTATAACCGATAACCACACCGTCATGGGTAAGGAACGGGTCAACGAAAACTTTAAGCTGACCAGCCATACCGACATAAGTAGAAGATTGCAGGTTGATGTCAATGCTTTGTGCATAGTTGGTGTCATTCTTAAGAATGCCAGCCAGTTGCAGAGCATTAGCTACACCCATAGAAGTGATGATGAAGTTACCAGCGCCGCGGCGGTTTTCCAGATACAAACGGGCAGCTTCACTACGAATGTAAGCCCACAGACCAAGAGCTTTTTCACCAGCCCAACGACCATCAGTACCAGTTGCATAGTCAAAAGTACCAGCAGTTGCTTGGTTTTGCGCGCCAATATGAGCAGCGTGCATGATGGTGCGAACGATTTCTTGGTTTTGTTCCAGAACGATTTCTTGAGCCAGAATGTTAGACAGTTCAGCACGGGCTGACAAGTTGTGAACAGCCTGCATGTCTTTTTCAAGTTCAAATGAGTAATCAGCACGCAATTGACGAGTTTTAGCTTCAAGCGCAATCTTGTCAATGGTGATACCCATGTTTTTCCATGCAGCAGTTTCACCAGTCGGAGTATCCATTCCATGACCAGTTTTAGCCAGCAGGTCAACATCAGTGAACGGGTTATCGCTGCGGTCATCAGTACCAGTACCGGAATGTGCAGTATTAACTTCCTTGAAGAGCGCTTCTTTAGAAGTAGCATTGAATTGCGGAGAAGTACCGTTCGGATAAAGCGCACGAATTGCAAAGCCAAGTCCAGTAGGCATATTCATGGGTTGTACACCGCAAACATCATAAGCAATCAGTTGCGGGGTCATACGGCGGACCATGCTAATCAGAACCGGGTCATAGCCTTTGATTTGGCTGGTAACGTTTACGTCTTCTTTCAACGCTTTAGCTTCGTTTTCCAGCAGTTGCAGGGTGGTATTGAACTTGCTAACACTTACAGATTCTTGCAGTTTCTTGATGTCAAGAATATCGCCTTCACCAGTAGGGTTAGACCATTTTTCTGCCAGTGCGCGCAGATTCTTAGCGCCTTCAGCTTGAGCAGATTCAAAAAGTTGTTGTGCAGTTTGCATTAGTTTTTAGTCCTTACGTAAAGAATTGAAATAATTAACGTTATTTAGAAACATTTGAAATTAAAAGAAACTTCCGCGATTGAAAAGACCTTTAAGGCTTTCATCGACTTCTTTAGCGCCTTCTTTCTTGTCATCGGCTTTATCAGAAGCCTTGTCATCGCCAGCTTTATCGTCAGCATCAGCTTTATCTTCATCTTCTTCTTTAACCAGTTTCTTTTCCATGATTACAAGGTCAAGCATTTTCTTGAACTGGTCAGAAGTGTAGGATTCATCAATTTGCGCCATGATGTCAACAACAGAATCGCGTTGGGAATCAGCCATAGAACGGGTTGCTTCACTTACCAAGAATGCTCTGTAAGCAGCTTTAGTAGCTTTTTGGGATTCTTCCAGAAGGTTGTCTTTTTCAGCAAGGCTTTCTTGCAGCGCTTTAATTTCATCAGCAACAACGCTTTCCAGAAGTTGTGAAGTTTCAATACCAGCTTCTTTCAGTCCTTCCATGACTTTCATCATGCCGCTGCGAACATTGCGCACATCTTGGGCAACTTTAAGCTGTTCAGAGACTTCAGTAAGCTGGCGGGCAAGTTCGGATTCGTGATATTCAACAAGCTGTGCAGTGGTTTCTTCAACAGCTTTATCAACGCTTTCTTTCAGGGTCTTTTCGTTTTTCTTTTGAAGGCTTTCCAATTTCTTGGCAAGTTCAACAGCGTTCTTTTCATCAAGGCTTTTCTTGTACTCAGCCTGACTTTCGGTTACGTAAGAATCAACGGCTGAAGTAAAGGCTTCTTGTTGGGCTTCATCAGTAATACCCAAAGATTCAAGCAGTTCTTTAATGTTCATAAAGTTTAATTTCCTTCTTTTAGCTAAAAGATTGATTAAATTGAAAGTTGTAGCTATTTAGTTGATTTCAAAAATAAAATCAATTTCTAGCTTCAATAAGCCCTTATAAACATTATGAAACGACTGTACAGATTCGCTGATTTCCTCAAAGACTACTTTCTTACAGGTTTTGTAAACTCATTTACAAACAACGTAGAGAAGGTATGGCAGCCATTTACTGAATATCCCATTGGCACAACAGTTACCCACACGTATGAAATCAATGGTAAAAGAACCAAGAACAAGTATGTTTCTGTTCTAGGTGCAAAATCAGGCAACCAAGCGCCCATTCATGCTAAACAAGGACAAGTAGAATCTGATGGCGGTATCAGATGGATGTACTTGGGTGAATCGACCATTGTTGATAATGGCATGTTTGACATGTACTTAACACTTGGGCGTCAGAACTCATGGGATGGCACTGACAACCCTGTAACGCCTGCAATCAATCAGTACGTAACCAGACAATGTATTCAGGACATCATCTACGCCAAGAAAATTGACAAATCTTCAGTTGCCATGGTTGCCCGCAGAAACACATGGAAAGCAGAAGAAAAGTATGAAGAATTCAAGAAAGACAAAACTGCTTACAAACTGCCTTATTACGTAACCAACAAAGAAGGCTGTGTTTATTACTGCTTGTCAAATAACAACAATCAGAAATCCACTATTGAACCTATTGGCACTTCAACCCAACCCATACAACTGCCAGATGGCTATGTTTGGTACTTCATGGCGAAGATTGATATTCAGAACTCAAAATTCCTGACTGATGAATTCATTCCTTTGAATGGCGATATTACCTTCAACCCGGATATGAAGAATAACCGAGGCGGCATCGCAACAGTTACGCTAGTAAGCCCGCAAAAAGGACAATTTGCTAACAAAAACAACATTGTAATAGAATTTCAACAAAAAGGTGAAGGTCAAGACGCCAATCTTATTCCACACTTGAACACCCAAGGCATTCTGGAATACATGGAAGTGAAGAATGCAGGGCATGATTACGCTGAAGAAACCATTATCGTCTTGAAAGAAAGGTCGCCTGATGCACAAGGACAAGGCGCTGAACTAAAAGCCATCATGGCTCTGGACACACTCACAGGCAAGACTTATATAAAAGACGTTGAAGTGCTTAAAGGCGGTGAAGGCTACAAACAAGGTTCTGTTTCAATACACATTGAAGGTGATGGTCAAGGCGCTGTATTGGAAGCCAAAGTTTCAACCGCTAAAGGCATCATTTCATCAGTAGAAGTGAAAGAAAAAGGCGAAGGCTACTCATACGCCACACTTTACGTTGTATCGGGGCAGAACTCAGCAGTTGGCAGAGTTTCATTACTTCCATATTCAGTTTCCAATCCTAACATTTTGGCAACCATTCAAGACAACGCCATCATGATTAACGTTGACTTGAATCCAAATGAAACTTACTTTGACTACGATTCAGACTACAGAGAAGTGTTACTTGCAGTTAATCTTTATGACATTGATGGCAATCCAGCAAACAAACCTGAATACATTGGCAAAGCACATAAGGCATGGGCAGACCCAAAATCCAAACTGCCAAAGTTGAACCCAGAAGAAGGGCTGATACTTTTCAGACAAACCTCAAACCGTTTAATCAGGGTTGCAGGGCAGTATGAGAAAGTAAAACTGGTGATTTCATTATAAGGGCAAAGTGAAGATGGCTACAACTACAGCGCAATATAACAATCCAGTATTAAGAGATTTAACCAACTACAACGAAGCTATTGGCAACGTTGCGCAACTTATCATTCCCGACTTTGACAACCTCAATTACTTCATTCAGTCGTTTAACTTTCCTTCAATAGATATTCCCGCTGTAGAAACACCATTTAAGGGAAACGATAACAAACAAGTTGGGGATTTCATTAAGTATGGAACACTTTCAGTTGATATTGCATTAGATGAAGACCTATCAAATTTAACTGCTCTTTTTGACTGGATTAAGAAGACAAACTTCAAAGCCAATGTAAGTGAACGGTATGTTGATGTCTTTATTAAATGGCGTACCAGAAACTTGAAATCAGACATTGAGATTAAATTTCATAATGCCTTTGTAACGAATATTGGTGGCTTTCAATTATCAGCATTGAATACTGAAGACACCATTATTACAACAAATGTAAGTTTTGAATACCAGTACATAACGTTGAATGGTCTTGAAATTAGAAATCCAAACATTCATTGGTTATAAGTTTAAGAAAGAGTGTAGAAAGAAAGCTCTCAAATGTATTGAGGGCTTTTTTTATGGCTTAAAGGCTGAAACGTAAACAATTCTCATTTTTTTCACAAACTACATGTAGGACTGTAGAAATTAGTTATTAAGAGAAACACCACAACATCTAGTATGGCTCATCAAATATGCGCGAATTTCGCGCCAAGATAGATGAGGGGGTGAACTAGATATAGTGGTCTCGCGGGTATGAAACGAAGGTTTCAATCCGGTATGTAGGATGAAACGTAGTTTCTAGTTGTTAGATAGATTATTAAATGGATTATAAAGATTATAAGGTTTATAGGAATTATAAGGTTTATAAGATTTATAAGAAGTTATAAACCAGAAGAACCAACCAATTAAAGGATTGGTATATACAAAGCGGGAATGCGACAAAAAGTAGCATTTTCATGCGACATGAACCATGCGCAGCTGGCTCTGTAAACCAGCAATTTGATGCGACACGCTTATTGAAGGCTAAGATGTAAAGTAGCAATTTCATGCGTCACGAGCCATTTACGTCTGGCTTCGCAACCAGTAAATTCATGCGACAAGACATACCTGCATCTGGTGCTGTGAAATGTAGAAATTGATACGACACGGCTTGGATAGTGCGTCAGCTGGCTCTGTAAACTAGTAAATTGATGCGACACGAAGACTAGCAATTTCATGCGACACGGTTGCCATAACCAGACTGTAAAACTAGCAATTTCATGCGCCACGAAGACTAACAATTTCATGCGACAAACTTTGCTTATCAAGAACTTAGATAAGGAATTTCATGCGACAATGGCTGGTGAAAGCTAGCCTGCAAACCAGCAATTTCATGCGACACGCCTTCCCATTCAAGCCCCATCCTCTTCCTTAACCCTTGAAATCAAACTTTCCGTAGAGCCATGAAAGTAGCAGTTAATCTGGGTGTTGTTCTGCTCCTTCACTTCCTGTTTAGCTGCGCCGCCATCACCAGCAATTTCATCAGCAGCTACAAACAAGCTATCCTTCATCTTCTGACTAAGTTCAACAAGTTTGATATTAGATGTAGTAATCGTTCCCATCAAAGAGGACAACGCAGAAACCATCTTCGGGTCGCCACTTTCAACAGCTTGCTGAACAGCAGTTATAAATGGCTCATTTACATTCACCAGAATGCTTTGAATGGTCTTTCTAGCCTTTCTATAATCTTCCTTGATATTCGTTTCAACTTCTTCTCTAAAGGCTTCGTCTTCGTGGTTAAAAGCGATTGGGTGTTCATTAAGGTTTTCACTAGAAGAAAGTGAAGATTCCAATAGGGGCAATTTAGTCTGATTCAAAGTATCCACAAATTCATGAAGCAATTGTCCTTCAATGATTTCTACGCCACTCATTTCTCTTCCCACTTCTCAATAATTTCATGCTCATCTTCTTTACGTGCTGATTTAGGATTTACACTAGCTGTGTATTCAGCAAACCATTCATCGCCACTATGATTATCTGAGCCTTTACTTCTAAACAAATTGACAATCACTTCTTTAATTCTTTCTATCGTGTCAATGCGGCAGTAGTACCAAGCCTTCATGGTGAACTGCAATTCCCACATGATGATTCTCTGCTCTCTGTAATCACCCTCATATTCCATCATCGGATTTACTGAATTAAGCCCAATGGAAATATCCGTCTTCAGATTAAAGTCCTTCACTTCCTCAATAGTAACGTTTAATGCAGGTCTGAAGATGGGCAGGATTTGTTCTAATATCATCAAAGAAGGTTCAAGGTCTTTAGAAGCAATGAACAAAGAAAAAGACAAGTCATAAGGCACTCTGGTGTACATTACTTTGCGGTCATCTTTTTCAGATGAAGTAATGAGGTTGTTTGTGTTCTTGGCTCTTTCACTGGCATAGTTCATTCCGGTTAAATCAAAAGCCATATGAACAGACTGACGTTGGCTAACCTTTGAATACGGGTCTGGCGCATCCGTAAGAACGGAAAGGAACTTGTCCCTGTTGGCAAAGCGTAATGGCACTTTGTAATCAGGTGAACTAGGGTCTAGCTTGATGTGCAGGTCATTGAAGATTGCACCAAACGTAGCTACAAGGTTTCTAGTGGTGGCGTGATAGAAAGGCTTTTGTTTCATAGTAAATGCTAAGTGATTGAAACTTAAGACTATTTATGAACTGTAACAAAAGGGCTATAGAGCCTTATATATAATGTCTCCTGTCAAAAGCCCTTAAAGGAGAGAATTTATGTTACTTTTCAAACGTTTAGAAGTAAAGAACTTGGCTACCATTGGTGATGAGTTCATTACGGTTGACCTGAACCGCCACAAGACAACAGTTGTGTATGGTGAAAACGGCACTTCTAAATCTTCACTCATGTTGGAAAGCCTTTGCTTCTGCCTCTACAACAAACCATACAAGAAGATTAAATTGGGTGAACTGGTAAACAACCAGAACGTAAAAGGACTGGAAGTAAGGCTTACTTTCAATAAGAACAATGATGAGTACATTATTCATAGAGGCTACAAGCCCCAGTTCTTGTCCATTACCAGAAACGGTGAAGTATTGCCACAAACCATGACACAGCAGGCTTTCATTGAAGAAGAATTGCTTGAAGTGCCGTATTCAACGTTTAAGCAAATCATTGCAATGGGCAAGGCTGATTACACTTCATTCATCTCTTTACCTTTAGATAAAAGACGCCAGTTTGTTGAATCCATCCTGAACACATCTGTTTATAGGGCGATGTTAGATAAACACAAAGAAAACCAGAAAGCGTTACAAGCCAAGATTGCTGATGAAGAACATGAGATTCGTTTGCAAGAGAAACTTCTGGCGCAGCACTTTGAAACGGTTAAAACGCTGAAGAAGAATCTGGATGAAGCCAACAAGGAAGAAATCAGTTCTAAGAAGGCGGAACAAGATGAACTGAAACAGGCTTTAGAAAAGCTGAACACTTCATTTAACAAAGAAGAATACGATGGCAAGAAGCAAGAAGTCAAAGAAGTGAAAGCTGGCATTTCAAAGATTGAAACCTTCAAATTCTCACTTGCCCAAAAACTTAAAGACCAGCAACAGTTCTTGTCTTTCATTCAGACAACTGAAACCTGTCCAACCTGCAAGCAAGCCATTACAGAAGCCCATAAGCAGAGTATTAAAGAAGAACAAGAAGGCATCATTCAAGAACTGAAAGACAAAGAAGATAAGTTAAACAGCAAATGTGAAGACCTGATTGCACGGCAAGAAGAAATTGATAACAAAATCAATAATTTGGAAGCCATATTGTTCAACATTAGAGACAATGAAACCAAATTGTCTAATGTTATCAGGGACTTAGATAGACTTACTAAGCAAACCAATAAGAAACAAGAAGACAAGACTATCCATGAGCTTAAAGAGAAGATGAAAGAAGTGAAGTCTTCGCTAGAAGCGCATAAAACTAGTCTTGCCCTTTTGCAAGAACAGCAAGAAGTGTACAAAGAAACACTTTGGCTTTTGTCTGATGGTGGCATCAAGGCTATTGTGATTAAGAAGTATCTGCCAGTTATTAATAGTCTTATAAATGAATATGTTTCTCAATTAGGATTATTCGCCACAGTAAGTTTTGATGAAGACTTCAAAGAGACCATCAAGAAAAGGGGCTTTGATAACTTCTCCTTCTACCAGCTTTCAGAAGGCGAAAAGCTAAGAGTTGACCTTTCAATCATGTTAGCTTGGCGGGAAGTAGCAGCCATGAAAGCAGGGCTTAAAACGAACCTGCTAATCATGGATGAAATCTTCAATACATCAATGGATTATCAGGGCTGTAAGGCTTTCATTGACATTCTTAACAGCAAAGACAATCAGAATACGTTCATCATTTCGCCAAACGCTGAAGACATTCTTGACCTGTGCCATTCTTCTATTCACTTGAAGAAGATAAAAGGTTTTACGGAAATTGTGAACAATGAGTAACAGCATCTTACAGGGGCATGACTATAATGCCCCCTATTCACTATTCAAAAGGAGAACAAAACCGTGAAGAAACTGAACACCAACAACGTGAAAACCATAGCCAGCCTGTGTTGGGCTTATACTGGCGATGTTTACTTCCGCCCTTATAAACAACACGCTTTGGTCGCTTTCCGCCCTTACGGCAATCTTTCTATTAAAGAAGAATACAAACAAAAGAAAGAAGCCATAAAAGCTGTTTCACTTGATGATTTTCGTTCTGTGGTTATATGTTGCTACATTTACAATAGGCTCATTGAACATTGTGAAGTTAATGAAATCCGGCTTAACAAAGACTTCTTCAGCATTTCCTGCAAAGTGAGAGATGAGAACTTCATTGTTAAAGGTGATAAAGAACAAAACATGTTCATCCAGCACCATCAAGACATGATTGATGTCCTTGATGATGAAGCCATTATTAAGTTCGTCAAAGTCCTGAAGCTGACAAGTTACAAACATTCCAACAAAGATTATGTTTTGCCGATGATTAGGGTTATGATTAAAACGTTCCCTGAATTTGCTATGTATGGCGGATGGGGTTGTATCAATGCAGCTGCAAAAAGCCGTAGCTTAGTTTTCTTCAATAAAGGTGCTAGCGGCATTTTTCAGGATAATGTAACAGGCTATAAAGCCGCCGCAACATCATGGACTAAGTTCCGTGAACTTTTCAAAAACATTCCATTTTCTTGTAAGGAAGCGAAGATTAACCCAGAACCATTGGCACAAGCCGAACGGTTATATGGAGTAGTTGAACGCTACAATATGTTCATTGAAGGCTTTAATCTTGCCAAAGAAGTTGTCCCTAGTACTGGAAAGGTTCTAGTATGGATTAACATGATTCCTGTCAATGCTCAAGCGGGCAATATCATTGTGGCGTTGTTCGATAAACACGGCGATATTCGTTTTGGAAATGATATGGGTCAAGAAATTCCTGCTGATAAAGTTGCTGAACGCCTTGTTGCCGCAGCAAACATTCGCTGAAAGGAGCTTACGAAATGCTTTACCTTCCGCTTGTTAATAGCGACATTGAAGCCTTTGTTCTAAAATGCAATGCTGATGGAATCACGGCTGTTACTAATGGCGAACTTCGCCAAGAACTATTTGACACACATTTCTATCTTTACAAATCAGGAGTAACAAATTGAACATTAAAGAATTACAGGTAATGATGGCACAAGACGCCAACATTGACGAAACCGAACTTTCCCACGAATCGTTGCGTACACCATCTCTTTATACAAAGTACGCTAACATTCGCTATGACCTTGAAATGCAGCTAGCTGAACTGTATGAAGAACAGAACAAAACTAAACTAAGACTTTCTGATTATTACTTAGGTAAAGCTGATGATGAAGTGTACAAGGAAAAGCCCAAGAAGATTAAAGTGCTTAAAACTGATGTTGATACGTACATCAAAGGCGATGATGAATACAATCAGCTTTTCAAACGAGTAAGACAAGCTGAAGCCATCCTGAAACAAGTAGAAGATTTCCTGAAGCAAATTTCCTCAAGGGGCTTTTACATCAAGAATGCTATTGACTATCAAAAATTCCAGAATGGGGGCTACTAATGGCAGAACCAAAAGATTTTGATATTATAAAAACCGATGACTGGACGCTAAAGCTAAAGTTTGACCTGAAAAACAAAAGGCTACTGAAGTTCATTGATTTCCTTTACGAACACTACACTTACGAAGTAGAACAAAACAAGGAAATGAAAAGGAAGAAGTTTGGCTATGTTCCAGTAAAAAGAATGTTTCATAAACAGGGCTATAAAATGCCCTGTAAACTTGTATGGGATTTGATAAAGCTGTTAAAAGCAAATGGATTTACCTTTAATGTTGACCCGGAACTTGTCCAACATAACGATAAAGAATGGGTTGAAACCGCCTACAATAACTTCTTGAAAGATGATTTCAGCGGGCATTTCCAACCACATCCACATCAAGAAAAAGCCATTAAATCCTTCCTTTGCCGCAAGAACCTGTTCTGCACCATAGCCACATCAGGCGGAAAGTCATTCATCATTTATGCTTTAGCGGGCATTTTCCTAAGAGAACAACTAAAAGCCAAAGAAAAAGAATTAAAGAAAGTCCTGATTATCACGGATTCAGTAACACTAGTTGAACAGCTAAAATCAGATTTCCTTTCTTACACCAAGAAAGAGAAGTTCTGGAAAGATAAAATCAAGGCTATTCATGGCAAGTCAAAAGATTCAAAGTATGATGAATCAGGGCTTATCTTCATTTCAACCTATGCTTCCATGAAAGAAGAAGATGAATACTTCAAACAGTTTGACTGTGTAATCATTGATGAAGGGCACAAAGCAACAACGCCATCAATAACCGCAATACTTGAGAAATGCTGGCATTGTAATTATATCTTTGGTATGACTGGCTCTTTGCCTTCTAACAAAGAATCCCGCTTAAACACATTAAAACTGTTTTCTGATATTCTGCCCATCATCAAAGCTAAAGAACTCATTGAGAACGGGCAAGCAACGCCTGTTAATATTGAAATTGTTACGTTAAAACATACATTTAGACCAACATTTGATGAATACACAGACTTCCAATCCTACTACGCTAATGACAAAAAGCGCCTTGAGTATGTAGCTAATGATTTAATCAGTAAACAAACAAACACCATTGCACTATTCATCAGAAGGGCATATGGCACGAAACTTTACGAAGAAATTAAACGACAAGTTAATGAAAAAGGTCTTAACATTAACGTAGAATACGTTGATGGCGAAGTTTCAGCGGATGAAAGAATCCGTATTAAAGACATGTTCGCTGATGGCGAAAACACCATTGTTGTTGCTTCTTATAAAACAATGGCAACAGGTGTAAACGCACCAAATCTAAGAGTTCTAGCTTTAGCCCAGCCCATGAAAGCGGAAGTTTCATTGATTCAGGCTTTAGGAAGAACCATAAGAAACTGTAAAGGCAAAGACAAAGCCTACATTCTGGATTACGTTGATTCTTACGGATGGGGCTATCGTCATGGGCAGGAAAGAGTTAAACTCTACAAATCAGAAGGGCATAACTGGACAAGAAGGAGTGAAATCATTTGAATACAAAGAACAACATTTTTAGCGTGCTATCTGGCTACAAACAAGAAGAAAATGGCACATTGACGATAGGCTCTAAAATCATTAAACGCATTATTCCCATCACACAAAACGCCTTCTACGTTTGTGTTGATAGGGATGAAATCAACTTCAGGAAAATTAAAGACGCTGACGCCTTAGTGCTTGATTTCTTGCCAGATTTTGATATTATTAAAGAAGATTTCAAAGTGCTTTATAAGGGCTATAAATTCTATTATGAAGCAAATGAACTTTGGCTTCATTACCAGGTAGCTGTTAGCCTTACTGAAGAAGTGATAGAACAGGAAGAAACCGAATAAAATTAAAGCTGGCTCTAATCGCCAGCTTCTTTATTACCCATGCTTCTAGCAAGGGCTTTCTGGATAGCTTCATCCTCACTTTCTTTACTAGCTTCACCACCACCGTTTACATTCTCATCCCGCCAAGCCGAATACATCCTGCCCCTACCGTAATAATCGTCATCATCATCATAACGCCCTTTGTTATTAGCGTACTTGAGGCTTATCCATTTACTTACAGCGGAATTGCCACCAATAACACCTAGAAAGAACAGCCAAAGTTCAGGCAAGTATTCTGGTGGATGCTCGGAAAAGTTAATCTTTATAAATGAAATCGTACCTACCAAGTATGCAACATTACTCCAGAATTTGGTATGGCTTATCTTACCGCTGCCATGCGATTCAAACATTTCCGCTAAATCTAAACCATGAATAGCTTTCAGAAGAATGAAAGCAAGAATGACTGTAAGCCCTACCGAGAAGGCTTTATCTAGAGTTAGATTGGTAAGAAATGAAAGCACAGCATCCATACAGATTTACTTTAAGTTGTTGTTTTATTGGATTATTTGTTTAAAGCCACATTTACAGAACTTAAAGGACTGTAAGAGAAAGAGTAAGCGTGGCTGTTATAATGCGCCTTGTAAAGCAATCAAAAGGAGCTTATTATGAATAATGAAACAAATGGCAAAGCCCAGTTGCAGCGTGGCTACTATAACAACGACGGGCGCGCTGTGGTTATTCCAATTCTTTCTAATGAAGTTTATAAAGAGCTAAGTGGCAAAACTGATAGGCTAGTTGACACTACACATTGGTTCTTTAATGTTTACCCACCGTTTCATTCAAAGAATAAGCCCAGAGAAGACTGGCATATCAATCAGATGATTCTGAAGGTTATGTACAATATGGCTGAAGATTGCGTTGATAACATTAGAGGTTATAGGTCAATCAATGATTACAAAGAAGCCGATAGATGGCGGGATAAATTGAATAAACTTGGCTTTGGTTATGATGCTGCTAAAGATGATTGGTATAGGCTCTAAAATGCCCTAGAAGCCCATGAATGGCTTTCTAAGCCGTTAAAACTCTTACCCAGTAGGTTATCCTTCGGATTTTAGACAAAATTAACATTTCTAATAAAATCAATGATTTATCTATATTAGTAAGTTCTAATATAAAGCCTTAAAACGCGATTTAGAAGCCTTGTTTTAATAACAGAAAAAGCCCTCTTATTTGAGGGCTTTAATGATTAAAACGATAGGGAACTATAGCAGCAAGTTTTAAAAACTTCCAAATAATTTTGAAAACGCCCGAAAAACTTTTAAAAAATCTGAAAAATTCTGAAAATTTTCTGAAAAATCCCAAAAACACGTGCTTCAGGGGTGTCGCCTCTTCCCATGCCCCATTTCTATCCTAGTTTTCTTAATGCGAACCCTTCCCATTCCCTCTTGATATTGGGAATGGGATTCATTATCATATACCTGAAACCTATCTGATAACGATTCGCAAGTAGCATGGATAGCTTGCAAATGTTAAGGTTTCAGGTAGCTATTGTAACAAATGTTATAATAGCAAGAAAACTAAGAAACCCTATTGTTATAGAACCGCTATTATACTTGTCTTATAAATTGTCGGCTTGGCACTATCACCATAAGCTATAAGCGCCGATTGGATACAGTAGCGAGTATAGCCTAATCGATAAACATACGGCGGGCAAAAATGCAAGTGTAATATGTATCCGCGTTATGGGGCGCATTTTAGGCGAGGCTAAAAATTGCGATGGTTAAAAATCAGAAATGCAAGCCCTTTTTGATTAACATATAGTTAATAGAAATTTCTCGCGGATTGTGTTATATGGCGATGGAATGCCATTAAACGCCAATCACAAAACAAGCAAAATGTAAATTACAGAATGTTAATTGACAATGCTGTTAAATTGTGGCTGATAGTTTGCTGCCAATCATAAACCGTGCTTATATACAAGTATTGACAAACGACAAAAGCTATGCTATAGGCGCGATTATTGGTAAAACCGAAAACATAAAACAGCTATTGACAAACGCATGGAAATGTTATAGACGCGCGTTTGTCCTTATATATAGGCGGTATGGAGCAATGCGGTATCTAATAAAATCAAAGACTTGCAAGAAAGTCTAGGGACGACAAAACTAAAAACACAACAAAAACAAAGACAAACGAAAAAAGAAGAAAAGAATGCAAAAAAAGCGCTTGCAATGGTTGGCAGATAAGCTATAATGCGCACAAGCCAAAGGTAATACACCAACGGCGTGAAAAAAGAAACAAACTGGAGCAAACCATGAACAAAGAACAAGCCATTGCAAAAGCCGCCGCTTCTAATGCGGCATACGACGAAGCCAACAAAGCATATTGGCAAGCCGTGGATTATCAAGCCGATGACCTTACAATAGACTGCCGTCAAAAAGAAATGACGGCGGCATGGTACGCATGGAGCGACGCCCTTCGTGAAACTTATTGATAAGAGGTTTTATGAAAAATTTTGTAACATTTTCATCGCGCGCCGCTGCCCGTGAATTTATTGAAGGTAATAACATTCATTCTCAATGGCGGAAAATTTCCGCCACCGAATACCGCGACGAAGATGAATCAATCAAGATTATTCGCCGCCGCAATGGCTATGCCATTAAGCGAGTTTCGGATTGGGCGGACAATCCCATCATGATATGCGCTGGCGCCGAGTACGGCGGTTTAACATGGTATATTGACAGATAATATCAAGTAAAAACAGGCGTTTGCAAGATTTTTCAGAAAATTTTTGAAAAAGACTTGCAAAAAATTTTCAAGGCGCTATAATGCGCCACAACAAAACAGGAAAAGGTTATCGCCTAGCATTCCGCGAAAAGATAACCATAAAAAAGAGGAAATTAAAATGGCGACTATTGTAAAATCTATTGATTCTGCTACAGAATTAAAAGACGAATTTGCGGCTTATGAGCGCGACTATTATCCATTTGCGCTATATGAGGCTCTTATTGATTTTTTCGATGAATGTTATACGGAAGAAAGCCCGTTTCAACTCGATGTTATCGGCTTATGCTGTGATATACAGCAAATCGACGAAGACGATTTAGAAGACGACGCCATTGACGAAGATGATTACGACGAAGATGGCAACGCCGATGAAGACGCCGTAATCGCCGCTTTAGAAGAAAAAGCTAGTGAACAGGGCTATTTTCTTTGGGCGGGCTTTGAAGATGGAAAACCCGTAGCTTACTACATTTAATAAGCTACCAATTAGCAAAATTTCAGAAAATTTTTATTTGATTTTTCTGAAATTTTGCAAAGATTAAACAAACAAAAAGAGAGAGAGTAAATTATGGAAAAGCTACAAACTGCCGTTTTATTCAGTACCTTAGCAGCATTCTGTTTGCTTATTGGTTATTCATTGGGCATGGTTCATTGGTAATAATTTCAAGCTATTGGGTGCGATGAAATGGGAAAGATAAATTATGCGTATAATTTAGAAAATAGTCTGCGCCTAGCTTTAAGCAAAAAACAAACAAAGACCGCAAAATGTTTAATATATGCGGCAATGGCTGTTAGGTTCGATGCTGATAAAAAATGCGATGGTGAAACTTTTGTTTCGGCGCAACGAAAAGATACTGTTAATATATGGATAAACAAGAAAAGCCTTAAAATTTCTTTCAATCGGAATTTTGGTTATAAATTTACATACGATGAATCAAAGGATTCTTTTAAGGTTTCATCATTTGTTAATCCATATTCCGGGGCAGGAGCGGAATTGGCAACAATAGAAGTTAAGCCATTTCATGAAGAAATGCAAGCTGAAATTGATAACGATGTGTATTTGCCGCGCTATATTAAAGCGATTATTAAGACCGCTTTAATGCCAGCCGATTGTTATGACGATGATGAAGAATAAATCCTTTTAGAAACAGTCGCTTAGTAAATTTTTCAAAAAAGACTTTACAATCATAGAAAGATTTAGTATAATGCGCATATGGAAACAAGCAAAGCGCGCTTTCCCTGAAATGAATCAGCTTTTCGCCTTTGTATTAAAACCTAAAGAGCTAAAACCATGAACATTTTACCTTTACCTGTTAAAACTGAAATAGCTGTTTCCTTCAAGCATACATTCCGCTATGATAAAAAATTAGCTAAAGATTTTTACGACGATTTTATGGAAGACGTGCCGTTACTTACTTTGGAATATGGATTAGGCGGCATTCAGGAAATGGTAATTTTTGCTACGGAAGAAGCAAAACACGAAAGGCACTATTCCGATGAACAGATTGCGGAATTTAAGAAAAAACCGCTTGCGCTGATTAAAGAATGGCAGCGGTATGACGCTTATACGTATGATTTTTGCGAAGATATAGTTTTTCGTACTATACGTGAAAGGAATTATATTGATGAATGTGTTTCATACGTTGAAGCGCATGGTTATGATAATGAATATTATACGCCTGAAAAGTATAAAGAATGTAAGGAAAAGTTAGATATTATGCTATCAGACCTTTCTAAAGTAACGGCGCAAAATTATGTAAACATGATTCATGATGAAGAAACTACCGTTAATGAATTGACTGGTTTTAGAGTAAAAGGTAATTCCAGAGGGCAATGTGTTGATGTTTATTTTTATGATACAGCCGCATGGAGGGCTTTCAAATATATTAACAGAGAATATATTAGGCAAGTTTTCTATGAGCACCCGCTTCCGGCTGTTTTTGAAATGGTATTAGGCGACGGCACGGAATGGAGCGCATTCCTTCCTGATTATATTGACGATTGCTATTTAGAATGGAATGGCGAAGTAAAAGAAGATATTATTGCAAAAATCTGTAAGGATATTGTGAAAGATAGTGAAGAAGAATTGCCATATTCAGAAAGCGACCGCGCACAATTAGCTAATTTAGCGCGTAAATGGCTTGAAGAAAATTTAGGCGAAACACTTGATGTTGATTGATTAACCTGATAAACTGTAAACATTGAAACAAAGGCAAGCGCCTTTCACGGATTACCGCTTTTGCGCTTGCTATCAAAAACCTAGGAAATAAACCATGAAAACCTTACCTTACAAAACTATTCCGGACGTTAAATTCAGCCATAATTTTTGCTATGATAATGATTTAGCACGAATCTGGTATGATGATTTTATGGCGGAAGCGCCGATGCTTGCAATACACAATAGCAGATATGAAATATCAGCTATTGTCATTTTCGCCAATGAAGACGCGAAATATGAAAAACATTATAGTGAAGAACAGCTTGAAGAATTTAAGAACAATCCGCGTGAATTGATTGCCGAATGGCTTCGTTATGATGCCTATGAAATGGGTTTTGACGCAGGAAGTGTAATCAATTATGAATCTAATCCGTATTCTTTAGCTGATTGTGTTACATTCGTTTCAGAAAATGGAATAGATGAAGAAGAATACACAAAAGAAGAATACGAAGATTGCAAGGAAGAATTGGAAACTATGCTAACAGACCTTGCAATGGTAAAAGCGGAAGATTACGTTAAAATGCTGAATAATGAAGATGACGCTTCGCTTTACAATGAATTAGACGGTTTTCGCGCTTTTGGATATTCGCAAGGCGATTGCGTAGACGTTTTATTTTACAATGAAGAAGCACAAAAAACCCATGATTATATAAATCGTGATTTTATCCAGCATATCTTCTATGATGCCCCTATTTCTGGCGCATTTGAAATGGTAATAGGCGGCGAGGTAACATGGGAAATGTATATTTATGAATACATTGAAGATGAATATCTTTATTGGGATAAAGACGTTAAAGAATCCGTTATTAACAAAATCTGCGCTGATATTGTGAAAGACGAAAAGAACCTGCCATATTCCCAAAGCGAACGCGAATTATTAGCGGAAAAAGCTAGGGAATGGCTTAATGAAAATGTTAAAGAAAGCCTTGACTACCAATAATTAAATCGCTAAACTATACAAACATTGAAACAAAGGTAAACGTATTTCACGGAATAACCCGCTTTTACGTTTACCATAAAACCTAAGGTGAAATAAATGGAAAAACACTATACAGCTTATAATTTAGAAACCAATCTGTGTATTGCTTACGATAAACAGAAAAGCAAAACCTTAAAATGCTTAATTTATGCGGCAATGGTAATCAAACATGATACTGGTAAAGAATGCGATGGGGAAACGTTTGTTTCAGCGCGAACAAATAATATATGGATAACTAAGGAAACCCTTACTATTTCTTTCAATAGGAATTTTGGTTATGAATTTAAATACGATGCCGAAAAAGATACTTTTAAGGTTTCATCGTTTTTTGAACCATATTCCGATTTATGGGGCGAATTGGTAGAAATGAATATAAAGCTATTCCCTAAGGAAATGCAAAAGGAAATTGATAAAGATGAAAAATTGGCGCACTACATTAAAGAAGTTATAAAAACCGCGTTAATGCCAGCTGATAAAGAATAAAGGAGCAATAAAATGACGTTTTCAAAGTATGGCAAAGGAAACAACGTAACACGGTTTTCAAGCCGCAAACAGGCTAAGAAATGGGAGCGCAAATGCGACGAAGAGAAAGAAGAACGCCAGACAAAGCGCCCTCATTATTAAGGTTTCAGATTATCCAATACACGCTTTTATCATTTATCTTTTATGCCTTTCTATTTGCTATCCTGATAAATGTTAAAACCCTAATAGAATTAGCAATTTAGTAAAATTTTGAAAAACAGCTTTACATTCTTTCAAAAATTGCTATAATGCGCACTAAGGAAACAAGCAAAGAGCGCTTTCCCTAAAACAGTTTAGCTTTTCGCCTTTGCAAACATAAAACCTAAAAGGTAAAACCATGAATACAAAAGAACCCGTACTCTTTACAATCCGCTTGCCTGATATTACTGGCTATTGCCGCGCTGAATCCATAGCAACATTTGCAATAGATACACAAAATGATTACGCATGGCAAGTAGCACATGAAGGCATAGCAAATGGCGCCGCTATTCCTGAAAATGTACAAAACGCCCTCGATGAATACTGTGGGCAGAATGAAGATTTAGACTGGTCAAAATACGCTTACGCTTTGCACAAGATGTTTGCAAGTGATGTTTTATATGCCATTTTGAAAGATAAAAACTATCCAGAAAACACTAAAGAAAGATTCTTTCCTGAATGGCACGCCTATGAGAATTCACTTTACATTGATATTCCAGAATCAGCAAAGCCATATTTGCATGAATGGGTTTTGGCAGCATTAGAAGACGGAAGCGATGTTATTAGCGAATTAGCAATGTTCTTCTTTGTTGTTGAAAATCCGTGTTGCATGATGCCTTATGACGCTACACCGGAACAAATAGCGGAATATATGGAAATTGATTACGCGCCATATCCAGATTGTTCATTACAAAATGTGCCAGACTTACATAATGATTACTTTACAGAAAGCGTTACTAATTGGATTGATGATAATGTTTCTTGCGAATTGATTACACAATGCAATTCTAATAAGGCTTTACTCGACGAATTGTGGAATGCCTTGATTGAAGCTATTGAAGAAGAAAGCGACGATTAAGCCATATAAAGAACAAACGGCAAATGTTTTCTTACTGATTACATTTGCCGACACAATCCAAAACCGTAAACTGTAAACTGTAAAGGAAAACCATGAAAAAGCTACTTATCAGCGGCGAAACCGTATCCTACATTGTGCCGCATAAATCCCAAAACATTGCGCAAGCGCTTGTTATTAACATTCCAGAATTCAAGACTTTTCCGAAAAGCTGGCTTTCATTCCAAAAGCAAAGGGATTCTAAATTGTGGAGAGAAAACCTTAAAACAATCGTTGAAGAATACGCCAAAGAAAACGGGCAGAAAGTATATATTAAATTTTCCGGTCTTCAATCAGGTGGCGCTTATTCCATTGAAGCTATCTTCTTTGTGCCGGATTCGTTGCCGCTTAACTTTGAAACGCAAGCCAATTTATTACAGGCGTTAAAGTATAGGAAAGAAAAGCGCAAAGGTTTATTCAGCCGTTATGAAAAGCAATTTAGCGCTAAAAAGTATCATGATGCTAAACATACAGCAAAATTTAATACAGCGATTGCTGGCTTAGAAAGTCTTAGAATTGCTAATTTAGCTTGATTGGAGAAAGAAAATGGAAACGAAAAAGCGCATTATTAAGGTAGAAGAATTGGGTGAAACCTTTACTTTCTACTTTACTGAATCGGCAAGCGCCAATCTAACAAGCCATTCAATTAAGCCATTCATTGAGTTTTACATGAAGGCTATTCCAGAACACGAAAAAGGAAATTTTATTAAGGAATATCCATTCATGAGTAAACAATCCTTTGTAGAATACTGCGAAAAGTATCCCGTGGATATTTCTAAACAGCTTGAAGAATATAACAATAATAAATTAACGTATGATTTTTCTAGCAGAATTTTAGTTTATCCGGGTATAGGCTATCTGTTTTTGGATACTTATCAAATATTGCGCTTAATACCAGAAACGAATGAAATGATTGACGCGCATACATTGCTTTGGCGGATTGAACACATTCTATTGCCCTTCCATATTGCTAAAACCATTTTCACCGATGAAAGAAAACAAAAATTAGCTAGTTTCATTAACAGCGGTTTTGCTATGAATTTTCCTTATATACCTTCTCATGATGCTAATAAACTATTCTATTTGCATTTCAATAAACGGAAAGAATATGAAGGTGATTTTAAGAGCGCTGCCCAAAATGCCTTACATGAATTGAAAATTAAATGGGAAAGAAAAGGATTAAACGCGGTACTTGACGTTGAAGATTTAGATAAAAACTATTACAGTAAATCAGAAAACAGGGATAAAGACGAATGGCGCGCCATTTACAACAAAGCTAAAGAAAAAGGATTGGAAAAAGACTTATTAGATTTAGCCTTTGAAATGCGGTTTATAAATGCCTTTCGTAATGCTGGCTTCTTTGGAGCATAACATTACATAGACTTTCCACAAACAACAAACAGCGAAGCGCCTTAGATGGCGCTTCTTTATTTCCTTAGAAAACAATGATGAAGCGAAAAAGTAGAAAAGTGCTTGCAAGTTTTCGGATTTTCGCTATAATGCGCACATTTCCAAACGGGAATAACCAAACAAACATAACAGGAGCAAAAACCATGAACACCATGAAGAAAACTAGAAAATATCGCCACGGCATTCAGCTAGAAACTGGCTTTGTATCCGTTGCTATATTGCGAACCTCAAAAAAGAAATGTAACAAAGAAGGGAAGACTTTCTACTACTACGATATTACAGACTTTCCTAAAGACAAAAAAGGATACATTTTAGTTAATGAAAGCAGAAGCGACAATAATATTAGCCAATCCGTTGCGCGCATTCATAGAAAGATTATGGAGCGGCACAATTTAAGGCTTACAGGCGAGAGCCTAGTATATTAAGAAACAGAAGAGGCGCTAATTACAGCGCCTTTTCTTTTACCTTCTAAAATCCATAAGTCTTTGATTCTACACAATAATACAGTCTTCACCAATCGCCTTCTAAGGCGTTAAATCGTCTTGCCCTTGACCTTCCTATTACCTACCCTCTCTTAAGCGCTTAGAAAGCCATTCAGGAAGTCATTTTCCAAAGCCTTGTTTTCTAGCTTTCTCTTTAGTCTTCAATAACTTAGCTTACAAATAGCTTAAAAGAGTATTGCGGCGATTTAACCAATGCTAAAAACTAGGCAGCATATAATGCGCGCAACGAAAAGGAAAAGCCATAACACGGTAAACAATCAAATGCAAGCGTTACATTATTGTGGCGAGGGCATGAGAAAGTAAACCGTAGAAGGTTTTACCGATTCAGAGGCGTATTAGCTGGCACGCGGCTGGTACATAACACTTAACCATTAGCCTTTGCTGTTTAATATTGACGCTTGCTAGGTATTAGACAGTAGAGAGAAAAGAACAAAGAGAATGGCAGGTGCAAATAACAAGAACAAAATCCCGCCAGTCTCAAAGAAAAGGGAAAGCCACAAAGAACAAGAACAAAGGCTTTCCTTAGGAAGAAAGGTTTTGATAAATGTTATCAATACCATCCAAAAGCAAATGATAATTGCTATCACGTCCACGAAATGATAATTTCTATCATTCGCTTGAAACTGATAACTATTATCAATGCCATGAAAATGATAAATGTTATCGTCTGAGAATCTGCCAGAGAAACAGCTAGGCGAACTACTAGACGAACCGCCATGGGAACTGCTAGGAGAACTGCTATGCGGCATGGTATTCCAGTTTTTCTTCGGAAAAATTCGGAATTTTTCAGAATTTTTCGGGCATTTTCAGAATTTTTCAATTTTTCTTAACAAAATTAAGGAGTTATTCAAAATGTTAAACCTGCACGCTGTTGCCAATATTGATTTCCACGGCTTCATCATTCCTGTTCCAACTGTTTACCTGAAATGGGCTAAATGGGCGGCTTTGAATCATGAAGGCTTTGTACGTATCTTTAGCAGAAAGCCAGAACTTGTAGATGGCGATTGGAAACTGGTTAATGTTCCTGCTGGCGCAGCTAAAGAAATGGCTAGCATTGCCGTCATGAACATTAAGGAAGATAAAGTCAATGAATGGTATGAGGAAAGCCTTGTTGAAATCGTTTTTCCTACTCTTGCCAGCCGTTTACCTGAAAGAATCACAGTTGACCAGATTCATGAAGCGCTTAATGCCATGAAGCCTTCAGTGTTTTCATGCCTTATTGATAGCGTTGTAAAGGAAACGTTGAAATATACAGATTTTGAAATTGAAAAAGTAGTCAACTATAACAACGAAACTTACTACACTTTCACTAATGTAGAGTTAATCCAGTTTGAGATTTGTTTCTTCCATGAAATCAACAGAATGATTTATAAATTAGGTGAATATACGCTTCTGGTGGATATTGATAAAGGAACGGTAACTGAACAACTACCAGATTCCTTTGATAGTAGCCCTGATGAAGTTCGCTACACACGAACTGTTTACGATTCATTTGATGATATTGTTGCGTTTTCTGAACTGCTTAGCAAGTTCATGATATTACACTATGAAAATGCCACAGCATGATTAACTGTTTAAAGGAGAAACCGCCCTTATGACATTACCTAACACCGGAAATGAACGCCAAGAAATTCTTGATTTGAAATATGAAATCATTGAGCTTCGGAAAGAAATTGCTATTAAAGAAGAAACCATTGAGGCTTTGGAAGAAGAACTTGAAAAACAAGATTCTTATATTCAAACCTTGGAAGATGAAGTTGACGAAGCCAATCAAAACGTAACAGAACAAGAAATTGAAATACGCGATTTGAAAGCCAAACTTCATGAAGCCAAAGAAGCCGCTAAAGAAAAAGAGAAAGAACACGAACTTGAACGGCTTGAACTTCAGAATACCATTGATGAACTTCAGGATAATCTTCAGGACGTCATTGATGACTATGACCAGATTTTAAACGAAAAGGAGTAATTTAAAATGTACTTACGCGAAGACTACAATGAGCCCTTAACCAGCCATTCCATCCAAGAGGCTTTGGTTAATCTAAAAACCAAAGCTAAAATGATTAACCCTAACAAATCATTCTTCAATTCCTTTATTAAAACTGTTTTCCGGGATAACTTTGAAGGTGTTGATGTTCAAAATGTAGATGTTGGCTGGGATGTTGATGAAACTGATGCTTTGCTTGTTGTTGATGACAATTACTTCCATGATTCCTACATGAGAATTATTCTTCGTGGAGATGATGTTATCTTTGTAAATGGTTTTATGACAGTAGTAGCAAACGCTGATGGTTTGCTGTTTTATCCGTGTTGGGATGGCGCAGCTAACAAGCCACTTGGCATTATGGAAAAGAAACTGCCATGGTCAAAACAAACTGTTGAGATTCATGAGTTCTGTAACGCTGTTAAAGATTTTTACAAGGCTTGGAGGAACGTGTAATGGAAATTATCAAACTTATTAACACAACAGAAACCGTAACTGTTGAAACCAAATACGGGAATTTTGTAGTTCCCTATGATTTTGTTTGTGATGACCCTGTTTATGTGGCTTTAGAGCCATATGGCAAATATTCAGATTTAGATTCAGATTATGACTTTTCTGTTATGCTACTAACTGGCGATGACCATGAATATGATGGCGTGTGGCTAGCAGATTATGATGACTTGGAAGTCGCTGTTGTTCGCTTTACAAAAGAAGAAGTTGGTGGCGAACCGGGTAGCAAAGAATACCGCGATTTTATTGTCAACTCACTTTGTGAAGTAACGCCTAAAAGAAACACCAATTAAATTACTTTCACATATAAGAAAGCCGCCATATTTCAGGCGGCTTCTTTATTCCCCTTAATCTTCTTTAGGGCTTACGGGCTAACGCCATCACGGGCATCAGTATAAGCCTTGAGAATTTCAGTGCTGTCGGTTTCACTGATTTCAGTAGCCTTGCTAACCAGTTCTTCAATTTTGTTAGAAGAATAGGTTTTATCAGCGGATTTAGCGTCATCAGCAATTTGAGCGCCACCAGTACTACTTGCCGCTTTAGCTTTGCCAAGCACAAAGTTGATAGCAGCTACCACAGAAGTATTAGCGCCACCGTCTTTGATGTCTTGTTCAAGGGTGTCCAATTTGCCAGTAGTATCTTTAAGGCTTTTAATGTCGGCGCCAAAGGCTTGACCAAGTTTTTTAAGGGTGTCTTTCAATGTTGCCATAGTTTTGATTTTCCTTATCAAATGTTGTTAGGAAGCAGCTTGTTTGTAGGCGTTGAGAATATCTTCAACGTCTAAATCGGTAAGGATTGGCGCGCTTCCATTTCCGCCGTTCCCACCTTTCAGGCTTTCCAGCCATTCTGTCTCGCTTCCGGTAAAGCCATGTTCCCTAGCAATTTCATATGCTGATTTTCCCGGAACACTAGCTCCACCGTAAGCCATTCTTACTAGATAATCTTTGTTTGTTGGTGCGTTTAAGTAACTCATTGTTTCTTTTCCCTTCCCTTCTACTTAAAGAGCCAGACCATATTGTCTTTATAAGTAGAATCTTTATTGAATGTTGTCTCAATAGTTTTGTATTTGTAGCCTTCAAAGTTTTGATAATTGCCAATCTTTGTAGATAACTTTGGCTTTAGGCTTTATTCTCTTGGCGGTATGGGCTAATAGTCCAGAACCACCAAACACATCAACAATAGTCCAGCCTTCGCCATCGCCTTCTATATTCTTTTCTAATACTTCAATGAAGTGCTTTTGAAAGTTTTTCTTTTGTCCTATGAATGGTAATGGTGCTTTCTTGTAAAGGCGTTGGCTCATGGAGTAACGTCCATTTCTATTTCAATATTGCCCTTTACAACTGTTTTGTAAAGCCCTTCTGAATCCACTATCTGAATGTCATAAATGGCTGTTCGGAACTTCCAGTCTTTAGTTAAAGCATGAGAGAAAAGAACAGCGATTTGGTTTCCACGAACATCAATACCAGCACCTTCTTTAAGGAGATACGCATCATTGCCTTTTGCTTTGATAAGCATGGTTACTGCGTAAGAGGAAAGGTCATAAGGGCGGTTAGCGGAATCTGTGATAGTAAACGTAACAGCGGTATCATCGCCACGATAAATTGAAATATCTTGTTCAAGCATGTTGGATGGTTTCCTTTCTGTAAGGCTTTTAATATTGCGTATTTTTCATTGCACGTTTTAGCAAGGTTCAGTAAGATTGCGTCATCTGGAAACCAACAAAAGGAGCTAAAACTATGAAAACTATCTACAAAGTCAATGATGTTGAAGTACACATCAGACATTTCTACAAGTTCATTGAAGGTGTTAATGAAATGCCATTTGAAATTGTTAAGAAAGAAATCAATGAAGAATTTGTTCTTAAATTCTTGGAAATGGGCGCGGGCAAAGCTGATAAAATCGTTGTTGAAATTTACGGTGAATCTTGTCTTGATGTAACTTACTGGAATAGCGATAAGAACGTTTTGTTCTCTACTGATACAGCAGATGGCGAGTTCTATATCGTTGATGCGAATTGTGTTAATCACAATCACGCTGATATTCAGGTATTAGAAAAAGCTCTTAATGAACTGGCTTCAGCTAATCCTGATAACGCCACTTTGAAGCAAGATGAATTAGACGCCCGCAAAATCATTGCCGCCCTTAACTTGTTCAAGAAGTTCAACATGATTACAGTTGAATACCAAAAAGGCGGGAATGATGTTTTCCATGTGGAGTTTGATTACAGCCCAACATTCGCTGAAGCTGTTGCTATGGGAATGAATACACAGAAGCATGATGTTATGATGGTTGGCTATGGATTCTTTGTTGAAGAATTTAAGCAATCACATCCCGATAGCGTTTTGCAAGAAGCCAACAAATGAACAGAAGCCCTCATAAGCTCTTGGCAACAGTTCTGATTGTAATATTAGAATCAAGCCAATAATCATGAGGGTTGTTAGGATAAACAAGAAGCCAGTGTAGCCATCAGTTTTCTTTCTGAATCTGGCTCTTTCATCAAGTAGCATTAAGAGCCACCACGAAACATACGTAACGGCTATCCAGAGTATCAGGAATCCTACTGGTGGCATTTTCTACATCCTCTAAATTTTATAGTTATATTAACTTTTATTTAATAAAGGAGCATCTCAAAATGACTACAGAACGTGACAATGTAAACAATCCTGCCCATTACGCCAAGCACGCTATTGAGTGCATTGACATTATGGAATCATTCAGCTATCCAAATCTTGCTAATGCGTTTAAGTACGTTTGGCGGGCTGGTCATAAGAACAACGCTGAAGAAGACATCAACAAAGCCAAGTATTATATTCGTAGGCACTACGCATGGCTGAATGATGGTTTTGATGCTTCTTCTAATCCTGTTATCCGGGATTTGCAGCTTAAACTTCTTAGCGTAGTGAAAGGAACAATGGAAGAAGAACGTTACAGCGCTTTGGAAGAAATCATAAACGCTAATCATGGCTTTTCATCAGAAAGGGCTTGCCTTGTTGACTGTACGATTCTGATGGGAATACTTACTAAAAATTAACTTGCCACTACGGTTATCTTTGAATATAATCCGCCCCGTCATTTTTATTCCTCATATAGTTAAGCCCTCAATCAAGAGGGCTTCTTTTTACTTAATCGTTGAGAACCATAATCCTTTGCCAAACATTTCATCCAGCTTGGCTGTTTCTTCTGGTGTTGGCTTATGTGTAGTAATAATTTGTAAGCGCCCTTCGCCATTTGCCAGTATCAAGTTCTTCTTCCTGTCTTTGCCATCAAGCCATTCTTCCTTGTACTCGTTATCCTTGAACACAACCTTGCCAATTTCCTTGAGTTCGCCGTTTTCATCAAGTCCATAGGCTTTGTAGATTTCATCTGACACAATGGCTTGTTTCTCGCGGAAATTCAGCTTCTTAACCTTGCCCTGCGCGTCAACATAAGCATTCAGAACAGTTACAGTTTGCTGTCTTTTCTCATTGAAAACATACTTGATTTCATCCACATCAAGGTCATTAGGGAACACATCAACTGTGTAGGAATCTTTCTGTAGATAAATGAAAGTGTCAAGAAGATGATTCTGGGATTGCCAGTAAACAATGTCCTTGTACTTATTACTCAAAACTTTTCTAAGCTCTGGAACAAGGAACAAGCGGTTTTTCAAGGTTTCCTTAATTGACCATTTGCCCACTTTGTTCGGGTCATCCCTATCTTCATTCTGATTAGGCTGAATGTTTGGCTTGGTTGTATCCGGTGGTGTAGGTTTCAATGAATCCTGTCCATCAGAATCAACATCAGGCTTTTTATCATTCTTGGATTTGTACTTGTACTTGTAAAAAGCAGAACGCAGTTCTTTGTTGTAGTCAACTTCATAGCCAGCTAAATTGAATTGCGCATAGCGAATGTAGCCTACGGGATGGCTCATGATGTCAACTGCTTTATCGTAAATGTATCTAGGAATTGAAGCATCAATTTTGTATGAGAACTGCTGGTAGTACAGGGAATCTGTAAGGTATGAAGTGTTTGAAAGGAAGCCCGCATAATCAAAGTACACGTTGTTTGTGTCATTGATTACAACCAATTCATAGTCAATTTTAATCTCATCACCAGTTTTGGATTTAACCCAGAATCTCAGGTCTCTTTGGGCTTGTTCCAGCGTATCCATAGCGTAGTTATAGAAGTAATCCAGTGATTGAACACCACCAATTTCTACGCTTTTGGCTTTTACTTTAGCATCTTTGCCTGTTCTTGTAGCAACATCTACTCGTGGCAGTTTGGAAAAGCCCCTGCCTTTGCTTCTTACTTCAATTTTGAGAATAGCGCCATTTGGGTCAACTTCTGTTACTTCCGCATAGAAGCCGCCACCAGTTCTTTCCGGATTAGATTCTGTGAAGACGTAATCACCAACTTTGTAATCTCTGCCTGCTGCGATGATTTCAACGTCATTGATGCCGCCAGTAGTAACGGATTTAACCATTACAGAACCCTGATTGATGCCACCTTTCACGCCTATGGAATCGCCTACTGAAAAGCCATGCCCTTTTTCTTTGATAATGAATTTGATTAAAGGGCAGTTCACAACAAGTTCATCTAAAAGACCATCATTGTCTTTTAAGCGCATTTGTTCTGATGGCACGAATTTGTTGGTGAAAAGATACTTCACTTTCAAGAACAAGTAAGTAGCACCATTGAACAAGTGATAATGCACGGATTCAACGTCAAGTGTAAAGCCAGAAGCAACACTTTGAATGATGAGTGAGTAGTTATTAAGGGCGTCAGTAATCTTCTTGTGTAGTGCAGGTTCAAGTTTGTTCAGCTTAACGCACATGTACTGGTTGTTGGAATAGTGCGCTTGTGATGGGATTAAAAGCTGTTCTCTGGGATAGCTTACTTTGCAATCTTCATCATAAAGCACTGAAATCAAGAACTTCAAGCCTTTTACGCTGCCCCTGTACATGTAGAAGTCCATAAGGTAGTTGAAGAACGCCCTTTGGTCTATTCTCAAGTCCTTATTAAAAGGAAATCCACCATCGGCGTAAATTTCGTCCCAGAACTGGTTAAGGGGGCTGATTACGTTGTGGTGTTCATACAAATGGTCTAAAGCCCAAAAGATTTTTCCTTTATCTTCATTACTCAAGAACTTGTAGAAGTGTTCTAGCAGCTTGGTAAAAAGTGGATATTCCCTCTGAATGTAAGAGGGAATGTTGTATAAAGAGAAAGAGCCTAGGTCAAATCTGTTCTTGTAAAACAGCCCTTGATAGATTTCATTATCCGCCATCATTCAGCCTCCCTTAAAACATCAGCGATTTCAACTGTTCTAATTCTTACAATGTTTACATGTTTGGAATAAATGTTAGGTTTAGCTGCTTTTGCTTTTAAGTCAATGATGTAGGAGAAATCAATGCCCGAAATGAGTGGCAAGTAGAATTGGAAAGCGCCATGTTCATAATCAACATTGCCAATTTCCTTCTTGATTTCTTCATTGTACTGGTTCTTAGTAAGGGCGAAGAGTTTGCCTTCTTCATCCCATACGTTCCAAGTGTAGTTGTAATCCTTGAACTGACTTTTCACAGTGCCTTTTTCAATCTTGTTGTTCAGGGTTGTCAGGTACATTGAAGTGTACTTGGTATTGACTTCCATTTGCTTTGAAAGCATCTTTTCTGAATATACAGAATCCACACCGTTTACTTCCTTAACAATCATTGAGTTCAGGTCAATGTCGTTGTAATAGTTGCCAAACTGGTTCAGGTGCTCGGATGAATATTTGTCAACGATTTCCTTGATTTTGCCCTCAATATCCGTTCTGGAAACATGGGAAATTTCATCAGAAAGAACTGCTGTAAGGCGCATGTCAATGTTCACGTATTCTGGGTCAATCAGTTCAATGTCCATGCCACAGTAAGCGTAGGTATCTAATAAGCGCTTTCTGATGTCAATCTTAGCGCCTTGCGAAAGGGCTTCAGAGTTGTTAGGCTTTACTGAAATGATGACCTTGCCATACTTCTTTGGAATGTTTTCTTCCCCGCCCCATACGTTGATGGATTTGATGTTTCTGAATTCTTCCAGAAGGATTGACTTGATGTCTCCTTCTGTTAGCAAACGGTTTTGTCTTCTGTAGGAGTGAATGGCATTGTAGCGAATCATTTCATTGGATTCGCCATCAGAACCACCAAATGAAGGCGCTGCTGTTTTCAATGTAAACCCACCTACTTTAAACTCCGTACAGCCATCCCCAGATGTTCCTAGGGGCGCTATGTATTCAATGATGATGTATTGGTTGAGTTTGGGCGATTTGGCGATGATGTCATTGCCAAAGAAGATTTCATACCAACCATTTTCAGCGCCAGCAATGAAGAAGTTCTTATTGTTCTTGCCAGCATCACGAACCATGTTGGTTGACATTTTATATTCTTCGCCAATTTCCTTTTCATCTGTCGTGTTCTTGACATACATTCTAATCGTGTCAATATCAATATCACGGTCTTTAATTAGAAATCTTTGTGTTGGGTCGCCACGGAAGATAGTTTTCCATTCCCTTCTTTCACCTTGAATCAATGTGAATGTTTTCTTGGAAGTGAATTTGTATTTGCCATCTTGGGTCTTTTCATAGTCATAAAGGAATACGTCTTTATCAAATACAAAGTCTCTATAGATTGATGACAATGAATTGATTCCTTGAATATGAATGTCTCTGGAAAGATGAATATAGCGTTCTGCTGGAACTTCATCAACAATTCTTTCTACATAAACTTCTGCTCTTGAACATCTCTTGCCTCTAACAATGTAGCCATTTCTTTTAGCTCCTGCTATTAGCGCTTCTTTGGTTTTTGCTGTAGAAAGATAGTTTTCATTCTGGTTCATTTGTAGATACAGCCCTTGGTAAGTAGCTGTGTAAGCCAGAATGTTGATAAGCTGGTTGATGGCTGAACCTTCAAAGTTCACGTCTTTGAAGTCTGTTGTCTGTTTGATGTAGTCCCTTAGATGGGCTTTCAGTTGTTCGTTGTCGAGTTCTTGGACAAGCATAGCTTTTATTCTATTGGAAATTTATTTGTCTATTTTCCAAGATACTAAAAAGCCTTGCCACCCTCCCGCTTAAATAGCTGGATTCCCTTAAGCACTAAAGCCAAAGGAACTCGGCGATAGAGCCGAAAGGTTCGCCGTTTTACAGGCGCTTTTAACGGCGTGCCCCGCCGCGAGCAAGTGTTTTAAGCCTGCATTATGAATGTTAATCGCTGCATTATAGTCCGCATTCGCGGAAAAGCCGCAGCGAGTACACTCAAAATCTGCTTGTGATTTTCTATTCTTCTTATCTACGTGACCGCATTCGCTACAAGTACGGCTAGTATATGCAGGATTTACTGCAACGCAGTATTTCCCTGCAAGCATAGCCTTATATTCTAGCTTTTTGCGAAATTCATACATAGGAATCATAGTCATTAAGCGGTTAAAGGACTTCTTCCAACCACCTGAATGCTTAATCATCTTACGAATATTCAAATCCTCTAGGATTACACAATCGTGGTTTTTGATTATGTAGTCAACTAGTTTGTTTAGGAAATCTTCTCTCAAATCATTGAGACGTTTCTGTTTGCGCTGTATCTTAAGACGAAGTCTTTTGGAAGCGTTGCTTCCTTTAATCTTCTTACTTAAGAGTGATTTCAAACGGTCTATCTCTTTAAGTTTGTTAATAATATTAGGAGTAGAAACACTTTGTCCTGTTGACATAACAAGATATTTCTTAACCCCTAAATCAATTCCAACAGTTTTGTTAATTGAAACAGGAAGTTGAGCTACTGTATTATCCTCAATGAGGATAGAAATATACCATTTTCCTGCTTCTACCATAACAGTACAAGTTCTAAATTCGTGTGTTTTCAAGAGTTTAAGGTACTTCTTGGAAGTCTTAAACTTCATATAACCTATCTTCGGTAAGAAAATCTTTGTATGATAAGGATTCAACTTAACATCGGCTGGGTGACTAAATCTATCGTTTATAAATTTCTTCTTGAATACAGGAAAATTCGTTTGTTTCTTAAAGAATTTCTTAAACGAATCATCTAAATGGCGTAACGACTGCTGAAGAGGATTAGCAGCTACTTCCTGTAAGAAGTTGTATTTCTCGTCCTTCTTTAATGCTGTTAATTTCTTTGAATATTCATTGTAGTTGAAATCCTTATGCTCCTTCGCAAGCGCAAGGAAATAATTGTACACAAAACGGCAGCAACCTGCCGTCTTGCGCATCTTAGTTTCCTGTTCTTGTGATGGATAAAGGCGAACCTTTAAGGATTTCAACACGTTAAATATTCCTGTAAAATTAGATTGGAATTTATTATAGAGGTTTTGCTATGGAAAGCAAGTTACTAAACCTTAATAGTATTATCGCCATAGCCTACCTTTAGGATGGATAAGGAACATGTGGTAAATCTACTTAAGAACCATTCTCATCTTCTAAAAAACAGAAATTGAAGCCAATACACAGCTTCTATGAAATAATTACAACACCCAATTATTCATTTTCGTCTTCCAAATGGCATTCTTTCAATTTGACCTTACCTTTAGAAAAAGTTCTAAAGATGACTTTTATAAGAACCCTTATAAAGTTTTAGATTTAACTTTCATTTCTTCTAACAAGAAAGAAGAAGATTTTTATAACAGGGTTGTTAAACCTACTTATCCTTTAACCCCCAAAGAAAAGACTTTTCCTTCGCCGTTTAAGTTCTATTCTTTTTATGCAGCCGAATATGTAAACTTCATAGGATTTGATACCCCACCTAATAAAGATGACAATAGTGAAATCATTTTCAAAAGAATTTACGGAACTGTATTTGATGCCGGAGGAAAAGGATTAGAAGGCATTAGAATTGAACTTACAAAAGACTTAGCTGAAGATAGAATCTTGAAATATGGCTTCACAGATTCATTAGGCTTTTATGAGTTCATTTTGTTTGATGAAGATACTGATTATGCTGTACGCGCTGGTGATGATTTGCACCGCTGGAATAAGCAAGTCAAATATTACACAAAGCCCGAAACTGTGAAGAATAGAGAGTTTCTAAAAGTGAAGAAAGAAAATGATGGTACTTATACATTTGACAGGAAGGAGCAATAATAGTGGCTAAACAATACACACGTTCAAGAGGGCAGTTCTTTTCCAGCCTTCTGAAAACTTCATCTGACCTTACTACTTACCAATTTGATACTACTTATTCAGCTTCTTTAATGACTACTGAAAAGGTCATTAAGGAATGGATTTGTGGTAATGGTAAGAAAGTAGGCATTATCGAAAACATTACAACTGATTTAGCCAAACAGGAAATCAAGATTACTTATTCCGGAAGCCCCGATGTTCTTACTAACTGTTGTATTTGGCTTCAGGGTGTTTATGATGAAGACTTGAAGCTCAGAGTTTGGAAGAAGAACGGTAACAATCTGGTTTGTAAAACATGGGATTTGGATTTTGTTCTTGAGAGTAAGCATGCCATTCAGAACCAGAAGCGGGGTTCTTTTATACGTGCTGGACTAGGTTGGGAACTCTTAACACCTGTTAATGAAAAGATTGATAGCGTTGATGATGGCTTTGCGATACGCCCCAATAATGTTTACAAGAATGGTGTTCATGCTTTGGCGTTTCGTATCATTAACCGTAATTTGCCCGCTAATGATTTTGAAAACATCATTTGGATGAAGAATAAGATTCCTACTGCTATTAGTAATAAATTGGATTGTCCTACTGACCGTAATGTTGCTAACTATACAGGTTATATGAATAGTGCGCATACTTTAGACCAGTTAGGAAGCAGAAATCAAAGTGCTCTTGTTTGCTATGTGCTTTGGAACTATGACAAAAGTAAAAGCCTTCAGCAGAATATTGATGATTTTGAGATTGTGCCAAAAGAGCCTTATCAATATGATTCACCGCGTTTAGACAGGGTTAAAGGCTTTTTCCGTAGAGTTATTCCCAATACTGTTATTGGTGGGGAAGACAACAAAACTTCGCAAGTTTGGCATTGGCATTTGTTTGGCGATGACCAGTATTTCCAATTAGTAATGCCATGTAACTATAGATTTGATAATACTTATGGAACACAGTTTATGAGTTGCGGTTACATGAAAGACTGCAACACACAAAGAATGCGTTTCTTCCTGCAAGCGCCCTACTATATACATTATGGCACTATTTGTTTAGCTATTGACTATCAGATAAATCCTAGTTATGGTGCACCTGATTACAATGGTTCAGCTATGGTTGAAAGCTATACCGACAACAAGATTATGGATTACACTCATGGCTTCAATGTTGTCAAAGCAAGTGCTAATTACTTTGTTAGTAGTATTGGTGTTGAAAGTTATTCACAAAACGCATTTGCCAAGAATTTCCTGATGCAATCTTCTATTGCTAACTTATGGGTTGTTATTGCGCCGGATTTCTTCATACCCCTTTATACTGGCACGGAACAGCAAACTTTGAATGGTACTGAAACTTGCAAAGTTGTTAATGTGAATACGAAGAATTACATTTATGTAAGTATTCTCTTTGGTTGGAATGGTAACGAAAAAGATACTTACACACCACCTTATCACTACATGCCAACGGATGAAATTTTCCGTGATTATCAAACTTGTCCAAAGAGAAAAGAAGATTAAAGAAAGGAAAGATTGTTTATGTTAGAACACGTTATTATTGACCATCCGCCTACAAATGAGAATGACCCAGAAACATTGAACTTGTGGCTTTTGCACATGAAAACACAAAGCGATAAGCTAGGGGTGTTTTCATCTAAAGATTTCTTTGTTGGAGAAGCTAACAACAAATGTCAGATTTATCAGAACATCAGTATTCCAAATGGTTTGCGCGTCAGCAAATTCACTTTTGTTTACACGCCTTCTGACGCTTACTACACACGGCTTGGCGCAGATTCATTCAAAACCATTCTTCGGAAACGTGATATAGGTTTAAGTGTAAGCACTAAAATTACTAGCGTTAAAGTAACACCTGAATCTTCAAGAGCAGAACTTGTTGCTGGCGAAGAATTTGAGATTACTTTTGAGAAAGGCAAAAGCGTTGAAGTTGAAATTGAAACACAAGCTGCTTTAAGTGACAATATTTCATTTAGACCGTATTACCAGTTGTCTTTTGCTGATGGTGTTTACTCTGTTCTTTATGATTTTCCTTGCACAGTCAAGTTTGAAAACAGGTCTTATGATTTGTCTAAAACTGGAACATTTACAAGGACTTATTACTCATATAACTTTGGCTGGTCTAAGCAAATAAGCGATATTCTTGGTGTTAATTTGTCCTTGAAGTTTAATTCTGAAAATTCTGTTTTTCTTGCTACAGTAAACGGTGTTGAGTTTTGGAAGACGTACCAATATCAGAATTCTTTTAATTACATTAGGGAATCTGTTTCACAATGTTTTGCCTCATGGCTTGGTGGTGAACTAGATGGCTACAAGACATTTGTTTACAATCTGGAAACTTATGACAACAAATCTAAATCAAGTGTTTCGCCAAGAAACTATCCTTTCTTCTGTATTCTTAGGGTGAAAGATGATGGCGAAAACTCTGTTTTTGAGATTATTAACAATATGCAAGACCCGCAAGGTCAATTAACTGGCGAATACATTACATATTCAGACCACAATTCATTTGTAAACAGGGTTCACTACGATAAGAGCGCAAACCTTATTAAAACAGCAACTTATCCGCTTTACTATCCTTGCTTTACTAATACAAACATTACTATTACCGTCCCCAATCAGGAAAGCCCTGTTGCAACCATCTTCAAAAGCTATCCTGTGATGGTTAAAGACAAGATGGAAACTGAAGTAATACCATTCTTCACGCCTTGTAACTGGTATAAAGACGGGTCAAACAACATCAATAACAAAGAAGACTTTATTGGCAAAATGTATGAAATTGATGGTAAGAAGTGGTATCACACGAAAGCTGTTGGTACTTATGCAAACACTTACTTTATTAGATGTGAGGATGAATAAATGGCGTTTGGTGATAATGTAACGGTTCAGGTTCTTCCCAAGAAACTGACTAAGAAGATAGCTTCAGAGCTTTCTCAGGATAACTATGTGCTTTGTAATAAAGTTGGCAAGGTTTACTTTCATGATGGTTATCCTTTACAGCAGAAAGTAACAAACGTTGAATACATTGAGGCTGATAAAATCATTAAAATGACTTTCAACGCAAGTATTGAGGATGTTCTGTTTCCTGCTTGTGTAGTTCAGTTTAAGAAAGGCAGCGATACTTACTTCTTTAGAATTGCAAAAGTGCCTTCTACTACTGAGGTTAATTTTATTGCCCATAAATCCTACAGGGAACTGCTTTTTCGGGATACCATAAACACGAATATTATTGGTGCTAATGTGAGTATTCCGCCACTTGGCATTAAAGCGTCCGCAGCTTATCCCGCTGATGATAATAAGAACTTGTCATTGAATGTTCTAGGGCTGGATATTGGCAATGGCAAGTATGAAGAAGCTGGCTTTACAAATCAATCAACAGCAGAAGGAACATTGATAATTGGTACGCCTGCTGGCTTTCATGCTTTTTCATCTACTAACCTGTACTTTTCCTTATACGCTATAAACAAAACCAGTATTAGCTTTAACGTTACCAACACTTCTTCATACAACAAGGACATTTTCTTCTTTCTGAAAGAATGGTATGTTAACAATGAGGCTTCAGCCAATAATGATAGTTACTTGGCTTCATGGTTGAAAACCACAAGTTGCATGCCCGTTAAAAGAACTAAAAATCTAGCAGATTCTTTCTTGGTTCATAAATGTGCTTCTTCCTTTAACAACATGCCTTATTACCAAGACGCTAAAACTACATGGGCGGAAGCATGGGTTCAGGCGATTCCTATTCAAGCTAGTGACAATACCAATCTGGGTATGCCTTATCAAGTGCCGGGTATTGTCAAGTTCTTCACGATTGAAAAGGAAGTGCTTGACGGCTATGAAGAAGTGCACTGGAAGAATGATAACGTTATCTTCAACATGGGAAAACCGTTCTACTTCTTATCGCCATTTATTCTGAGCCTTAATGATGCTGATTGGAACTTGAAACTGCTTGAAGGAGAACTAGAACATTCATGGCGATAGAATTTAGTTACAAACATTTAACCACAGCCCTCATCAGAGGGCTTTATCATTGCCCCATCTTTCAAAACAAAAGGAGAACTGTAAAATGGCTAAAGCCGAAAAACCTTCCATCAAGCCCATGTTGGCTGGAACTGTAAAGAATTTAGGTGAACTGAAGGATTACCCTTACCTTTGTTCACGTAAACTTGATGGCGTTCGCGCCCTGATTATTGATGGCAAAGTCTATTCCCGTACATTGAAACTCATTCCCAACAAACACGTTCAGGCGTTGTTTGGTAAGGAAGAATTTAATGGCTTTGATGGCGAACTGATTATTGGTGAACCCAACGCCCATGATGTTTACAATAAAACTGTTAGCGGTGTCATGAGCCATGATGGCGAGCCTGATGTTCATTACTACGTTTTTGACCTTTATGACCAAGGTGAAGCTGGCTACGATGAACGCTATCGCCACATTATCAACGCCCATTTGCCTAAGAATATTCGTCTTGTATCATCTTACAAAGCCAAGAATATTGATGATATTCTTGCATTTGAAACCATTGTTGTTGAGCAGGAAGGCTATGAAGGCATCATGCTTCGGAAGATGGATAAACCGTACAAGTTTGGGCGTTCAACATTGAAAGACGGCGGTTTGTTAAAGTTCAAACGCTTTACTGATGATGAAGCTGTTATTCTTGCTGTTACAGAGAAAATGAGCAATCAGAATGAAGCCTTTACTAATGAACTTGGCGCTACAGCAAGAAGCCTTAAGAAAGAAGGCATGGTTCAAGCTGGAACTATGGGTTCTATTCTGGTTAAGAATACTGAAGGCGTTGAGTTTGAAGTGGGAACTGGCTTTACTGATGAACAGCGCCAATACTTCTGGGATAACAAAGAAGAACTGATTGGCAAAACAATCAAATACCGCTATCAGAAAGTTGGTGTTAAGGAAAAGCCCCGCTTCCCGTCTTTCATTGGCTTTAGAAGTGAACTTGATATGTAAGTAGCAGAAGCCATTCTTAAAAAGCCGCCTTCATGGTGGCTTTTGTGCGCCTGAAATAGTGGTATGAAGCCTTCTAAGGGCTTTATAATCTCTATTAACAATTAGTAAAGGCAATTTCAAATGGCTAAACGTCATTCAAATTCTTCTGGTTCTGATTCCATCTTCCATCACTTCGATGAGCATTTATCCCTTAAAACTGATAATCATAAATCCTTTTATAGGTCGCTGATTGAAGGATATGATTCAATCTGTTATGGTTATGCAGGGAGCGCTAAAACATTCATTTCACTAGGCTATGCACTAAGGAAACTGAAGCAAAGGGAAATTGAGAAAATCATTATTATCAGGTCGGCTGTAGCGACAAGGGATGTTGGATTCCTGCCCGGTACTGAAGAAGAAAAGATGGCTATCTTTGAAACGCCATACATTAACATTGTGAATGATTTACTGCAACGTGGCGATGGTTATGAAGTCTTAAAGAAGAAAGGAATGATTGAGTTTCTTTCTTCTTCGTATTTGCGGGGGCTAACTTTTGATAATGCCATCGTAATTGTTGATGAATGCCAAAACTACACCTTCCATGAGATTGACACCATTTACACCCGAACAGGCGAAAACACTCAAGTAATCTTTGTTGGCGATGCCCTGCAAATGGATAGTGGTGTAGGTAAAGAAGGCAGTGGTTTCAATCACTTGGTTTCTGTTGCTTCTAACCTAGAAGCGTTTTCAGTTCATAATTTTGGTGTTGAAGACATTGTTCGTTCCGCTAAAGTGAAAAGCTGGATTGTGGCTACTTCACTGCTCAAACAACACTAAAAGTCCCATATAAGAAAAGCCGCCCATTTACAGGCGGCTTTTTCATTTTGTAAAGTTATTAACAAGTAGCGCGGCTAATACGTAACTGGTTAGCGAGAATACGCGGGGCGTTATCCGTGCCACTTACTGTTTTCGGTGTTACCAAGTAGCCTGTGTAGAGCAGGTTGCCATCCGTTTCAGCATCAAACAAACCAATGCCACGAATAGTTCCCCAGTTAGCAGTAGGCGTTTCAAAAGAAAGAATGTCAACGTTTGAATAGGTAAGGTTAGCACCAACAGCATTTGTCCAGCCAGTGCCTTGTGCAATACCAATTCTCTTGTAAGCAGTGCCAGTTGAACTTACTTCAACGCCACCAGTGCCATCAAGGTTTGGAACAGTTGTAAAGAGTGCAACATAAATGGTAGTGGGTGCAGTCCAAGCCGTGCCTTTCAAAAGAAAGTCCATTTGTTTTGTGTTTAGATAATTAGAAGCGGTTGAGCTTGCCATCGTTTATTAGTCCAGACAATAAAGTTAAGAATTCTTAGTGGTTATTTATGGGCAGTTGCCAATTCAATGATTTGTCTGAAGATTCTTGCATAGTCTGCTTTTGACTTCTTACCAGCTTCTTCGTTAATCATTTTCTTCATTTCTTTTTCGCGTTCAACAAGAACACCATTTTCAAAAACCCATTCTTTGCTTTCCATAATGGCGTTCATAAAGGCATCGGGCGCTGATGGATTCATGACAACATCAACTGTTTTCAGAACCAAATCTTTCACATAGGTTTTGCCTTCACGCAGTTCTGTTTCACCAAAGCCTCTTGTAGAAACGCCAACTGTTACGCCTTCTGATAACAAACCATGAACAATAGCACCACAGGGCAGGCTTTTCATGACTTTTGCTTTGCCCATGATGTTATTGCCATCTTCATGCAAGCTAAGAATCTTGATACAGCTTCTATCCGGGTTAATATCAGAAGCATTGACTTTAGGATGTTCCAGTTCGCCCAGAAGTCTTGAATGGGCAATCATTTCATTCAGGGGCTTGATTGCTTCTGTTAGAACTTTACGCGGATAAATTCTTCTGTTGCCATTTAGAACATCAGCTTGAGCAAAGATGCCTTCAATGTAATAGGCTTTTTCCTGTTTGCCTTCTAAACTTTCTGTAACGCGGGCATCTGGCGCGTTTTCAATAAGATATGAGTAACTCATTGTTTTTCCTTATTAAATGTGTTTGATACGCCAAATGGGCGCTAAATTATCCTTATTTTTCAAAACATTAAAATAAAACCAAACCTTTTGACAATTAGCTAATTGGAGAAAACTTAAAATGGCTGTACATCCCGCTGATGCCCAAGCGTACATTGCCCACATGGCGAATGGCGGTTATCGTCCTAACCGTTACCGTGTTACCCTTACTGGCGATTTGGAAGGCATTGACCCGTCACTTGCTTCCCGCGCTAAAGAACAATTCCAGTTCCTAGCTGTTTCCGCGCAGCTTCCGCAGTCTACTATCGGCATTGCTTCTACCTTCTACTTTGGACGTGAAGTCAAGTTTGCTGGCGATAAAACCTTTGATGACTGGACTATTGAAGTCTATGATGATGGTGATGGTGGTTCTGGCAGTAATGGTGTTGCTGGTATTCGTACCTTCCTTGAAAACTGGCATGATAACATCTTGGGCTTTGAAACTAACTTGGCTCTGAATAACTATCGTAAGCCTTTGACTTACTACCTGAATGGCATGGTTGAATGCTTTGACCGTGAAGGCAACCTGCTGCGTACTTATGAAATGCGCCAAATCTTCCCTTCAAGTGTTGGCGAAATTGCGCTTTCATATGAAAACAACAACCAGATTGCCCGTTTCCCTGTTACTTTCGCTGTGAACTACTTTATGCCTGTAAACAATGGCACTAACTTCCAGCGTCTCGGTAATGGTCGCGGTGCTGGTCGCCCTGTTGTATAAACAATAAGCCGCATATAAGAAAGCCGCCTTTGATTTAGGCGGCTTTCTTTTATTCGTTAAATTGTCAGTTCTAAACCTTGGATTCCCATCTCACCAGTTTCACCCATTTCTTTTACAGGTAAAATGGCTTCATGGTTATAAGTTTCATAGTAATCTATAGAAAATTACAGAAAACTATTAAGTCTCACTTGAACACTACACTTTAAGTGTAGAGGGCAAACCACATACCTGTATCGGACGGTAATTAAACTTTCCGATTGCTTTTACTAAGATGTTGTAAGCACCATTGATATCAGCATTTATTTCTGAACCATTGGACGCTCTAAACAATCCTCTTTTAACTCGTTTACCAAGATAAGAATCTCTTTTCTCTGGATATTCATCATCAAGAAATGAACATTTAGAAGTGTAAGATTCTTCTTGAATTTTAACCGTTATTCCTTTTGAGGCACATTTGTACTTCAATATGTTAAGGAATTTATAAAACGGCATTAAGCCGAATTTCTGATTCGCCTTCTTTCCTAAGTTAATATCTTGTTTCCAACCTTGGTTATAACCAACAATGAGTGAGTCAATCTGGTTGGAATCTAAATGATTTACTAACAAGGTACTTGTTTTATGAAGATAATCATTTACTTTGTTGTTTCTTCTCCTATTATGATAGTTAATCTTATCTTTTAACGCTTTCTTTTCTCCTTCATCTTTCGATGTATCTAGTTTTGATTTTAAGTTGGCTACTTTCTTATTCCACTCATGATTAAATGAGTTGATTGGACATCCTGAAATTAAGAAAGGTTTCATTTCATTGTTACTTACACAAGCAACAAGGTTACTAAGTCCTAAATCTATAGCAGCTACATTGTTGCCTTGTTTAACTTTAACTTCGTCTTCAACTTTATAGTTGATGTTAATCATGTACCCATCATTAAATTTAGTAACGGTTACTTCTTTGATAATTGTGTAATCAATGTTCTTTGGAAGTCTAAATTTCAATTCTTCTTTAATGGAATCTGGTGTTGTCAATTTCAAATATCCGCGTTTGATTTCTTTTCTTGAAATCAATCTTTCATTGAATATAAGTTTATACCGACCTTCAATCGGGTCTTTATACCGAGGAAGTCTAGCTTTCAACCCAGCTTTCTTAGCAGCAAAGCAAGATTTATATTCTTTATCAACGGCTTTAACAATTAAAGCAGCCATGTTAGATGGTATAGCTCTGAAATCCTGTTGGTTAGTAGCTCTAAACTCTTTAACTAAAACCGCCCATGAAATTTTCTTCTTACCAGCTTTATAATCTTGAGTATGTCTCCAAAGCGTTGAATTATAAAGATTCTTAGACAGAAAAGCATAGTTATCCAGCGCCTTAAACAAGGCGTGTCTTGGATTAACAAAGATTTTCTGTACTTTATAGGTCATGTAAGTTGTCCTGTTCTAGAAAGAATTAAATGGTTAACTCTAACCCAGTAATACCCATCTCACCGCTTTCACTCATTTCTTTTACAGATGTTATTGCTTCATGCCATGGGAATCCTTCTAAATCTACTTCGCCAACAATAGCGAAGCCACCATGAACATGTTTCCAGCCTGTTGCTGTTGCTTCTGGGTAAATCTCATAAATCCAAACATCAGAGACGCCAGTTTCCGGGTCTGGTTTTGATGCGGCGATATGATTAGCCCATGACTTGAATGAATCATTTACTGTGATTGGCAAGCCAAAGAAATCAATGATAAAATGGCGGTAGCGGTCTGTTTTAGCTAGTTTCATTGGGGTTCTCCATTTGTTTGTGCTGAAAGCTGTTTCATATATTCAAAGACTTCTGTTTTGTGCTCTAGGGAAGATTCTTCAATAACTTCTTTGACAAATTCTAATGAGGAAACTTCTTTCTGGTGTTTGTAATCAGCCAGAGTGTTTATGGTTTCACTGGCTTCATCTTGGTATTCAATTTCAACAATGTTGCCCTTCTGGTACAATGCTTCGATGAAGTTAGCAAATTGCTGTTTAGCTGTATCAGTTTTAACTTCGTTTTGGCTAATGTAAACCTTCAGGACTTGGTTCTTGTAATCATTACTGATGTTTTTGTTATAATCAACAATATGATAAACCTTATCATTCGTAGTGATTTTCTGGTATTCTTGTGTGGCAGTATCCAGAATCAGGAAGCCTTTTTCATCACCATAATCATTCCATGAAGTAAAGAACGGATTGCCGGGATACCAAACATTGCCATTTTCTGATGGGTTGTGGAAATGCCCGGATATGACTTTCTTGAACTTGCGGAAAGGCTGAAGTGGCGTGCCGTGTTCGCAAACCCCAAACTTGCCCATTTCACAGCCTATGAACTGGAAATGCCCCAGAACAGTGGTTTGTTGCGCTTCTTTCAAAGGAATGCGTTCAAGAGCTTGTTCAATCATAGCCCATTGTTCTTGGTTTGAAATCCATGGAATGAAGATAAAGGGCATGCCGCCAATAGTTTCTTGGTGAATGTCAATAAGCCATTCGTCAGTGTAAACAGACAGGTTTTCATAGGATGATTGCAGGATTTCTGGAATAGAGCAATGCGTCATGTTCTTGTAGAAGCAGTCATGATTGCCAAGAATAATGTCTAAATCAATGTTTAATCTATTCAGAATCTCATCAAAGAAGGCTTCTTTGAAAACTGATAATGTGTGAATGTTTACATTTACCCGGTTATCAAATACATCGCCTAAGTGAATGACACGTTTAACGTTATGCTCTTTAATGGCTGGAATAAACTGATTAGAAAGCCATTCTAATTGTTTCTGCTGGAAGAAATGGGCGTCTTTCCTACAGCCAAAATGTGTGTCGTTAAGGATTGCAATTTTCATAGATTGTACTTCTCTTTGTTAAATTTTAGCTGGAAGGGAATACATACATCCCCTTTTCTTGTTTTGAAATGTTTGTCAATGTTTATGATTTCAAAACCAAGCTCGGAAAGTTTATACATTGCGTCTTCATTAACCGCGCGCCAAAAATCATTGAGCCAAACTGAAAAGGTTTTATCTTTATCACTATTAAAGGCATTCGTTACAACATTGAAATTCTCACCTTCAGAAAACCATTGTAATATTGGACTACAAGGATTATTTTCATCAAAAGAAATGTAGGCAACCGATATTTCACCCTCTTTCATGAGCATGGCTTGTTGTCCTTCAGCAATAGCAGGAATATAGCGCCAAGCCGGGTCTTGCATAATCAGGTCTTGTTGAAAAGCGATAAGTTCATTCGAGGTCATTGAAAGTTTCCTTAATAACAGTGTTGATGTAGTCTCTTTCTGAAAGGTTTGGTTTAACTGGTAATGAACAATCTACATACGGTTATGATATGAAGATGAATACTTGTCTGTTTTGCTAACCATGGCTGGTTTGCCATTGATGCCAGTCTTGCAGGATTAAATCTTAGTTACAAGTTTCGTAATAAAACTTGTTTCAAAGTCTATGTGAAATTCTAATCTGTAAACTAGAACCTCAAAACTTTAGGCGTACTACACACCTGTACTAAGTCCAACTGGTTTACAGTTATTCCTAGATGCTTTTTGAGAATGTTATAAGCACCGTTTGCATCGGCATTTATAAGAGTTCCATTAGAAGACTTGAATAATCCTCTTTTAATTCTCTTACCTGTATATGTATCATGCTTTTCAACAGATTCATTATCTAAAAAACTACATTTGGATGTGTAAGATTCTTCACCTGTAATTACTTTAATACCTACTAAAAGACATTTATAAGTAATCATTTCAATAAATTTGCTATACGGAATTTGAACAAAGTTCTGATTGTTTCTTTTACCTAACTTAACGTTCTTCTTCCAACCGTTGTTATGACCAATAATAACTTTAGAAATCCCTAAAAGGATAAATTTCTTTACTAACGCACTAGTGGCTTTGTGAAGGTAATTGTCAACCCTTCTATTACGTTTATTGGTTAAATTTCTGATTTTCTTGGACGTTTTTACTCCTTTAGGAAGTTTAGATTGAAGTTTAGCCTTTCGTTTATTCCATTGATGGTTAATGGATTTAAGCGGACGTCCATTGATAATAAACGATGTAGAATTTGTTGTAACTACAGTTGCTAGGTTATTAAGACCTAAATCAATAGCAGCGACATTATCAGAAACAACTGGTTTTACTTCTTCTACGTTGTAAACGACCTGAAGTTCATAGTAACCATTTTTAGGAACAACCTTGACTTCGTGAATTTGTTCAAGAGGAATATTGCTTTTGAACTTAATGTTTGTTTTAGTAATATGAATCAAGCCTTCCTTCTTATATGTCATTTTAGACAGTTTCCGTTTATGAAAAGTAATTAGATTTCTACCTTTGACTTTATCTTTATAACGAGGTGGATTAACTTTCTGATTGTGCTTACCTTCTTTCTTTGATTGTAACGACAGAAAGAAAGATTCAAAAGCCCCATCAAGTTGTATGGAAACGTATTCTGCGGGCAATGAAGGAAGTGCGTAAAAATCAGGATTCTTTTATTCTCTTAAGAATTTACGCATATCCCGTTCTTGAATATATGGTTTACCTTCCTGATAATTCTGCCTTTGAATGTAAAGAATAGCATTGTACAGGTTCTTAGATGGAAAGCACAGTTCATCACAGGTTTTATATATCAACCTGTTAGATTGTTTGATAACTGTGATTTCTGTTAATAACATATTAGATTCCTTTGTTGAATGATGACGCCATTATAAAATGTTTTTTGAAAATGTAAATTACATTTTGTTTAGATAATTCAATCAAATTGAAGTACATAATGTGTCTCCTTTGCGCAGTAAGTAGGATAGTCTTCTTTGGGAAGTGCAGGCGGAATTTTTAAATCAACATATGGATTCTGAATAGCTACATAAAGTTCGTCAGCTTGGTTGCGGTAAGCAGAAAAAGTAAAGCCGTGTTCAATAAGCCCTGAATCTTGGAATTTATCGTGTTCTTGTCTGATGAGAACAGTTTGGGCTTTTCTTAACGGTGGTTCGTCTGACCAGATTTTGTCGCGTAAGTTATCACCGATGTTGTATTCAATGGCTTTGATAATTTTGGAACTCTCACTAAGTTTGTAATGTTCTTCATGAAGTCCATAGGGAAAATTATTACCGATAATGATTTTCACCATTGAAACCGGTAACACCTGAACTGCAATAGAATTGAGGAAGAAGCTGTCGTTGTATGGCGCGCAGTCAACGCTAAAGAACTTTATCTTCTTGTGATTCTTGTAAATGTAATCCAGAAGCAAATTGCCAAGTTCTACATTTGACTGTCTGGGCTGGTTGTTTAAAACTTTGCATTTAGACCAATCCAAAGTTTTACAGGCTTTATAGAACTTGTTGAAATCGTTTTCTGATACTTCATTGTAGAAAAGCTCGTAGTAGATTTTAGACATAAAGAAAGCTCCCATTGGTTGTTTCAATGGGAGCTATTGTATGGTTTAGATTCAGGTGTTGCTATTACCAAATACCAATCCAAATTTAGCCTTGTCATCATCTTCACCACGTTTAGGTTTAATGAGAATGCCGCCGGATGATTCTTCTTTAGCTGGCGCTTTTGGCTTTTCTTCAAAAACATCAGCTTCATCTTCAATATCAATAAACTGTTCGTCTTTCTTTTTCAGAAAAGCCTTTGTTTTCTCTGAAGTTTCTTTCTTAATATCGGAAAAGGTCTTCTGTTCCAGCTTGGTAGTAAGCCCAACATCAGGCTCTTTATCAGGCTGTAGGTCAAAGATTTCCTGATATTCCATGCTAATACCAAACTTACCAAGTACGTTTTCTTTCTCGCCAAATCGGTTCTTGAACAGTTTGAACTTGCGCTTTTTCGGGTCATCTTCATCAGCATAGAAGAACATAAGGAAGTCAAAGGTGTTCACCATGTCTATTGATGTAGCAACATCAGAAACATCAGCGCCATCGCCATCACTTGCGGCACTTCTATTCATTTGCACACCAGTCCAAACCACTACATTCAAATCCCTTGCGAAGTTCTTAAGGTCTTCAGAAATGGCTTTCATGGCTTCATAGGTTTTCTGGTAAGGAACAACAGGCTTCATCAAACCCATGTAATCCACGATAATGACATCTGGCGTGAAGTTATTCTGTACTTGGTAAGTTTCTACCAATGTTCTTAAGTCAACAATGTTACACTTTGACAAGTTTTCAGAAACCACTGAAATCTCCCCATAGCCTTTTTGCTCTAAGGTTTTAATTGCTTCCATATAAGCGTCTTTAGAAACGTTTTCAAACTGGGAAACTGGGGTTCTAAGAATGTTTGAATGCAACCTATTCATGACTAATGATGGCTGAAGTTCTAATGACCAAAGAAGAACTTTCTTGCCCATCTTGGAATAATTCATTGCTAGTGAACACATAGCCAATGTTTTACCGCCGCCTGATGCTGCCGCAAAGCCACACAAAGAGCCGGGCGCTACGCCGCCTGATGTAATGCTATCCATGAAATGATAGCCTGTTGGCACTTTGAGTTCAGTGTCGGTAAGCATTTCATAGTTCTTTTCCTTGTTGCGGTAAAGCGACAGGATTTCCTGTTTTTGGAACTTGAAGATGTTAGCAGCTTCTAGTTCCCTAGTAACACTTTCAATACTTTCGTTCTTAGGAAAGCCCTCCTGCATGTAATTAACAAGTTTGTGAACAGCTACTTTTTGCATTCTTCGGCGGCAAAAGTCTTCTGCTTTTTCATTGAGCCATTCTTCATCTGGCTTGAAATCTACAGCGGCTATTAAATCCAGCGCTTCTTCATTCAAGTTAGACATATTACCCTTGTGCATTTCCCTTGTAAGGGTTTCTAAAGGGATTCTTGATTGATATTTGTTGAAGTAGTCCTTAATGATAGTAAAGGCTTTATCCGCTTGATTAAGTTCAAAAAAATCAGGTTTGAAATATCTAATGGTTTCTTTAATGAAATCATCACTATGCAGAAATCCTGCTAAAACATGGACTTCATCATCAGTTTGTAAAGCCATGATTTCTTTTTTCTTTTCTTGTTCTTGGTCGTTAGCCATTATGTTGGTTCTCCTTTTTTCTTGTTAAACGTTAATCTATTGTGTTTCCGCCTTCATCAGCCCAGTCATCAAAGACGTTTCTATTATAAGAAGTGTACTTGGCAAGCTCATTGATTTCTTTGTTGTGGGTTATAAGGTCAGGAACGAATTTGGGTTGGAAGTCTTTTGGAAGCATGGCAAACTTCTTGCCGTTTCTTGTGTAGAAGCCATATTTCACTCTGCAAAAATCTTCTAGCTCTTTAGGCACACCAAGATAGCGCAATGTGCCGTACTTCAGCAAATGGGTTGTTACTTCATCTGAATCATACGGCAATGTCTTGAAGAAATCAATGTACTCACGATTCTTTGTATAAGGGATTGATTGGTAAGTTAATTGGGGCTTGGGTAGAGGCTTAACTTGTCTTTCTTTGACTGGAAGTTCTTTGGCGATTTCTTCTTTAATCTTTCGTTCATTCAGTTCATCCAGAACTTTGATAATCTTTCTTCTTCTGGATTTTACATAGCCATTTACGTTTAACAGAACGTTATTGAAGTAATCCTGAACATGAAAGTAAGAACCGCCGTATTCATAACTTACAATGTCCTTAAAGTCATGTTTTAGAAGAAGTTTTGTTAGTTTTAGAGCATTATCCCATGGGGCGATTTCAGGAATAATGCCACTGAAATCTCTTATGCCTTTGTTTTCATGAATGAAATCCGCGAAAACTGTTCGCCATGTTTGCTTCCAAACGCTTCTTAAATTTGTTACTGGGTAATTCAGGACGTTTTCTTCTGTTACAACATCCAGCATAAGCCCTGATAAGCCATGATGCTTATTAGGATAGGAATTGCACATGGCATTTAGAACCCGCATTAAATGGGTATCGGTAAGGCATTCTAAATGGAATTTATCAGCATCTTCAGTGGCTCTTTTCTCAAAGTCTAGTATGAAAATTTCCTTTTCATACAGATACTTAGAAGATAGCCATATTGCTTTATCTACAACTTGTTGATTATTAAACACATTTTCTCCTTGTTAGAAATTTAACTGGGCAGATTCTACGTAGAAAGCCATGAAGCCACACTTAAATATCAGCAACATTTATTCTTGGCGTTGTTTTATAAGGATTTTCTTCGTATGCTTCCCTACATTGGACTAGTAGCAGCCAGACAACTTGCTGCTAATGCTGCTAAAGGCGTTATTAAAAGAGGCGTAACCAGTATTGCTGGTGGGTTAGGTCTGACTTCAAAAGCTCTAGCTGAAGCTGGCGCAACTGGTCTTGCTGATATTGTTAATCAACGAAACGCTGATATTAGAACAAGGGAAGTTGAAAAAGCTAATCAGCGGGATATGAAGCGCAATGTTGAAATTAACAGGGCTTTGATGGAAGGCAAAGATGTTAATAGCGTCATTGACAAGTATCGTCGCCAAGAAGAAAGAAGAAGAAAAGCTGAAGAAAAAGCCAAGAATAAAACTACTAAACGCGCTAAACATAGGGAAGCTAATGTTGCTAAAACATTCGCTGCTTCAAAAGCTGCTGCGGATTACGTCAAGAATGCTGGTAACAGATTAAACCCTGTTAATCTTGGCAAAGGCATAGCCACTAGTGGCAAAATGTTTACAGCTAAAATTGGTGACGCTATTAAGCAGAAAGCTACAAATGCTGTTGATGCTGTTCGCTATTCCAAGATGAACCTTGATTATTCCAATGAAGGTAAAGGCAGGCTTGCGAAACTGGTTAGCAATTTCAACTGGGGTGTTACTGACCCGTTGAAAAGAACTGCTTCATTCATGAGTGGTAATAACAAAGTAGGCAAATCATTTGCCGCCTTGGGTGATATTATGACAGGAAGTAAGCCCAAATGGCAGCACGACCCAGAAAAAGAACTTGAGAAAAGAGCTAAGAGAAAAGTCAAGATTTCTGGTAGTGAAGCCCGTCGTAGAGGTCTTAACAAAGAAGGTGTTAAGAAAGCTGAAGAAGCCGCAATGCCTAATGCTAAGAAACAAGCCTATATGGAAGCGGATATGGGAACACTTATTCGCGGTAACAAGTACCGTAGAATGGGGGCTGGCGCTAGGATAAGTTATCATTCTGATGATTTAATGGGTTCTGGTGGTGTAAGAGCAGCAGGTGCTATTGCTAAATCCCGTGGTGTGCAGAAAGTTGATGTTTTAGCTTCTTCTTCTGGTATTACAGTTCTTAGCAATGCTGTAGGTGATGTTAAAGGCGCTGTAACTGGTGTAAGCGGAAGTGTAAAAGGGCTTGAGCAAGTTTTAGCCCATACCAAGAATGCAGAAGCCAATAAGAATGTTGATGTAAATGGTGTTGAAGACATTGCCCAACAACTGCAAGCCGTTGCGCAGAATACTGCTGGCATTCAACAAGGGCAAGATAGCGGGGTTGTGGCTGAACTTACCAAGATTAGCAACAATACAGAGCCTTCATTATTCTCACGTGTATGGGATGGCATTAAAGCTGTTCTTACAACTGGCGTGAACTTTACCAAGATTGGCAACGAACTTAGATTAGTTGGCAACAAATCCCTTGATTTCATTGCTAAAAAACTTGGCATGCCCATTCCCAAATTGAAGCCTAGAAGATTAAAAGCCTTGTTAGGCATGTCTGGTTTGGCTGGTCTTTCATACATTGCTACCAAGATGGATGATATTGTCAAATGGTTTACTGACACGAAAGAAGGCATTACGGATTCTATTAAGAACTTCTTGGGCATTGGTAAAGCTGATATGGTTTCAGGCGCTGACAATCCCGGAAATGGCGTAAATGGCACGCCGCCGAAATCACTTGGGCAAAAAGCTGTTGAGTTCTGGGAAAACGTTAAAGAAGGCTTCAAGAAAAGCTGGGATTACATAAAGGACTTGTTTAATAGAGGATGGGAATGGCTTAAGAACATTTCATGGGATGATATTGTTAAAGGGCTTAAAGCCATTAAAGACGGCATTGTCTCTTTGTTTGGTGTAATTAAATCACTTATTGTTGGTGTTTGGAACATTGGCAATACAATTTACAGCACCATTAAAGAAGCTTTCAATAGCACGGATAAGCTAAAAGAGAAATTCCAAAGCCTGTGGAAATCATTTGGTGAGTTCTTCCAGTCTGTAGGCGAACGCTTCAAAGAGCTTATGAGTTCTATTAAATCAGCTTTCCAATCCCTTATGGATGCTGTTGGGGAAATCATTAAAGCTATTATGATTATTCTCAAGCCCATTTTCAAGATGATTGTTTCTATTCTTACTGTCATCTGGGAAGTCATTGAAAAAATCTTCAAAGCTGTTTCTACAGTTGTTGGCATGATTTTTGATGTTATAAGCGGTGTTGTTAGCTTGATTGGCGGATTATTAAAATGGGTCGCTGATACGATTAACTGGATTAGAAACAGTGCCATTGGTAGGGCTTTTGGCTGGGATGATAAGGGCAATACCATCGACAAATCTGCTGAACAAGCCTACAAGAAAGAGCTTGAAAAGAATAACAGTATTCAGGAAAAACAGCTTCAGTCAATCAATCAGGGCAATACTCAACGGGATAGAATCGCCCAACGCCAAGAAAACCTAGCTAGAAAAGAATATCTGCGTAATAAAGAAGCTGATGCTGCTAGGGATAAGCTGATGAAGGAACAGTTGGCTTCACAAGACGAAACCAAGAAACTTCAGCGGCAGCAAACTAAAGAACAGAAAGAACTTCGTGAACAGTTTGCTAAGGCTTTCAATGATACTGAGGAAGCTAAACAAGTTGATGCTGAAACTGAAGCTGAACAAAAAGAATTCACTTCTTTAGCTGATACTAGAGACTTTACTGCTTCCATGACAGTTGCAGCCGCTAATGAACTTGACAAATTTTCAAACATGAGCGAAGAACAAGTTCGGGAAGTCATGGCTAAGAAGGCTATGGAAGAAGGCGAAAACATGGCTTTAACCTTCCAGAAAGCTGCTGATTCAGGAATGTTCACGAAAACTAAACTCGGCTATAACAACCAGAACGAAAAACTTACTTATGGAATGTACGGTGATAATTTAAGCCGTATGGAAGCACGCGGGGTTGACATGCTGCTTAGAATGGGTAAGACCGCTGAAGAAGCCATGCAATTCGTAGAAGAAGCTGCTACTAAAGATAGTGTTGGGCAAGGTGTTGTTTATGGTCAATTAGAAAAAGACTATGAAAAGTACGCTGGCATGAAGTATTCTGGTTCTGGTAAGTCTGGTGAACGTTTAAGTATTGCTAACAAAGAAATGTTCCGCTTCCAAGGCTTGAACAACGCCAAACTTAGAACTTCTGGTGGTTTCTTAGAAGGGCTTGGCGGCTTTTTGGGTGGTAGTAAGTACGGAACATTCACTGACCAGAACAGCTATACTGCCGATAATCAACGCGCTATTACTGACACTCGTGAATATCAGGACAGCATTATTGCCGCTTTACAGGAAAAAGCTGCTGCTCTTGGCGAACAGAAGAAATCCAAGCTGCGTAATGCTTATGTTGATAGAATGAGTAAACCAGTTACTGAAGCTGAAATTACAGCGGCTATTAGTGGCAAACCTGCTGTGCCAGAAGTGAATACGCAGCAAAGCATTAACACTGGCGTTATGAAAACCCTGTCTGTTGTTGCTAAATCACAAGCTGATGTTAGCAAAACGCCAGTTATCATTAACAACAATAATGTTACTAACAATAATGTTGCTGGTTCTGGAAGTGGCTCTGATAAAGCAGCGCCTAAAGTGGTTGATAACAATGTTTACTTCATGCGTAACATTGCTAACACAGTTGCCATGAATAGGGTTATGAATAGAAGCCTTTGATAAGCCCTGTAAGAAGATTTAAGCCCCTTAAATGGGGCTTTAATTTATCTTACAAGTCTAAAGAATGTGTGATGTTTTCCAATCTTGCCAATCTTCACTGTGCCTTTCCAGCCCTTTTCGGATTTCTGAAAATGCGTTGCGCCTGATGTAACGTCTTCTCTTACTAGGGCGTATTGACGTTTAAGTTTTCTTTCAGCTAACTTTTCAGCTTTCTCCCATGCTTCTTTTTCTTTTACAGCGGGTTTATTTACTGACCATGAAAATTGCCCTTTCTGATAGACAACCTTGCATACAGAGTTTGGGTATGCTTTATGCTCTACACGATTTAGGACAACATCAGCTACAGCTTGTTGCCCCTTTTCTGTATCGTTTCGGGCTTCGTAATAAACAGCTTCAGTAAGGCATTTGTGTTCTTGTTTATTGAGAACAACAGAATGTGTTGTAACTTGTTTTGTTTGGCTGCTATTCATGGGCGCAACGCTTAAAGCAGCAGCCAGTAGTAGTTTAGTTAGGTAATACAAAATTTGGATACCTCTTTATGCCACAATAAGATATATTTCCTAGCTTACAAGAGCTTTTTCTCATGTCAAATGAACAAATCGAAATCCAAGATTCCATACTCAATCCTGAACCGCCAGATGGGCGTTACAAAATTAAAGGCACTTCTTATATCAAGAGCCATGGCGCTGTCATTAACACTTCTACTGATGATTATCAGAAACGGCTGAATGCTATTGCGCAGCAGAAGAAGATTGTTGAGAACGAAAAGAGGCTTAATGAACTTGATGACAAGCTGAATAAGATAATGAAAGCGCTTGGAATTGATGAGTAGTTACTAATTCGTCTTGGAATAAAGAATGGCTTGGTTGAGCCATTCTTATGACTTTTCTCTAGGGATTATTCGCCACTTTTTCCGCCATTTTGTCAAAATCATTACTGTAGCGTCTAGCCCATCGAAAGCCATTAAAGCAGGGCTTCTAAATCGTGTTTTAAGCCATTATATTAGAACTTTCTAATATACATAAACCATTGATTTTATTGAAATTGTTAGTTTTACTAAATTCACCCTAAAATCCTAATACCAACATAGCGGGTAAGCATTTCGTCGCCTTAGAACGCCATTCAGGCGGTTCTAGGGGCATATAATGAAGCCCTTCAAACTCAATTAGAAGTTGAAGGGCTTTTGATTGGATTTAATTAAGAAGCTAAACGATTTCAACCAATTCACCACCGCCTAATTCATAAATAGTGGCTTTCTGAAGTTTGCCGTTCTTATTCATCATGAGTGAATGGTCTTCAGTAACAGTTACTTCATTGCCACTTTTGGTTTTAACCATATGTAAAGGCTTATTAACTTCATGGCGCATGACGTATTTGACTGGCTTGTAAACAAGTTTGTTGTCGTGAATAGTAAGGGCTTTCAGGAAATCAACTGGAATAACTTCAGCGCCATTCTTAGTTACTACGATTTTCTCATCATTTTCTTCCAGCTTCCTAACAGCTTCAATGAAGATTTCTTCTATTGAAATAGCGCCTTCTTCTGTTCTTATCATGGTTTCGCCAGTTACAGAATCCGTATCACCTGCAATGATGAAGTCTTTTTGCGCGTTAGTTAGCTTGGAAAGGAAAGCGTTTACTTTGTCACCAATGTACATAGCCATTAACTGCCCTGTAAGGGTTATTGCTTCTGCCATATCCAGCTTGTAATAGCGGAATGTGTTTGTTCCCAGTGCGCCATAAAGAGAGTTAATAAGAATCTTCATGGCGTACTGGTACTGGTCATAGAGCTTTACCTTTACAGAAAGTTCGTCGTAAAGGGCTAATAGTTCTTGGTCTGAAAGTTTTGTAAGGTCTTGATTTTCATCCATTTTATAGAATCCAGATTAACAGTTTAGCTGCTAGATACAGCACTGCAAACAATGCCATTATCCAGCCTAGCGTTCCTATTGGTGTTGATTCAACATCTTGATAACGTTTACCTGTTTTATCATCAATTACATCAATGAGTTCTGATTCAGCTTGGAATAAGTAAAGCCCAATAACTAGCAGGATTAAAGCACCTAGAATCTGAATCATAGTTTTAATCCTGCATAGTAGCCAATGACACCGCCAGTGATGAACAGTGCTACAAGAATAAGGATTTGAATAAGCATTTTGAGGTCTCCTTTTTAAACGTTTAATCCAGCAAGTTTAGGTAAGGCTTTCGCTACAAAAAGAGCGAAGTCTTTGTAATCCTGATGGAGTTGGTTTGAATCAAAGGCAAGCATTGGTACAAATGTTTCTGTGTTGCCTATTGCGCCTTCTACTTTTGAATCATCCTCAAGAATTTTGAATCTGGCACATAACGCATTTAACCAAAATGTAAGTTCAATCCAAGATTCGCCTGATACATAATCTTCAAAGTTCTCATAACGAATTTCAACATCACCAGAATTATCTGTGTTCAAGTTCCATTCGATTACTACATAGCCAGCGCCTTCATCCTCAACTTCGGTTACAAGTAATTTTTCATCACGCTGGAAAACATCAATAACGGATTTCATGATGGTGTAGATAAGCCCTTCTTTGGCTTTAATGCGCTCAAACGCATCAAAAACATCTTTTGCAGTTGGTTTAATGTCTTCTTTACTGGCTGCTCCAACATTATAACGCTGCGTAACCGTCAGGAAATCCTTAACAGGACGCCCCATGTAAAACATTCCACAATCCCGTTTTTGTACAATTACTTGCTTTTTAGCTTTTCTGATGAGAGATTCAAACGAATAAGATTTAGTGGAATCACCTTTGAAATTGCCATCTAAATTCTCTAATTTCAACTGCTCTGTAAAGCTATCCCATCTAGCGCCATCAAACGCTGGTAAGCCTTTATGCAAACGTACAGCTTGGTCTTTTGTATTGTCAATCGTAAGGTAGTTGAATTTAGCCAACAATTCTGAATCAAGCTCAATGATGTAATCGTCTGAAACTGGTAACAAGATGACTTCAGAATCTATAAAAGTTGGTTCTGCTTTAGCATCGGCTCTAATGTAACTCGTTTCAAACTTAGCGAAGGCGTCTTCTTCTCGGTCTTTAACTGGCAATGTTGATAAACGTCGCGAAAGCAGTTCTCTGCGCTCTATTTCATCTGGCGTAACATCAACAGAACCAAGAATGATACTTACATCAGGAGTTGCTTTTAACACAGCATTGCCATCATGGCTTACTGTAACGATGTTATCAAAGATTTCAGCAAAGTAATATTCACCAACAAAGTATTGCTGATTGTGGAATTCTATAATTTTGACTGCCATTTTCTGGTCTCCTTTCTATGATGTGTTAATGGCGGCAATTATAGCCGCCATTTTGGGTTGGTTCAATTACAAAGGTTTCATTTAGATGGTCTAAAGAACTTAGACGCTTCTTCAAAGAGCTTACCTGCTGATGCAATCAAATCGTCAAATTTCGCCATGATTTCATTGGCTACAGTTTCTTCAACTTTGCTATCAGTTTTAGTGCCGCTCTTGACTTTCTTGCCGTTCTTATAAAACTGAATTACATTATGTTCAATAAACCAAATTGGCTGTTTAAGTTCAATGTTGATAGACTTAGCTTGGTCAACAAGCCAATTAATGTTGTGATATGTGCTAGCGAGTAATGACACATCGGTCAATAGGTTTTCCAACTTACCCCATCTTAATTGAATGTTGGTGCTATCCCATCGCCCACTTTTATAGAAGGGTTTGGTTTCATGCAGGCGAATAGTATAGTCTTCATCAAACGTAATGAAGTTAAATCGCCCAATTACATCTTGAGGAAAAGCAATCACATCATCGTGAATTTTAAGCATCAACTCATCGTCTTCTTTAACAGGCGCTTTGCCAAATTCTCTCGTTACGAAGTAACTAAAATCATCATCGTCTTGGTCTTTAACTGGCAAAGCATTGAGCCTCCTGGTCATACCCTGAAGATTGAGGCGCGTCTCTATCTGTAGGTTAGGCAAGAGCCCGATAGCATAAGTTTCGCCTTCTTCATATTCAAATTGAGGTTGAGATTTAACGAAGACTTCGCAATGTCCCGTTGTGAAGACAATAGATTCTTTATAGTCAATGAAGAAGCGTTCAGGTACAAGAAACTCTTTGCCATGATAAATGATTAGTTTAGATTGCTTTAACATCTTATTCACCTTTTTCTTTGCCGAAGCTAACCAAAAATTCTACAAACTTTTTGATAACTTCATTGTAGTCTTGAACCTTGGCAAATTGGTCTTTGCTAACTTCTTTAAGGTCATCAGACGAAAAGAACGAATAGAGGTTATCATCAAACACCCTAAGCGCCAAAATGCCTTTATCAGAATGAAATTCAACAACTTTTACATTATTGAAAATCTTAATGATGTCTTTGTTTTGGCTTTTATCTTTAATGCACGTAACCCTACCGACAGTACCGCGAATCTCAATATCCTTGCGTGAAAGACGATATATCGCATCACGAATAAAACTCTCTTCAAGCGATTTATCCTTTTCGGCAAGAAGTTTTTGTTGAAAATCAATCAATATGTCTTCTGGCGAATCAGGCGTATCAATAGTTTCATGCTGAATAACTTCACAATCACTAATTTTGGCTATGTAAGTGCGCCATTTTTCGTTTGTTTCTTCGTCTAAAGGAAACGCCGTGTTAATGAGTTTTGAGCCAGATGAGACCCAACATACAGACATAGCCGTATAGGGCTTTTCTTTGTGGGCAAGTATGCCTCCATCTTTATTCAATGAAATCCATTCATAGCCTTCGCGAATCAAATGTACTGGAACGGAAGCTAATAACGGCTTACCTGCTCCTTTCAATTCTACAATGCGATAATTTTTGGTCTTGTTAATCAAGTCCTCAATCCTACACAGAGTATCTGTGAAAAACATCAGTGAACGTGGCTTACAATTAAGTTTAACAGCGAATTGTTCGCCATCCGCATGCCAAACACCATTATCCAAACGAGTTGGTTCTTGAACATGCAGCCGCATGATTTGATGTTTGTCATCAAATGTGAGATAAGTGAATTTGTTCAACCATTCTTTAGACACAAAAAGAATAAAGCCATTATCAAGACGCAAGAATGTTGCGTGTTCCATGATACGGTTATGGAATTCTTTTCTAGCTAATTCTCTAATACGATTATCAATAGTATCGTTTTGAAGTGAATCTGTAGCGTCGTAGGCTTCTTTAGGCGTCATATCTGACTTTTGTTTAGCTGCCGCATTTTGCAGCATTTCTTCAAAAGCCTCATGGAAAGATTGGTGTTTAGGTTTAGATTTAGGTTCTTCTGTCACTTTGATGTCTTCCAACCGATAAACCATTTGCCAAGCGTTAGTAATTTTACCATTGAATTTTTGGTCAAGTGTTTCCATGGCATCGTTAATTTCATCACCTTCTATCCATTCGTTGCCATAGAATGTTGGCTTATCAGTGAAGATTGAAATTACGCCATTTTGGTTAATGGCAATCCACTCATACGGTTCAGACCATTTAGGCTCAAATTCAATGATTTGGTTCTGAATTTGTACTTTCATTGTTGCTCCTTTTCTATATGAAAACAGCGCCAGTATAGCGCTGTGTTCTTTTGTTTCAATTACTACTCAGCAATGCCGTTCTGGAAGTACCAAGTTCTAGCCTTAACTGCTATTGCTGTGTTTACAGCCTTCATATTAAAGCCATTCTCAACAATCGTATCCCGTTCTTCTTTCAGCACATCCTGTTGAATCCATTTAATGTATTCACCAGTTGACTTCTGATTAAGCGGGAAATTGTTCATACGCAAATGTTCTAGCCCCTGAAGTAGGCGGGATTCTGTCACGGCGTAATCAGCGAATTTCTGAATATCAGCAAGTTTTTCTACGCCAGATGAAACCAGTTTCTTCACTTTAGAAGATTGATGTTTTTCGCCTTTTACTTTGAACCTGTAGTAATCCTTATTGTTTTCATCCAAGAATGACCAAACGATTCCTTCACCAATCCCAGAAACACCGAATGCTTTAGCTACAGGACATTCTTGTTCAACATTTTCAGTAAGTTCTTGCAGTTCGTGAAGAACAAGTTCTGGTTCATTGAAATCAATAGTAATTTCAAATGTTTGGAAGTTTGTGATGGGATAGATTTGATGTTCAGCTTCTTTAATTAGCTTCAGGTTTTGGTCTGAAGTAAGCCACTTGCCATTTTCCAGAAGGTTTACTGCCGATTCCCGAACTTTATCTTCGTCTGAATGGAATGTGAAAATGTCAAATGCAACAAACATTTTGGGCAGTTTGGTAATGGCTACCTTAGATTGAATGTTTCCGCCGCACCACTCGCCATAAATGACAATGAAATGATTGTCGGGAATGTTGTTGGCAATTCTAAGTTCTTCAAAGATTTGAATGAACTGTTCACGCTTTTGTTCTGCGAACATGCAGAAGCCAGCATTATCTGATTCCAATGACAGCAAACGGTCTCTGGATTGCGCCCTGTAGTAATCAAGGGCTTTGTTGTAAATGATGGCAGCGTTTGTGCCATGCAGCTTCACTGTTCCTTTAAAAGTGAGTGTTGGTGCTTGTTTAGAAAGGTCAAAGATGGGCTTGCCATCTTCATCCGCGCCAATAAAACGCGCTTTCTTCCGAATATTTGAAACAACATTACGGAATTGTTCGATTGAGGGGAATTTCACAAAGTAAGCCATATAACACCTGCCACGTCTAAGATTTTATTAACAAGTTTACCAGTATTCTCAACTTCAAGAGCATCTCTGCTATTGAAGAAGTCTTCTAAATGCTTTGCAAACGCTTTCCAAATAGAATCATTTTGAAGCCATTCAACTTCAACTTCGCCATCATTATGAATGTTTAGGGATAACTCGTCTTCCACTACAGTCACACTGATGTACTTTAAGACCACATAAATAAAAATGGATGTGCAGTCATATTCGGTTGAAAGATGTGAATCCCACTTGTCCCACCTGCTAAACTTGCTGGACTTACTAGGCTTGTTAGTCTTGTTAGTCTTCAAAGCACCAAGAACCTTAGCTAGAGTTCCTTTTATAAGGTCAGTTTTCAAGTCTGTCAACATATCTACAGCAAGTTTGTAGTCCACTTCTTTCGTTTTACAATCTTTCTTTTCAGCGGCTACGGCTAAGAGCTCGCTGACAAGTTTACTAGTGTTTTCAACTTCAAGAGTATCTCTGCTATTGAAATCTTCTTCTATGGATTCAACATATTCCCTTACGGGTCTATCTAACCATCCCCGCCCATCTGTCATTACATTGACTTTGCCTTTATCATCAAAAACAAAAGGCAAGAAATCTGTATAGCAAATGATTTTATTCTTGGCAGTATCAATAGAAATTCTTAAGCCCTTATAATCATTCGCAACACAATGATTGCCAGTCTTCACCCACTCGCCATACTTCAGCGCCCTAATAACCTTTATTAGATTTTCTTTCACTATATTAGTCTTAAGAGTTAGCACTATGTCTGCGGCTAATTTGTAATCCTCTCGTTTCATTCCTAATCTCCTTTTTCTTCAGTGGCTAAAGCTAAAATGATATTAACAATTTTCTTAGTAATTTCAGTCTCAAGAGCATCTCTGTTATTGATGGCGGCTTCTGTTTGGTCAAGATAATCCCACCGTATAGCTCTGTTAGCCATTAAATCAATCCCACCATTGCTAGTGAAAATAACAGTTAAGTATGGTTTTACATAGCAAAGGATTTCATTATCAGCAAAATCAATGGCATATCTTACGCCCTTGTAATCGTCTATGATGTAGTATTCGCCAACCTTCTTCCACTCGCCATACTTCAAAGCATTGATAACCTTCAATAAATTATCTTTTGCAATATCAGTTTTCAGGGTTAATGCCACATCTATAGAAAGTTTGTAATACGCTTCTTTCATTATTAAGCTCCTTTAAGTTGTTGTTTAAGTTTAAGCAAACGCTTATCAGACTGTTCATTATACAGGTGGAAATGTGTTTTAGGCATTCCTTCTCTAAAGAGTTTCTGAAGTTTCTTTTGAATCAGTTCCTCAGCAGCGATTTTCTCATGGATTGATTGCTTTTTCTTGGCGGGTTTAGCCTGACCGCGAATGGTTTTATAGTTAGCTTTGATGTTTCTAGCGATGACTTCCGCTTGTCCCTTACGCATGGTTTTAGAAGTGAAGTCTTTCGGCTCTTTAACTGGCTCTGCTTTCTTAGTATCCTTTGGAAAACGAACCTTAAGCTTGACATCCTTCCCTCCATAAATGGAAGGAATTCCTACTGCGGTTAGCGGATTTTGCTTACTCGCTTCGGTGGGTTTCTGCTGCTGACCGCTTACGCGGTTCACTTCACAGACGCTGCGGACATGTCCTGCCCTGATTTTTCTTTTCAGGCTGCTTGTAAGGCTTGCCCGCGTTTTAATATATTGATAGCACCAACTACATCAGCGTTTTCAGTATAACCACATTCTACACATTCAAAATCAGCTTGTGTTTGACGGTTATCTTTCGCGGTATGTCCACAACAAGGACAAGTTCGGCTAGTGTTCTGTGGCGGAACGGCAAACAAGAAACCACCATTCCAAGCCGTTTTATAATCTAACTGTCGTCTAAATTCATACCATGACTGGTCTAAAATTGCCCGATTTAAGCCTGATTTTTGTTTCACATTTTTACCGTGTTCTTCCGCTGTACCTTTTGCCGACTTAGACATATTCGTTACTTGCAAATCTTCAACGTAAACAATTGCGTGGTTTTTGCTGATTTTGCTGCTGATTTGATGCAAGTGATTTTTACGTATATTGCTGATTTTGTGGTGCAATTTCGCAATTTTGAGTTTCAACTTTTGCCAATTTTTAGAAAATTTGGTTTTGTTTTTGAAACGTTTTTGTAGTTTGGCGAGTTTTCCTTTGTAGGATTTGAAGGCATTAACTGGTTCAAAGTATTCACCGTTGGATAGTGTTGCAAACCGGACAATGCCCATATCAATACCGATTTCGCCGCCATTTGGTGTAGGATGTTCGGTTTCCCATTCTGTTTGGATGGAAACATACCACTTACCGCATTTTTGGCTAACAGTTACGTTTTTAATAGTGCCTATAACATCACGACTGTTACGATAACGAACCAAGCCGATTTTCGGCAAATAGATACGGTTGTTCTGTTGTTCTAGTTTGCAACCTTGCGGAAATCTAAAACTTTCTTTTTCTCCCTTACGTTTGAATTTTGGAAAGTTAGAACGTTTGCTGAAAAAGTTTTTGAACCCAGTTTCTAAGTCTTTGAGTGATTGTTGTAAAACCTGACTGTGGCAGTCTTTTAGCCAAGTTAATTCGCGTTTCCATTCAGGCAGCAAATTTGTAATTTTGCAATAACTGAATTTGAAAGAGTTATCTTTTTGATATTGTTCATTTTGATATGCCAAAGCGCGATTGAAAATGAAACGCGAACAACCACAAAATTGTTTCATTTTGCGGGTTTGCTCACCGTTAGGAAGTATTTCAAATTTAAAAGATTTGTATATTTGCATAGTTTCCCCGATAATGGAATTTTTGGTTATTCTACACTTAGTCTATGAAAAAGAAGCAGCATTAACAATAAAGACAATTGCAGCAAGCACTAAGCATAAAATCATCATTTTGAAACCTCTCTTTTGTTCTCTTTCGATGGAACGCATTATAGCCAGAAATGAGAAAGCAGCCAATTACGACTGCTTAAGGTTTCTGTAAAGTATCTTTAAGGTTTCTGTTATGGGATTTACTCACCATGTATCAAGTTTTCGTAGCTTCGGTGGCTTTGGCTCTGGGTCAATACCCGGAAGATAGCCTGGTGGATAATTAGCAGCTAGCTTCTTCTGAAGATTGCGCTTTCTCTCTTCAAGTTCATTTTCCTGTCTGCTGATACTTCTAAAAATCAACACAACCATGAACAATATACACGCCAGCAATGCCGCACTAATCCCATTATGAATCCAACCATAATGCCTCACATCAGTTCAAGGTTTCTTTGCGCCAGTTGCAATGGTCTGGCTCAGCAAAAAGTTGCCTGTATTGTATCCAATTTTGCAGGTTTCCTGAACAGGGCGTTTTCTTTTCATCATTTAGGAAATGCGTAATGCCCTTATCGGTTTCTGAAGTTACTGGTGTTGCTTGGTGTTCAGCGGCAGAACCATGAATAGCCCTTCCTTCAAAGAGTATTTTCCACAGTTTTTTAGCCTTTTCTAATGAAGCATCTTCATTGCGGTATGAAACCTGTGCGCAAAGTGAAACTGAAATCATTCTGGCTTCTTCTAAGGGCAGTTCCAATTCATTGTTAAAAATGGCTCTATACGTTCCAGCACCCGTGTAAACAAAGTAAGGCAAATGCCATTCGCCGCTATGTAAAGGCTGCGGCATTGAATCATTCATTGCTTCCTTCATTTTCTCTGCCAGTTCTCGGATTTCTGGCTGGGCATCATCAGCAATTCTTAAGAAGAAGAAGTTTTTGAACTCTGTAGCGGTAATGATGCCTTTGATGTATGAGAAAGGCTCTAAAAGTCTGTTTGCTAGTTGTTTGTGAACGCCAATAGCGATGAGTTCTTTAGCTTGCCAGATGGCTTTGTCTCTAGCAGATAGCCATTCTCTTCTGGCTTTAATAAGGTCTTCGCCTTCAAGATTCTGAGAAGCTGCCATGCCGGGTTTGTTCTTACCAAATTCAGATGGCATGAATGGTGAAATTTGAATCATTTCTATGTTCTTCTCAATGGGAATCGCCCTTGAAGAAGCATATGATTTTGCTATCATTTTATGTGTATTGAGTTGTGCCAATACAATTCTTGGGAACTCTATTTCAAAAGTTGTTATTCGCTGTCCTGAATTGAATGAAACGGAATCAGCAATAATACGGGCTTGTATTTTGTGCTTCATGAGGGCTTAAGCTCCTTTTAATAGAAAATTTGGTCAATAGTGCCATCTACTAAGTAAATTGTAGCATTTGGGAATGGCTTTAACTTAAATTCAACTTCATCCACTTCATCACCCAATTCATGAAGTCTTTCCACAACTTTCTGCCATAGAGGATGCGGTTCTTGTGTGGGCGGATAAATGAGGTCAATAAATTCATCATTTCCATCAGTGAAATTTTCAACGATTTTACCTGATGGTAGAAACTCAAAAGCTCTATGAGCAAACTCACCAAATCTTACATCAAAGGCAACAAGGTAATTTACGCTTGGCGCTTCATCGTCAAACTTAAGCTGAACTTCTTCATAGCCATTTTCTAGCAAGTATTGGATAAACCTATCAATTCTCTTTTCATGTTTCAAACAGAGCAACATTCTTTTACTCCCTTTATTAAATTAGTTTTTCAGTGCCATCTGACAGATAAATTACAACGACTTCTACAGGCTTTCTGTAGAATTCAACCTTTTCCACTTTATCACCCAGTTCATGCAGCCACGCTACAACTTTCTGATATTGAGGATGCGCCTGTTGTGTAGCTGGATAAATGTTATCAACGTAGTCGTAGCCACCATCAGAAAATTGTTCAATAATATCGCCATCTGGCATGAACTCAAAGAACCTATATATGATTTCATAGTTCTTTGAACTAGAAGGAATAAGGTAATTTGTGGATTGACCATCGGCATCACCATCAAATTCAAGAGCAACTTTATCAAAGCCATTTTCAAGAAAGTATTGAATGAACTTTCCAATTCGTTCTTCGTGGGTTAAATTGAGCAACATTCTTTCTCTCCTTCAATGAAACATTCGTCTTTAGTAATAATCAGTGATTTTTCTTCATGAACAGCTTTAAGCCTTTCCAAGCAAGGCATCACGTCTTTCAATGTTCTTTCTTGCTTGGAAACTGCGTAATTAGCCAGTTCTTTCTTCAAAATCTCAAGGAAATCTTTCTTCTTTTCCTTCAGGTACGAACAATCCGTATTGCCCGATAACAGGAAGAATGGCTGTTCTTTATCAGGGAAGATTCTGATAAGTGTTGTGTAGGATTTGTTGCCAAAAATCCAAAGATTGATGGAATAGCCATTATCCTGAATATGTTGCAATTTTAATCTTCTTGTATAGGGCAGGCAAATGTCCACTATTTCGCGGATAATCTTATCAGTGTTCATGATTGTAAAGCTCCTTTGGGCTGGCTAACTTGATAATGGGAATTTTATTTAAAGCTGCCCTTTTTGTCTGTTAAAAGCCGGAAAGTTTTAGGATAGCTTCTTGCCCGTTGTATGTGTTTTCATCAAGAAAATCATTGAGTTTTCCGGCACTTTCAAACTTGCCTGATAAGTAAAGGTCATTTACGTCTTTGTAACGGATATAAGACTTTGGCATGATTACAACTTCAAAGCCACTATTGATGATTTGTATAAGGTTCTTCTTGACTTGTTTGTTCTTAGTAAAGTCATTGTCAATGATGAACCTTACTGACTTTACTAATGGCTGGTATTCTTTTAATGAATACCAATCTGTAATGCCAGAAATGGCTATGCAGTTTCTAACAAAAAGTGAATCAAATGCGCCTTCTGTAACTGACAGAACTTTATCTTTGGAAATTATGGCTCTTTCAAGCCCGAAAATCTTGTGGATGTCATCGTCTTCTGTTAGCTGCAACGTCATGTAGCGAATTTTAGGTTGATTGATAAATCTTAACTGCATGAAGTTCAGCGCTGTCTTGTCTTTGTTCCAATGCGGAATGCCAATAGCTGCGTCTTCCAAGAAACAGGGCTTTTCTTGATAACGCGGAATGGTTTTGGAATATTCCTTTGCGTTTGGAATGTAATACAGCAGTTTTAAAGCATGGGAAAGCCCTCTTTTCACAAGGTACCGCCTTTCTGGATTTGATTCTGGCATTTCCGCCATGGTTTTGAAAGGCAGGATTAGGGGATTTACCGCTTGTGGCTCTTGCTGTGGGGCGGGCTTTCTTACTTGACGCTTGATTTTAGGAAGTTCTTTCTTCTTGTAGGAAGATGAACTGAACTCCTCATAAATCATTTCCTGATAATCAGCAGGGAAATGTTCTTTAAGGAAAGCCATGAAAGACATGGAAGTTCCGCAGTTATGGCACTTGTAGAAAAGCGTATTGTCTTTCTTGAAGAAGTAGCCCCTTGCTTTGGCTGTGTCTTTCTGGGAATCGCCACAAACCACACAGCGGCAGTTATAAACATCGTGCCCTTTGTCTTTGAAAAGGGGCAATCTACTTTGGATTTTTCTTAAGTAGTAAAGCTGGCTGTAGTATTCCACAGTTCCTCCTTTCTTTCATTTGTAAAGGCAGATTAGCACTACTAACAATGCTGTTGAAATGCCGTAGCCAATCATTGCTTTGTTTTCAGCACCGATGTTTCTGGTCTTCTGGCTTTTCAGGTCGTAGTTGAACGCCACTGAAACTGTTACTGCGAATGCTATGAGTAAAATGAAGATTGCCATTAGAAAACTTGCCTCTTGGAATGTTTTCGCTGATAATACCCTAAATTCACTACCGGAGACCATTACTAATGAATTACAACAAAACCTTCATTGAAACCATCGCCCATCATCTTGACGAATTTGATATTATCTTTGATAAGGAAAACGCCGATATTGTAGTTACATTCATCGCCAATAAGCAGGAAATGAAAGCCACCACACACGATAATGGCGATATTGAGTTCGATGGCGAAACTTTTAACTCTACTAAAACCTTCGCTGATAAGTTTGACGCTGTTGTTGGCATTTACCGCCGCCGCCGCCCTTTCCTTAGAGTTGAAATCAATCATGACTTCTGGCGGAAACTTGGGGTTGAAATCTTGCCGCGTTTCATTAAGAAGCCAATCATTCATGTTTCTGGCGAAAAGAGTAGCTCAATCTTTGCGGCTGATGAGTACACCTTTGTTATTAGAAGTTTTCCTGATTATAAACTTTCTGGCGATATAGGCTATCAATACAATCATAAGGAAACAACCACACATTACAACTTAAATGCGTTCTTGGATTTGGTTGAATCTGACTTAGAAAAGAAACTTCTTTAATTACATTTACTTATAAAACAAGCCCCATTTAAGGGGCTTTTATTACGTCTAAAAGTTTAACATCTCTAAAAATTCAGTTAAATCAGTAACTTACAAGAAGTATCCAAAAAGGGAAGAGTAAGATAAGGGGTAAAATTTGGCTAAAATTCGTGTTTGTAAGTTACTGATTTTATTAAAGAAAAATCGTTAATGTTTTGGCTGTTTTGCTTAAAACGCCATTCAAGGGCTTCTAGCAACCTCACTTTTCCTTTTCCTCACTTTTTTTGGCTTGTCTGAATTTTCATAAATTGAAGGGTCAAAAACCTGATTGGTATGCCACGACAAGTAATCCGAAAATGATTTTACAGGATTTAAGAAGAAGCGTTCAAACATCTTGCCCTTATCAACAAAGTTACCAAGATTCCATTCTTCTGGAATGTCCTCAACATACGCGATTGTTTCTGAACCGAATGGATTGCTAGCTTTCAAGTAAAGAATGTTGATTTTATCGCCTGATTTAATGGGTGGAATGTAAGTGATGCCACTCTTTTCCAGCATCTTGTTGAAAGTGTAAGCAGCTTTAGCATTCCACGAAGCGCCTTTTACTAAGTTGCCATTATTGTCAATGTTCTTTTCAAGGTCTGATATGGAAATGGGGAATGAGTATTCCCTGTAATCTTTCTCAAGGAACTCTTTCTTGGTTCGTTTGATTTCTTTTACCAGTTCTGGATTCGTGCCAGTTAGCATGATTCTGTAGCAGTTATACAGCGCTTCTTTGACAAATTCTGGTGTAGCGCCTGCTGTGGTTTCAACACCAACATCCTTGATTTTTGGATGTGCGTATCTTACGCCTTCGTTGTCAATGATAGACATGATATATTTCTTCTTGGCGCGCCACATAACAGCTTGGGCGATGACTTCCCGTTTCATCACCATCTTGTTTTCCATTGAGTTCAGGTAAACAGCCATTTCATCATACCAAGTGGCAAGTTTTGGCTGGATAACTTTCTCGCAGAACTTGTCCAAAAGGTCTAGCGTTTCATCAATGGTGTAAGGCTGCCCTGTTTTCTCAATGTTCTTTTGATGGAAGATTTCTACAACATCGCCAAGATAAACGTAAATGGAATTGTGAAGCAGAATGTCATTGCCAAAGAAGGTATGCGTATCTTCTACTTCAATATCGTAAACGTAAGTAGCGCCCATATCAGGCGCTTTATTTACAGTGAAATCTTTTGTAAGTTGAAAGTTCATAGTTGGTTTACTTCCCTTTCTTCAATATGTGAATGGCGACTTTCTTTCTACGATTTTGCGGATGGTATCTTTTACTCTAGCTTCATCGTAAGCATTAGGATACTGTTCTGAAGTGTAAACGTTCAGTTCACCAGTTGTCAGATAGTTATCAACAGTCATAATGACATTTGTAATGTCGTAGTTGTGAATTACGATTTGTGAATGCGCAAAACGATAGCTGTTTAGCAGGGTAATGAGGCTTTTAACATCATAGAACAGTTTTTGTGTTTTGTTGGCGCTGGCGGGGAAAGTAAGCATATCAAAGAAAGTGCCTGATGTTGACAATTCGCCATTTACAGTGAAGTAACTGGAATTTTTGCCATCCTCATCTGAACGTTCGCATTCCATCAACTTGACATTGCCATTATCATCTTTTGTGGCAAAGCTAATGCGCCATCTGTCTTTATGCTGCTCAATGACAATGCCATTTGCATGGTCGTGAATGGCGGCTCTAATGGCGAATTCCAACACACTTTCAAACTTTGCTAACGACAAATGTTCTGGAACTTTCGGATAGTTTGACTTGAAGATAAGCGCGTCGTACTTGAACATTGCCAACAGTTCTTGTGAGAACTCTGGCGACATATTGTGGTCTCTTATATTGAAGCGGGCTGATTCCAAGCCACCTTCTTCTGTTTCCACAATAATTTCAATATCTTTCTTTTCCCCATCGTACATAACTGATAGATAATTAAGGGCATCTCTAACTTTATAAAATTGCTGGTATAAACGTTCTAAAGCCAAAATGTCCCAGTTATCTGCTAATGAACCGTGTGCTGTTTCAACGGCAAGAGCTTTTGCTATTTCACATTCCGAACGCAATTCTGTAGTGTCATTATGGAATATGCCATCATAAATGGTTAGCTTGGCGTTTTGTGTGTTTGAAGTAAGCATCAATGTTTGCTTGCCTTCTGAATCTTTACTAGGGCGGTAAGTTAGATAAAAGCCACCCGAGATGTGTTTCTTAAGCCATGCGGCGATAACGTAGCGAATGAGATGCTGTGTTTTCATTATGATGCTCCTTTCTGTGTTTTTGCTTAGATGTTTTCATTATAAACAAAACAAAAAGCCCTCGTTGTGAGGGCTTCTTAATGTTTTGAGGTTTAGGCTTTAGACATCAAAATCTTCGCCATCATCCAAGTCATCCCGCATTGCGCCTACAGCGTAATCAGATTTTTCGATTTCTTGTGGGGCGTTTTGGAACTTGTTGAGTGAAAGCCAGTTGTTCATCCACGGCAGCGGATTTTCTTTAACTTTCACTTCAAAGGGCAAGTCCATAGATTGCTTAAGCATCTGAACGTTGAAACGTACCCAGTCTTTGACAAGTTCTGGTGTAAGCCCTACGATAGTGCGGTCTTTGAAGATAAAGTCAGTCCAGCGTTCTTCATCACGTTCTGTACTGTCAATAAGCTCAATAATTTCAGCTTGGAACTCTTTGTTGTCTTTCCAATCTTGCCAATAGTGCATATCCTCGCGCATATGGCGTAAACAATACTCGTCATAGACAGCATGAATTCCTATCTCATCGGCGCAAATCTTCTTGACGCAGTTAGCAATAGGCAAGAACATTCCCATTTCACCAAGACCGAATGTAATGGCAAATGAAGCAATAAAGTTAATGCGTTCAAGAAGATAAATTGCGGTCATTCCCTTATAAAGAATAGGGAATGCCTGTTCTTTGGTAATAAGACCGTTTACGTAGTCTCTACCAGCTTGGGAAAGTTCATGTAAAGCTGCAACTACAGTTGAGAAGCGCTGGAACGTTTCAGCGCTAGCAACAATCTTCACCAACGCTTCTTCTGGGTCTGGATAACCATTACGAGTTATCTCGGAATATGACTCCGCGTGAACACAGTTAGAACTTATACTAATACGATTATTATGTTTAACAATAAATGCCCCACTGGGTACTGTTATACAATAAACATTGCCGATATATGGAATTTTTTCCTTTGTCATGGCATACCCATTTATCTTATAAGAATCTGTTATATTCAACTGAAAAGATATTCTATCTGGGCGTTTACCAGAAGCAATAGTAGTAATATTAGTTCTATAACCAGCAAAATGTGCTATTGTTTGCACTATGCTTAAACACTCACGCGATGAAGTAGAATATGTAACTAAACATTTTCCATTTGGTTTACGTCTATCACAACCATCCCATTTATATAATTCGCCAACAAAAGCCTTACACCACTCGGCGGATACTTCATCTAAATTTACCCAACCAAATGTCTTTCCGGTTTCAATAAATTCTTCTACTGGAACTTTAACAATAAAACCAATATATCCATTTTTTGTTTGATATTCAGAATACTCGTAACCACAATCACGAATAATTTCACGCAAATCATTCTGTTTCCGCAACTTCTTAAATGCAAATCTTAATGGTTTACAACCAGTTCTACTTCCATCATACTTTGAATCTGCATATGAACCATCAGCTTGAAACGCAATCCACAATTTTTCTTTTGGTGTTAAATTTGTTTTAGCCCCGACTTTTACACCAGAAAGCAGATACTCATAACGAGTAACGCCAACAGGTGCATCATCGGCAATAATTTTTTTTATTCCAGATGCGTTTATTGTTGAAGAATTATATTGCACAATCATATTGTGATTTGGCGTAACCACTTGAGAAAAATGTACTGGAGTTCTAAATTTCCAAACATAATCAGAAGAATTTTTCTTAGCAATAGTAGCCTGAACTTCAACAAATTCAAGAAAATTTGTATTTGGGTCAAATTGGAGAACAATATCACCCTTAGAAACTTCATTGATAAATGTCCATCCCTTGCCTTTAATAAATACTTCATGGTCTGGGGTTAGACACTCCATATAAGTGTTAAATGCAGTTACCCCACCTGCATCTGAATCAGTAATAAATGGAGCTAATAATGGCATGAGAGCATTAGCGACCGAACTGTCCATCTCCCACTGCGCCCCTATAGTATCCAACATTATGTCGCAAGCATCATCTTTTCTAGAAAATTCTTTTAGACAAGGCGTAAAGTCGAATTCGTCCGACCGCCAGTTTTGGCTAATTGCCCGTGTAAATAATTCCTTAAGAAATGGGTGTTTGCAATGCACGGTGTCATATAACCCGTTAGGCTCACCCAAGAAAATGTAATTACCATTCTTGTAGTCGCGTTCTAAGTTAAGAATGTTAGAACCTTCAATTTTCTCACTCATTTCTCTTGCTCCTTTCTTTACATTACTCAAACAAATTTTGCCAAACTGTTCACAACAGCCTTGAAAATGTAATCTTTGGCTTGTTGTTCTTTTGGCAAATCTTCAAAAGCAACCATACAAGGATGCTGTTTCTTCTCTGGGTCTTTCACTTCACCATATGTCCAACCATCCGCCAACTTTCCTTCCATCCAGCAACGATGACTTTCTGAAGCTGGCGCGTCTGGATGGTTCAGGTGCGTAAGAACACCGGATTTAGCTGAATCATGCTGCCATTCTGGCGCTGATTCCCATTCTACTTGTGAATTATCACCAAGCGCCTGACAGTAGGCTCTATTCACCTCATGGCAAACTCTAGCGATGTCATTTACCGATAACTTGTTACCCATAATTAACCTCTCAAATCAAACATTAAAGAAACAGAACGGTTTAATGCCGTCCTGACACATTGCCAATTATCTTTCCAATCGCGATGATTGTCAAATTAAATCATCATTACATATCTCTACGAACTTAGCCAAATCATTACGCTGAGGGCTTGTTAATGTTTAGATGTTCTCTACTGTTTAAGTATCTCTGCAAGAGCGCCTAAACAAAATCCCAACATCATTGAGAATGAAACTACAGCCACAATGAACGCCACTACAGACCATAGAATTGGATGTTCAATTTTCAACCCATGTGTTTTAGCTTCTTCTAACAAATTAAAGAAAGCCAATACAGAAAAGCATGTAACTGCTGTAAAGAATAGAATATAAATCCAAATCATTTCCTACCTCCTCTTGTGATAAAGCCCTTGCCGTCGCAATATGAGCAGTCATCTACATCAATCCTCACTGGGGGAATAACTATCTTCCCATCCAGAGCCCTTGCAATAACAACAAACCGTTTTCTCTTGGTTTAATGTAGTCATTTCTTTTCTCCTTCAAACGCTTTCAGCTTGTTAATCAGCCCTTTCAAACCATAAACATGACCATCAAACAGTTCATCTGCGATGTTCACGCCATTTGATTGCATGATTAACAATTCATAATCAATGGTTTCAAACAGGTTTTCTTTCTTGACGTGAAGTTCTACTGGCGCGCCTTTTGCTGTGTGATAAACAGATGTAATCAGCGGCTTAAACTTGGATTGACAGAACCAAAGCAAATAAGCCTTGTTGTAAAGCGTGTTCTGGAAAGTTAAGAATGGCTGAACATCACCATCTTTAATAAGCTGAATCTCATCTTCACTGAACTTCAATGTAAGTCCATTGTAAACCTTTTCATCTTCATTCAGCTTGATGGCTGCTGTTTCCCAAAGCCACAGCGAAAATGGTTGGTCTTCTCGTTGTTGTTTTTTGTTTTTGCTTTGCTTTGCTTTGAAGTGGTTCTTTAACTTGTTGATAATATTCATTTTATTGTTTAACCTCGTCGAAGAGGAGCATTAGAAAGCTCGTTGAAAAGTGCATTGTAAAGCTCATTGAAAGCGAAAAGTAAGGAAATGTCCATTGTACCTAGTTCAACAGCCTTAAAAGTTTCTTTAGATGAATCTCCTCTAAGCGTTATAGAATCTAAGAAGAACAAAGTAGCACCATAATTAAGTTTGATGGTTTTTCTTTGCAAGAACATGTCTATAACGAGTTGGTGGTCTTGGTTGACGTAAAGCGTTAAGTTTCTTGCCACCGATGACGAAAACTGAAAAATGTTGGTTAGAGTAATCGTTGCTGGATTCTCTCCTTTATGGAAATCCTTAATTGTATTGCCATTTTCAACAACAATCTTAGCCATTCTGAGTAATATTGGCGTAACCTTTGAAGTGATTCTTTCGGTTTGGGTTTCATGAGTTAAGGCAAAAAACTCTTCTTTGAATGTCTCATACAGGTTCTTAAGATTTATAAGTTTTGCTTGTGTGTTCATTCTTTGTTCTCCTTTCTTGTTCATGGAAGATGTGGCGCATTGTAGCTATTCTTTATAGGCGACGCCATTACAAATAATAAAGCCCGCCAATCCCCGGAGGTGAAAAGATTGGCGGGCTTATCCTTTTTGGAGAACGACTTCCGATGAAAGAAGACGTCGTCATTATAAACAAATCAGTTCTTGTGTAAAGTTAAAGTTTATTTAGCTTGTGCTGCCAATTAATCATTCCATCCTCATCAATAATGGCACAAGGAATGAACTGACCAAAGTAAAAGAAGCCCTGAATGCCTTGTTTAGCAGCTTCCGCTTCTTTCATCAATTCTCTTTCAGAAATGTTAGTTGGGTGTTTTGTCATATATTCTCCCGCCTGTGTCTAGTAGTGGATAAAGACATCATAACAAAAGCCCTCACCTAGAATGATGAGGGCTTTGTAATTGTTACAAATTAAAGTGTACAGCCACCTGAACCACAGCCCGGCTCATCTTGCTCTTCTTGACTTGGCTTTTCTACATCTTCAAATGTTGTGTTTGCAATAGCACCAGCAACCACATCAGCATCCATTTTGGTGTTGTAGTAGTAGTTGCCTTTCAAGCCGTACTTATTACACCAGAACAGTTCTTGAATAAGTTGCTTGGTGGAAACATCACGATTCTTAGAGCGGTCAATCCAGAAATCACAGGAAATGCCTTGTGAAATGAACTTCTGCCAAATTGCATAGACTGCAATCATGTCTTTTGTTGGCACTTCCCAAGCAATATCATATTGGTCTTTAAGGGATTCGTATTCAGGCGCTACAAAGTTGGTTGTTGTATCTCCCGAAACCTTCACTATTGAACCTTCACGAATTGGATAAATACCGTTCGTAGTCTCTGTTGATTGTGAAGAAGTTTCGGATGGCGGAATCGTTTCCAATACAGTAAACCTGATGCCACCTAACTGTTTAATTTCTTCTCTCAGACTTTCCCAGTCATATTGTAAAGGTTGAGAAGTCAATTCATCAACATTTCTATTGTAAGTATCAATTGGCAACCAGCCATCAGGATACTTGGTTCTGTGTGAATTATTAGCAATCCCTCTTTCTTTAGCTAATTTCACCGCTGCTTCGTGAAGCATAAATGAATGCCTTTCTGCTAGACGATGGCAATAATCCCTTCCTTCTTGTGAGGAATACGACAAGCCTTTCTTCGCCATGAGGTGAGCCAATCCAAGAACCCCAACACCAGCAGAACGCCAATCTCTAATTGATTTGTTGAGTTGTAGGAAACCCAAATCAGAATTGTTGATACCTTCATCAATCAACAAAAGCGCATAGTAAGCTACTTCTTGGTACTGTTCATCTGATTCTACACGGTCAAGTACAATGCCCGCCAAATTACAGAATCCAACAACACCGTCTACATTGTCATCTGTTCTGTATAACTCATCATAACTTTTGTAACCCTTTGAAACAATTGAAATTTCTGAGCAGAGGTTGCTTGAATATATCGTATCCTTATATGGGCTATGCCTATTAGCCTCATCTGCAAAGAACAAATACACCCTGCCCGTTTCCATGCGCTCTTTCATGATGGCTTTGAGAACATCCAATGCAGGTACAGCTTTTACTTTATCTGGTTGCTCTGAAGCAAACTTCATCATTTTTTCTTCAAAGGCTTCTGGTGTATCTGTATAAATGGCTTCGTAAAGTTCAGGTGCTTCTGAAGAATCAAACAAGTAAACGTCTTGCTTCTTGGCTGCTCTTTGGAAAAGCCATTTGTTTACAATCACACCATAATCCAATTCCCTAAGGCGTTTAGCCGTTACAGTAAGCGGATTTTTGAGAATAAGCAGGTCGAAGAGTTCTGGGTCTGTAAACGGATAATACATAGTGAGAGCGCCACCACGGCTATTTTTATTAACAGCTGTAATACCGTTACGACGAACAATAACCTTCCCATTTTGGACTTCAACACACCACACACGTCCATCATATTGTTTCTTTTCTTTAATTATATGAGAAGAACAAATATGATTCTTCCAATAAGAAACACTTAACCTGAACCGAATAGAATGGTGCATTTTTTTAGGTGGTGATGCTTGCATAAAACTACTTCCGCCACTAAGCGCAACTGCCATCTGCACCGCATCTACAGCAGCTTTGTTAGTATTCATGTAAGTAAATGCACCAACAGTTGAATCATGATATGTGGCATCCCAATAAGACGTTTCCAAAACAAATTCTTTCAGCCATTTGTGGTTCTTTTTACTTAAGTCAAATTGAGAAAAGTCCTTAGTAAAGAAAGATGTATCAGGAACATAAACTTTAATAATAGTATCATTTCTAGCATCTTTATGGACATCATATTTCATATCAGAAATTATTGATAAAAGTCTATCAATTTTTCTCTGTTTCTTAAATTTGAATTGAATAAAATTTGAACCTTTATTCGTATATCCGTCTGCTTGATAAACAACAGAAAGTCTATCTAACTGCGTAAACGCTGTTTCTTCATTGTGCGCTAGACCACTAATGTAAAGAGCGTGCAACCTGTTAGGCGAAAATGTTTCTGCTTTTTCTTCGCTAAATTTAAAATCAACCCATTGAGTTTCTGTAAGTTGTGTCATTCCTTCGTTAATAGCTTTGCTCACCGCCCCTTCAGAAACAACATGACGTACCTTTTTATATGGCATATCATGGTCTGGTGTTACAAACAAATCTAACATACCACTCCCCTTAGATGTAAAGTGATACATATCACCTTTATGATGATAATTAACCAAACGTAAAGGTTTGACAAATGAAACCTGAAGATTATCATTCACCTGGGCAACAATATCATCTTCTGTTAATTCAACGCCAAGCTTCCAGCCTTTATCGGTAAGAATTTCCGTTGTATCATCGTAACAACCTTGTTTTGAAGACTTAACAGCAGCTGCTGCATACCTATAATATGGAATCTTTCCAGTATGCTGAATTACGCCACCACGAACAGCAGCGCCAAGAGAACGAGTGTTCATGTTCATGCCAATACCAGCCCCAGCACAAGTCATTGAATATGCAAGAGTTGTTGCCACACCAATAGAATCTGCCGTGTCGTCACATTTAATTACACAACATGACGCCGCATTAGGATTAGCGGATAATCCCCCTGACCAATACGGCGTTGGTACACAAAGTCTCTGGAATGAAATATGCGTGTAGAGTTCTTCCAACTTCTTCATACGGTCAGCTTCATGATAATTATTCATGGCTTGCATTGCCACACGCATCATAGCGAATTGTGGTGTCTCATACGCTACTTTTCGTACACGGTCTTGAAGAGCATACTTTGACACCAGCAAGTGCAATGAATAATGCGCGTATGAAAGGTCTCTTTCATGTCTCAACATTTTGTTAATCTTAGAATATTCTTCATCAGAATAATTGGGCTTAACAATAACGCCAGCTTTAATCATCTTGTCATGCAAGTCTTTGATATGCGGATATTCACGTTTATTCCATGCAAAAATCTCTTTCTTCAACGCTTGTGAATACAAACGACCAGCCATTTTGTTATAGCCATAGCTGTTCATATCCAAACAAGTACGAATCATTGCATCTTGGAGCTGTTTAGCGGTTACTTCTTCTGGCATGGTTCTGATGGTTTTCAAAACAATAGAAGACCAATCAACATGTTCTTGAATATCAGCAGAAGCCCATTTAATCCAATCGTTACATTTCTGGGGATTGAAGGGTTCTTTTCTGCCATCGCGTTTGATAACTGTTTGAATCATATAGTGATACTCCTAACGTTAGTGTTGAATTGAATTGAAGAAAGTACACCCGCCACTTTTTAGGAGGCGGGATTTGTATTTGTTCTGGCATGTAATTATAGCAAGAAACGATTGTGAAGGCATTACAGTTAGATGAGCAGCCTTGTTAGCAGGGCTTATTCCATCTATAATGGCTTCTTTTTAGAAGAAGGAGATTTCCCATGATTGAATTTAGAACAGGCGACATCTTTGAAAGTGAAGCTGAAGCCATAGTAAACACTGTAAACTGTGTTGGTGTTATGGGGCGCGGGCTTGCCCTACAGTTCAAGAACAAATATCCAGCGAATTTCAGGGCTTATCAACAGACGTGTAAGAAAGGACTTGTTAAACCCGGTAAAATGTTTGTGTTTACAACGAAGAATCCATTACCAAAATGGATTATTAACTTTCCCGCCAAACGGCACTGGCTAGAGAAAAGCTGTATTGAAGACATTGAACTTGGTCTGATTGACTTGGTAAATGTAATCCAAGAAAAGAATATTCAGTCTATTGCCATTCCACCATTAGGTGCTGGTTTAGGCGGTTTAGAATGGTTGCAAGTACGAGTACGTATTGAACACGCCCTTAGCCATATTGAGAATGTAGAAATCTTTGTGTATGAGCCAAATAAAGCGTTTGAATGACAAAAAGCCACCCTATCAAAAGGTGGCTTTCGCTTAAGACCTTAGTCTCTATTAGCTGTTCAAGAAATCGTCAATATCATCAATATCTACGGTTTCATTGGCTGATGCGCCAGTAGCTTTAAATTCTTCATCGCCGCCGTCATCTTTTTCTTTATCTTCCCATGGCAAGTCGTCTTCAAATTCCTCATCTTTTTTCTTCTCATAGGCTTTCTTTTCAGCCATGCGTGAAGCGTATTCTTCAGGGAAGATGTCAAAGTAATCGCCAGTTTGCTTGATGTAGCGGTTCTTCATCGCTTCATAAGTTTCGCTGTAGCGGTCGGAGTTTGGGTCAGTAAATTCTTTCAATGAATACTGCGCATTGTAAATTCGTTCAAGTTCAGCTTCATCTTCTGCGGCGGCTTTGCGCTTGGTGAAGCGGGATTTGTCATAAGAACGATTAAGCGCTTTGCCACTTTCTGAATACGCTTTTAGAATGAAGTTAGCGCCATCGAACAAGTCTGTATGGTCATACGGGTCTTTAGCAACTTCTTCTACTTCGTCTTCAATATCCAGTTTGGATTTTTCTTCTTTGCCAGAATCAGCGTCGTCAATACCCATTTCCTTGTAATAAAGGCGTTTCAGGTATTCACCCATTTCAAACAGGAAAACTTTGCCTTCATTTTCAGGATTTGCCGGGTCTTTAAGAACCAGAATGTTAGTAATGTACTTAGTTTTGGGTGAACGTTCTTTGAACAGTTCTTTGTACTTCACGTCATTGGTTGTTTGGAACTTCTTCCAAATCTTAGAACGAACTTCATTAGGGAATGATGGCTTGCCAACATTTTCAGGCGCAGTCGCTACGAAAATTTCGTTTGATGCCTTGCTGCGAACGTAATAAGTGTTATACGCCACAATGCAACTTTCTTCTTCGCCTTCTACACCGGGCAGGAAGCGAATAAGTGCTTCGCCATTCTGGTTCTTATCTACAGAAAGTTTCCAAAAACGGTCATCATGGTACTGTGACTTGTTTTTGGAAGTTAGATTTTCCTGTAATTTACTAAGGTCTTTCTTTCTGGACTTCATTTTGTCGGTAAAACTTGACATTTAGTGCCTCTCTTTGACTAAATTTAGGGTTAAAGTGTGTTGGAAATTAGGCGAAATCCACACGGTTTAGAACTGAACGGAATGTTCAGTTCATGGTGCAGATTATGCCACCTGTATCAGGTTGAATTCGTTAATTGTTGGTTAATCTCGCTTTTCCGGCGTCTTACTTTCATGGGTTTATCCGCTTTATCCGGGTCAAAAATGCCTGTTTTTTCTTCTTTAACAAACATTCTCTTAGCGGCAACAGCTTCTTTTTGTAGCCATTTTCTAACTGGCTCGCCACAGCATTTAGCAAACGTTTCTGCGTCCAGTTCAAAGTAAGCGCAAAATTCTGTTGCGGCTTCAACGCCATCACAGCGATTTGCCTTCTTGATTTCAATGAGTTTCTCAAGGATGAACATCTCAATGGCATCCTGTGAGGCTTGGTCAATGAAGTTAGTAAGATTATTCACCGCCTTAAATGATGGCGCTGATTTAATTTTTGCTTTTCTGCCCATAGAAGGGAAGTCCTTTTTGTGAATTTGGTTGAAAGTATGAATGTGGTAATTATGCCATTTAATTCAACCAGAATCAATAAAAATTATCTTCCCTGAACCTTACCGACCCGTTATCTAACAAGATTTCTTTTATTTCCTTCAATCGTGGCAGAACTGATGTGAAGAACTCACCATGATTCTGAAGAATATCAACAAGTGCAGGTCTTTGGTCAAGTTCTTCCTGTTTAAGGTTCTGAATGCGGATTGTATCCAGCAGGGCATTGCCAGCTTCGGGATTGCACATGATAATGAAGTGTTCAGTGGCAATGACAAGAACATTGCCGCCACCACGCATCCAAACATCATTTGCTGTTTTTAACTCGTCATCAGAAAGTGAAACGAGATACTGGAAAGCTGTAACAAGTGGGTTATTTTCGTTTTCCATTGTATTTCTTCTTAGCCTCAACAATGGCGTTATTAACTGCACGAAGGAATGATGGATATTCCTTAGTATGCCTATAACCTTTATGAACTTCAATCTGGCTATTTGCCCCAAGATAATCTTCCAGCTCACAAAAAACTGCTAGATACATATACCAATAATCACCAGAATATATTCTTCCCATTTGTTTAATATGGAATCGTCGTAGAGCCTTTACGCCAAGTTCAACTATCTTTTCTGGCGTTAAAACATCTACTGCTTCTTCTGCGTATTTCATCCACATTAAATTATAAAGAATAAGTGGTTCTTCGGTAACTATGTTATCTAGCAAATACTCAAGATTATCATATGCGGCTTCTCTAAAATTGCCGTCAATACCACCCTTTGCTTCATCCAATTTCATAAGAAAACCAAAACGAAAATGGTTTATTAACCGATTTTCAAATGTGGGCAATCCGGTGTTAAGAATGAAATGTTCAGCGTGTTCTATCATTGTTTGCTCCTTTTAATTCAAGCAGCCTTAAGTTCTTTAGCCAATTCAATGAAGATGCCTTCATAATCATGCACAAGTTCATTGGGGGCGACAATATCGTAAGGCTTCCAGTACGTAGCCTCAAATTTATGAGGCTTGCTTTGACCTTCTTCAAATAACTCCTCACAAAGAGGCTTTTCCCGAAGTTCAATATCAACTATACCATACGCACTACCAAAAAGCAAGTTGGCGATTGTTGCTAATCGTTTATTAAGAATATTAGCAAATGATGCACGAATCTCACTAGGTAAATCAAGTGCATAATCAGAGCTATCGCCTAATACTATGTTCAACTTAACCGCAAAACCATCATGGTCATCGGTAACAATATCAACTAGTTCGCCAAATTCATCTTTTGTTTTAATCATTACTGATTTCATAAGGAACGATTCTGCACCCTGCAGCAGCATAACCATTTTATTGCTATCAGAAAGATTATCAAACGTTTCGTCTTTTTTGTAGAACAACGTGCCAACACAAATGTATTCGTTGGATTTCAACATTTCTCTTGATTCGTCAATGAGTTCTTGTTCAACGTTTCCTTCTTTTTCAATGTCATTGAGAAGCCCGTTATATACAAGACAGAAACGCTTATTCATCATATTAAGAATGTATCCAAGCTGGTCGTGCACTTCTGACATTACCAAACGAACTTCCGCTAAATCATCAAAAAACTCACATGATTGTTCATAACCAAGTTCTCCCTGAATAATATGAACAATATTGTTTGAAAAGTAATACTCCCTTAATTCTTTAGCCATCAATAAGCCTTTCGCTACGTTTTCTTTATCCATCGGAGCAAAACGTTCAGAAAAATTTACAGAACAAAGATACTGCTTAAATGAAGATTTTCTGATTCCATGTTTATGAATCATCTCTTTTTGCCACTTCTTGTTGGCTATTGTTTCCTTAAGAAACTCTGCATATTCATAAAAACTCTTGGCTAAATCCTCAAACCCATCATATTCAAAACGTTTAGCTGTGAGATAAACAATAGTTACCAATAATCTTTGATGTGCAGAAGTTAAGTCAACGTTTACCGTTTTACCACCCAATACATACTCTTTCACTACACGTTTAACATTGTAGAAAAAGTGATTTTTGACAATAAGACGCCCGCCATACTGCATTTGAATAACTGGCGTTACTGCGATTTCATCGTTTCCGTCTGTATCTTTCTCTATATGCGCAAATTTAACCATGTTTTCATACACTTCGCCCATTCCAGCATAGGCTTTCAGTGTATGAATAGCGCTGCATTGAATAAGAGAAAATTCTGTATCAAGGACATCCGTAAATTTTTCTATTTCTTTGTCTGTACGAATCCTTTCCATAGGCATATTCTTGAAAAAAGCGTTAAGAACCAAGGCAAAATTAACACTATCATAAAGTGCATTATCGTTCGATAAAGCCGCATGAAGGCTATTAGCTAATTTTGTGGGCGATATGAGTTTCTCAAGTTTATGACGGAAAACAGGCAGCATGCGCCCCTCAATTTTTGTTTCCGCTTCCATACCTTCATTGACAACAAAACTAAGATTTCCGTCATTTTTCTTAGCATCAATCAACGTTGAAATGGTTGCAGGAGTAAGCAGCCGAGCTTCTTTTGAATCTTTGCTGTTCAGAATGTGTTTTGTTGCTTCTTCTTTCGTCATTTTTATAGATTCAAGAGAATAGCTCAAATTATCGTTTACAAACGTTCTGATTATTCCGCAAAGAATATTGAAGCGCTCATCAACCAGAACGTAACGTGGCTTGTGAGAGCTAGAATCATACGGTGCAATAAGAACAAGAATACCAAGGGCTTTGTACAAACCGCCACTATTACGAACTCTATTGAACTTAACCTGCGTAGCATCTTTCTTATTCGGTGATACAGGCTCTACTTTGTAGATACGCACGAATGAAGCTATGGTCTTATTGAGAACCTTATAAGCATCTTTTGGAACGTGTTTTAACTTGTCATAACGAATATATGCCCGACCAAGATAATTCATGAAGTTGAAACACGCTTTGCCCATTTCAATAAAAGCCTGCTCCAAACTCATGTTCTGCTCATTCAGCTTGACTTCATCAAGTGTAAGCACATAATTATTTGCCCAATCAATTTTCTCGTTCAAGTACACCATCTTAAGCGTGTTAGTGTTGCTGTTAAAAAGGTAAACGGCTTTAACTGCATTAAAAGGCGCACCAAAAAGTTCTTCGATAAGTTGCTTACCAATGTCATTAGCGTAAGGACAATTATTGATGATGTTGATTTCCGCCGCCAGATACTTGTTTTGTTCGTACTTATAAAGTTGTTTTTCAGCAACCGGCAATGCCTTTTCGCACGCGGTCTTAACGATTGATTCTGCATAGGCTAAGTGAAGCGCTTTGTCCTCATCAGAAAGCACTTTTACGTTCTCTGGATTGCGAAGCGAGAACATGGCTACTTCTTTTTCAACTTCTTCATTCTGAACCTTGCCGTTTCGCACCTCAATAAGTTCCCACGTTCCGGTATTCTGAAGCAGAAGGTCTTTTTCAGGATTGAAATCGCTATGGACTTCCATGAAAGCATCCATATGCTTAGATGAAGCAAAGACAAAGTTGCGTTTTGGCTGAAGACGCGCTGTATCAGCTTGCGCTTCGGCTTCCACTTCAGAAGCTCCGGCAGCTATACGGCGTTTTTTTCTTTTTTCCTTTTCATAGCTGAAATCTGCTAAAATATCTTTCAGGAGAGCTTCTTCAAAAATCGGCTCTCTTGACCCAGAGAATGCCCCGGCTAACGTCGGGGTTTTTTTATACCCAAACGCAGAAGCGGCGTCGTCTAAGGCAAGTTTGTTGAAAAGTTTGCAGTTGTTTTGAATGGTAGAAGTGTCAAAAATCATATATATACCCAAAGAAATTTAAATTTTAGATGTTCTTATTTTAGCACAAAATTTTTTAAACAACAAAATTTATACTTGTCGCATGAAATTGCTAGTTGTGAAAGTTGGTTTTATCGCTTCGTGTCGCATGAAATTGCTAGTTCACAGGCTAGCCCTCACCATGAACAACGCGCCGTGTCGCATGAAATTCTACATTTTTTGAAAGCTGTTTTGCCATGAACATCAGTCCATGTCGCATGAAAATGCTAGTTTACAAAGCCAGATAAAATCGTGTCGCATGAAATTGCTGGTTCGCAGGTGGAGTTCTTCAATCCGTGTCGCATCAAATTACTGGTTTTGTCGCATTCCCGCTTTGTATATACCAAACCTTTAATTGGTTGGTTCTTCTGGTTTATAACTTCTCATAAACCTTTAGAATCCTTATAATTCTTATAAACCTATAAACTTTATAACTTCTTATAAACCTTATAATCCCTTCTAACAACCTGAAACTACGTTTCATAATCTATCTGGGTTTAATAACAACCTGAAACCTTCGTTTCATACCCGCGAGACCACTATATCTAGTCCACCCCTCATCTATCTTGGCGCGAAATTCGCGCAT